GCTTTTTTCCACAGAAGGGAAGGAGCTAGATGCTATTGAGATTGCAACCCTCATTAATTCCAAGAAATTGAAGGTACTAAGTCATCCTGTAGCAACAAATATAAGTTTAGCCGACTTTAAACAAAGGGCTACCATCACCAGTCCCAGTAGCCTCACATTAAAAATCTCATGAAAATTCTACCCCTCTCCGACCTGCATCTAGAGTTTGCACCTCTATACATTCCCAATACCGATAAAGCAGATGTCACTTTACTGTTAGGTGACATCCATACGGGTATTAAGGGTGTCCAGTGGGCTGCAAACTCTATTGAGTCAAAGCATATTATCTACGTTTTGGGTAATCATGAGTATTACGGTGGCAAATATCCAGATACACTCGATAAAATTCGCGCCGAAGCTGGCAAATATAGCCCAAATTTTCATATTCTTGAAAACGAGAGTGTCACTATTGACGATGTTACATTTTTTGGATGTACGTTGTGGACAGATTTTGCACTTTTTGGTGATGCAACCATTGGAAAGATGGCTTGCTATGACAAACTAAATGATTACAAACAGATTCGGCTCGGAAATGACGAGCGATATCGCAAAATTAGACCTGCTGACACTGAAAATTGGCATCATAACTCAATAGAGTGGTTAACAAAAGCCTTGTACGAGCAGGAACCCAACAGTAAACGGGTAATTTGCACCCACCACGCACCTTCCCGCAAGTCTCTCCACCACCCCTACTTTTCTGCCCCTGCCAGTGCAGCTTACGCAAGCAATCTGGATGGTTTTGCAGCCTATAAGGCAGACAATCCGCCACCCCAGAAAAAGTGTTGGCAACAGTTTGCATTCCTACAGATGGATTCGGAGATAACACTGACAAGCCTTGCTTAGCGTTATATCGACATGGTACTGAGATTGGGTACGCAGAAAAAACAAAGCAAGAGTTGGGCGAATTTGTCCGTGCTAATAACTCGCAAGTGGAGATAGAGTTACCTGATGAATTTTAAATTCAGTATTGGGCAACGTGTTCGTTTCGGCATCACTAACCAAGAATGGAAAGTATTCTCAAGACAGTTTCCTGAGTACGCTAAGGAGCCTCAATACTATCTTGAGAGCTTAACTACTCCAAGCTACAGTCAATGGGTCTTGGAGAGCGATTTACGAGAGGCAAAGAATGTTCCAAATTAACGATGAAGTTTTTGTACTGAATCAAGGGATTATCGAGAAAGGTGTAGTGATAGGTACTCAACAAACTACTGTAAGAGGTTGCAGTGTTTTAAATCTTGTATTGATAGATTTCCCTACTAGACCTTGTAGCAATGTCAAGCACAGACCACCACTAGATGTCTTCCAAGACTACCCTACTAATACATGGAATGAAAATCATGTATTTGAAACTATAGAAGACCTAATTAAATATTTGAAAGAGTCTTACGCACTTATTAATGGCATTAAGACTGCTGACCCCTTCTTTCTCCGTTAATATTTGATTTGGTCTTTTTTGCTCATTGGTTTAGCTTTACTAGTTTCGCGCTTATCGGCTCCAGCCATGCCGTCTTTGTCGCTCTTACTTATGTCCATCACTGGCTTGCCCTTACCTTCTTTTCTGACCTTATCTACGAAGTCTTGAGTCTTGTCAGTCCCTGCTCCAGCTACGGCTCTGGGCTTGCGAGGCTCGACGTACTTCAAGGTAGTGTCCTTGGCAGTTTTTTCTCTTTCTGCCGCTTTGTTAGCTGCGTTTTTGTCGCTGAGAGCTTTGTTGGCGCGACCTTTGGCTTCAGATGCACCTTTACTTAAATCGGTGTAGCTGGCGTTTTTCTTAGGGTCTTTCCATGCTGCTTTACTGGCAATGTCCTTCACGGCTCCAACTGTCGTTTTGATATCTGCCTTGGCGCGAGTTAGGAAACGGTCGAGATTGCCAAGAGCGAAGTCAGCTTCGAGTGGCGAGTTCATGTGGTGGAAGTCTGTCATAAGGATGATGCAATTTTTATTATTTTTATACTAGTATATCAGGACTAGCGAGAGGTATTTATGTCGGATTTTTTACAAGTTACTAATCCACTATTGCTTGAATTGCAATTTTTACTCACATCATCTCCAGTAGATTTTGATAAAGTAGAGTCAAAGCGCAGACAAATCTACCAAGAAATTATTCGTTGGGAACACTTCAAAGACCCCACTTTTAAGTTTGAAATTGGTCAAGAAGTTTGGTTTCTCAAGCATGATATGGTGCAGAAAGGAAATGTGCGTGTTCGCCAAATTACGGAGAGTTTTCAAAAGCTTAAAGATGAGGTAGATTATTTCAATAGAAGTACAGATGACAAGCTTGTTATTGCATATTCTTTGGCAGAATCTAAAACCGCAGACCCCAATTGGTTGCTCAATGAAACTACTCTTTTTGCAAGTAAACAAGAATTATTGGAGTCGCTGTAATGTGCCAAAAACAACAAGGATTTTACGGGATTAGTATGTTCGAGGGCATGTTTTAAGATGTTGATTGTAGGTCATCTCAAAGAACGTCAACTTGATTCTGATATTCGCTGCGACCGCGCAACTGTACTTGGCAACCCGTTTGACTTAGTTAGTGAAAAGTTTCGTGACGAGGTTTGTGATGCTCATGAAGCTTATTTGAAACTAGTAATCAGACGTTACAATGCTGGCATGAAAGACCAGTATGTTGACCCTAGAGAAATTAGCAAAACACTACCAATCTCTAAAGTCTGGAAAACACCCTCAACTAAAGATATCGTCTTTAAATTACATCAACTTGTTCCCTTGTATAAAGAGAAAAAAGTATGTCGAGTACGTTGTTGGTGTCGTCGAAGTGATGCTGTTGAAACTACACCTAGATGTCATCTAGATACGGTTGTCCGTTGTGTAAAGTATTGGAGTGAGAAAAGTGTCAGCAATTAATTGTCTCGGAGACGAGGAAGTGTATGGTGAAGTAGTTGAGGGCTGGACTCTTGTGAGATTGGTTCGACCTACCAACTACAAATCTCCTGAAGGTTTCTCTAGTTGCCATCAACACTCTGCAAAATTGCACAACGATGTGTATATGTTTTGGAATGATTGGGGTTTGACACGAAGCAATGACCCAGATTTTATTTTTAGCTGTGACCCGTTACCTAAAACTAGTCGCTCGAAGAAACAACTGCAACGCTTCCAGCACTATAGAGAACGCTTGACAGGTGATGTAGAAATTGGGTATAGTTTGATGGCTGCTTGCCTGAAAGCTGGCTACAACCCCAAGAAATTGCGTCTTGCAGAATGGTTAATGGATAGAATGTATCAGCATCTGAAAAACTTGGATTGGAAACCTATTAAAGTAAGATGAAAAACAATAACTACCGACGCTACCGAACGTCATTTAATCCTTGGGGTAAACACCAGAAGCCTGAAGGAAAACGTGGGGGTCACAAGCTCAAACGGTTAGCTTGGAAAGAAGAGATTGCTATGCTTGTGGAAGAGAATCGACTCGGCAAAGTTAATAGTGTCGAAGATTTAGTGCTTGTTCTTGTAAAGGCTGGCTATAAAGTCAGTAAAACTAAAAAAGACTGGCACTATCGTTTTGAAAATGACGTAGTTTTTGGACTATTCGGTGACGACCCTGACGACCCGATGGCTCCATACACTGAAAACAAAATTTGTGCAGCAATCGCCCTTACTTTTGACAAATGGAGTACTGCCGAACTTCTCGATTTGGAGTTTTTAGGCAAAGACGCTGAAGTGGTGTTGATGGCATTGAAAGAACTTGAACACAGTGATTGGAGTAACCCATGATTGATAACTTAGAAGCCACTTTTGAAAAATACAACGAAGACTATTTGAAATTCGATGCGATTATCGGTGAGCCTCTCCATCGAAGACGAGACATTGCTGCTTTTTTGCTCCTAGACCAACTAGTGCCGAATGGTGACTATCCAATGGTGTCCGATGCCTCTCACGATAAGATTTGGCTTGATGTAGACTGCGATAAACTCGCTCACGCTGCCACAGAACAAGATATTTTATATCTGGTACGTTGCGGTATACGTTATGTTGATGATTGTTTGGGGATGTTCACATGATTGACCCCGATGAAATCGAGCAACCTCGACTGACTAATCGTGAAAAAGTTAGAAAACCTACAGGTGGATGGACTTATTGTTATGGTTGCGATAGATGGAAACTAAATACAAAACAAGCCTCCGCAAGAGATAGGAGGGTTTTTGAGTAATATCGAGCGCTCCAAGTCTTTTGCAAAAGGCAATTTTGGCGAAAAAGTCGTTAAAGAGTTCTTCATCAGTAAAAACTACGAAGTAATTCCAGCTACATTAGACCAACAAATCAATGAAAGTTGGGATTTTCGTGTGATTGGCAAAAAAGACCTGCTAATTGAGGTAAAAACTGACTATGCAGCAGCAAAAACAGGGAATATTTTCCTTGAAACTGAGGTTGGGGACGGTTTGGGCTTCATAAAGAAGATAAAACCTGACAGCAGTATAGTATTTGCGTTCGTGCTGCCACAATCACACGAAATCCTGTTCATAGATGCTCAAATGTTGTTATGTATTGAGCTAGAGAAGCTACATTTTCGCAAGTTCACGCACAAAAGTAACAATTATACTGCTGGGGGGTACTTATGCCCACAGGAAGATTTCTTTTCTTCCTGTTTTACGCGATACTCTTATGAGATTGAACAAGACGGCTCAAAAACATTTTGGAGGGATTGATTTATGTTAGATGATGGTCTTTTTGAATTGCCACTAGAGGAAAGGATTGCGGTAATACGCGAAGCTAAGCCTATAGTAAAGTTCCCAAAAACTCCTAAATTCCCTCGATTTGGAATTACGATACAAAATTCACCAGAAGAGGTGGAAAAATATGCCGAAGCTCTCTTAAAATATGCTGAATTACGACGAAACTTTCTTTCGGATTACGAGGCAGCTAATATTGCTTACGAAGCTGCAAAACCTCTGAGCGCTTCTATAGAGAAGCAGGTAACTGATTTGATTTTCAATGATGTAGGTCTAGCACAACTTGGATTGCCAGAAAAGACAGTTGCAAAGCTCTGGAAAAAGGCTTGGGACGATGCTAACAACGAAAATGAAGCTATTAGCAATTTGCGTGAACTTGTAGAACTTTTCGAGGAATAACATGGCAGTATCTTTCACTCGCACTGATTGTATGTGTATGGTTTACACAGTTGAACAAGGCGAATACCGCAATGCTGATTTAGGAAACTACTACACCAAATCGGATACACAAGAGCAAGTCTTGATTACTAGCGAGAAACTTGCCACAAAGTACGGACATCTAGTTAAAGTGCCAATTTACACAAGAAAAACTAATGACAACTGAACCTAAATTTCCACCTGACATCTCGTTTGGTAAAACCAATCTAATCACAGCATTTGAAGCGTATATTATCGATGGTGACACTATCCGAGATATATTAGCAGCAATGGACTGCAAGACTGCTTCACAAGCATATCGTCGCGCAAAACTACTTGAAATATTGGAAGAAAATACTAATGAAAAATAATGCTATGGAATTGTTTGACGAACTTGAAAAATCTCTGAAAGGATTAGAGCCTTGGGAGAAAGAACGTATCGAAGTCAAGTTTTTATCTTTGCCCGAAGTCTGTAGTCTTTTATTGCTTGATAGAACTAAAGAGCTTTTGATTGTTAACACTTACTTGCCTAGAGACTAAATATCTCTTCCGATAGAGGCGCAGAAAAATAAGTTGGGTTATAGTAATTAAGTAAGGGAGATACAGTTGCAGATGGAACCTCTGCTCGGTCAATGAATATTGATTGATGGCGCAACATAAACTTTAAGACGCGCTCCCACGATGAATTTTAGCAAGTACGGAGGTGACTCTTCAAATACAAGCTAAACAACACTGGATATTCAGGAAATAGTCAATACCTGATTTGTGGGTTCGTTCCTGCTAACCCTAGCCGCAACTTGTGGGACTTTTTTAGGACAGCAAGCTCTGAGAGTTAGGTCTAGGACAGGGCTATCCAGCAACAAACGTTTCAGAGGGTATCGTAAACCCTCCTCCCACTCCAAGGTGGTTAATGTCTGTGTAAAAACAGATTGAAAGACAACCATCTTTCTTAAATTAATTAGGTCATTGAGATTCTACTTGGTACAAACGTACAGATGCTTCTCCAGTCTGTACCACTTTAAATTTAAGTTGTTAAATGTTGCGTAATGGCAAGACATCTTAGTAGAATTGACCGAGGAGACTTACAACTAGCGATAGGATTATATCTAAATGCAAAATCAAGTTCGAGTTCCAGTATTAAACGTTGATGGTCAGCCTATTATGCCCACTAAGGCAAGTAGAGCGAGACGTTGGTTGAGAGATGGTAAAGCTAAAGTCGTTCATAATGATTTAGGTGTATTTCAAATCCAACTATTACAAGAAGCCTCTGGTACGGAGCAGCAAGATATTGTTGTCGGGATTGACCAAGGTAAGCTTTTTACAGGGATGGCTGTACAGAGCAGTAAAAATACGCTATTGATGCTACATCTTGAATTACCCTTTCTTATTGTTAAGAAGCGTATGGAGCAACGCGCAATGATGCGTAGAAACCGTAGGCACAGAAGAATTAACAGAAGTTTAACTTTTAATCTGCGTAACCACAGACAAAGAAGGAATGATAACCGTAAACAAAAAGATTTTCTACCTCCATCAATACAAGCTAATAAAAAACTAGAACAAAGAGTGGTAACTGAACTACTCAAAGTATTCCCAGTCTCCAGCTTTGTTTTTGAACTAGTTAAGGCTAAAGGAAATTCTAGTTTCAGTCCTGTTATGCAAGGTCAATTACGACAAGTTTCTTGGCTACAGACGCTACTACCTACAGAGACTATATTTGGTTGGAAAACTTCTATCCTACGAGATAAGTTAGGTCTTGTAAAAAACAAAACTAATAAATCACTTCGAGAACCAGCTACTCATGCAATTGATGGTGTCGCTCTTGCTTGTCACTACTTCATTAAATATGTTGAAGACAAAGTTAATCAATGTTCGGATTGGTTTGGTGAAGTTGTAACTACTAAATCTCAATTTGCAGTTGTAAGAAGACCTAACTATTTCAGAAGACAGCTACATCATTTACAAACATCTAAAAACGGTAAATTGTTACGGTTTGGCGGTTCTATAATGATTGGAGGTTTTAGGAAAGGTGATTTAATTAAGTATAGTTCCAAGAGAAGAGAAGCGGTAGGATATTGTTCGGGTTTTTGTGGTAACAAAGTGTCTATTAGTAACTCTAATTGGGTGACTACAGACAAAGTATCGTACAAAAAATGTGAACTTTTATCTCGCTCTTGTAATTTGCTAGTCAGTGTTGTATAATATTTTTAAACCAAGGTGTAGGTGCATATCAGCACAAAGCTCGGAACTCTTCGGCAAATTCCTTAATTTTTCTGGTTATGAGTGTCACAGAAAATGACGGGGCAAGCAAGTTCTGCATCAAGCGTCGAAAAGTGGAGGCAGTCATGAGCCTTTGGTTAGTAGTGTCAGTCAGGATTGCAATCTTGCCACTTGGTTTTACATCTCCCATCTCGTAGATAATCTCAAAGAGCGAACAGTTCGGCGCTATAAAGTGGGAGCGCCATTTCAATTTAGGAGAGTGGCGGAATCACTAGACGCTAAGTGCAGAAATGCCTACAGTAGAGACTAGACCTATAAGCGAAGCAGTGGATGGGTTTGTTCTGTGAAATTAGTCTCATGCAGGTGGAAATCCTGCTTCTCCTTTTGCGCGAATTTGGGTCACTCCCAGACGGAGGGGTAACAGCCTCTGAAAGTGTTTGAACACTAGCGCTTCACTTTCAAATTACTAAGGAGAGCCGTGCCATTTTCAAGATTTAAAATTGCTTGGAAGCCTTGGTATCTTGAGTACCATTCGGGCATCCGACTCCATTTTTATGTATCTATAATGGTCAATAACTATCCGATTTTAGTATTGTGTAAGTTTGATGACCTACATTCTACTTGGTACAGGTATGTTTTCCATTTTTTATTTTTAGCTTGGGAGCGATTTGATAATGGATGACCAATATGATACTCAAATCTACTCACTAGGCTCAGGCTGGCTCCAAGACCGCTTTGCTGAAGATTATGTTTACTCGACTCGATATTCAGCTAGACTACTTCCGTTCATTACTCGCTTACAACAAATTGTTTTAGGACTACTGGCTGACCCTAACTATCAGGAGGATTTTTAACATGGCACGACTGACTGGCAAAAATGACATTTACTTACCCTACAAGTCAACAGAAGAGATTGCGCGAGAAGCTGTAGAGGCACATGAAGCGCGATTCACTAAAAACGGTTGGGAACTTGCGAAAGTCATTATTCCTATTGCATTTTTAGTATTGTTGGTCAACGACATTATTTTAGTTAAGGTGTTGTAATGTTCAACATACAATTCTTTTCTGCCTCCAAGCGTCAGTGGCTATTCTACGGTTTCGTAGCGTTTACTGGTAGTCTCGATACATTCATCAGTGTTGTGTTTGAACCTTATGCAAAGGTACGACCACGAACCAGTTTGCGTGTTATCGATTTGAACACTGGCAATGTAGTATATTCCTAAAGACAGATGCAAGAGCTTCCAAAGATAAGCTACTATTGATTACATCAGGCAAAGAAAGTTCCTTTAAACTAGAACTTAAAAATTACTTTCCGCTTGACACAAAAAGACAAAGAGAGTTCCTTTATATATCATTTCGGCTTCACCGCCGAGCTAATCTACTCCCCGTCTCCTCTTTTCATTTCGGCAACGAGAGTTCCTTATTTTAGGTTAGTTACTCTCCGCCGACTCACTTTTGAGGCAACGAAGGTTCCTTTAAACGAACTTATAACTCCATACCTTCCGCCACTATATTTACTCAGGAAAATTAGCCATGTCTGCATCGCTTAAACTTTTCGGTGTCGTTTTAGAAAATCGCGCTCCACAATCGATTCGTAAAACCGATTTCATTTTTATTCGGGAATTTGGTATTGTAATTGCTCCCAACGCCTCTGCCAAAGCCGTAGATATCCGTAGTTGGGCTAAGCAATCCGAACTCACTGGAAACCAACTTAATGGGTCGTTCCACAAGTCTTGGAATAAGGTAATGAGCGCTTCAGGCTATAAACTAGCTACGGAACAATTGTTACATTACTTTACTACATACGGATTGGAAGCTCTAGGTTTAGCTCATCCTGATTTGGTCTACATTCCAAATGAAGTTCTCAATACCCCTGAACCATTACCTCTCCGTATTATTCGTGGTGTCAGTCGTGATGAGTTAATTTCACGTACTTTCAAATTACTTTCATCTGGTGCTGCACTCAAGCAAGAAACTATCTCACTAGCGTTCGATTTGTTAGATGAACTTGATTATGTTTTCACAGGCTCGGAAGATATTCGTAATCGCGAAGCTAAAGTCTACGCAATTGAGCGCACAGGAATCTTGCCAACTAACCCGATGGACTTATTTCGTTGGTTTGTCTACAAGGCGACAGGCGAAACTTTACTCATTAAGAATGATGCGCTGATTGCAAAAATCAAAGATTCGGGCTACATACTTCCAAGCCTCTCTTACTCTCAACAAATTGCTCTTGCAACGCACTTCAATCGACTCAAACCACTTTGGCTAGCATTCAAGCACAGTGACGCGAACAACCCTGCAATCGTCAACAGCATTAGCAAGATAAGCAAAATCCAGCACAAGCCTCTCGCGGTTAATCTGTTGAGTAATGTCAGTAAGGTTCGCACAGCAGCAGAATTTCTTGACGTTTTACCTTCTGCCAATATCTTCCAATTGGTTCGTGCTTATAATCACTTAAAAGTGCGCTTAGCTTCTGATAACGATTCTCAATTGTATTTAGTCCGCAACGGTAAGGGGTTTGCAAAAGAGAAACCTACTAAGCGCCCAGTTATTTTTTACGAGACATTAGCTGACTTGTTGATTCAAGAAATTCGCGCTCGATTCACTTACGAGAAAATTTACGTCCCTGACAACGTGGATTATGCGATTCCTACCAGTGAAAAGCAATTTGTCGGTATGATTCCTATCAACACTGAAATTCGCATCCCTAAAGACGAAAGCTTTGGTCTTGTTGGTATTTACTGGGAAGATGGTCAAGAGCGCACTGACCTCGATTTACGTGCAGATTCCATGAGTGATTCTGTAGGTTGGAACTCGTCGTACAGAAATACAAACGAAGATTTCGAGGGTATCGCCTATTCTGGAGATATGACCTCTGCCCCTAATGGTGCTTCTGAGTGGCTATACCACAACAAGATTATCGACACTTACTCGGTGAAAATCAACAGCTATAGAGCAGATGAAAATCACTCATTCAAGTTGATTGTTGGGTATGGTGACAACGTTAAGAAAGACTATGTGATTGACCCTAATCGAATCATCTTTAAAGCTGATTTGTCGATGGTTCAAGAGGAAATCACTTTAGGTATATTGGCTCCAACTGAAAATGGCTCATCTTTCTTTCTTTCTGGTGCTGCGACAAGCAATCGTAGTGTCGGGCGCGATAATAAAGTGAGTCAAATTGCACGACAAGCCCTAATCAAGCAGACTAAAAATGTGCTTCGACTTAGTGACTTGATGGCTTTGAATAACGATTATAGCTATGCTCTTGATGTTGAGGAAGCTAAATACGACCTCGCACCCGCATCACTAACTAAAGATTCGTTCTTGAATCTTTTCACTCATTAATAGATACCTCGAAAGGCAGATGCTAAACCGTCTGCCTTTTTGTATTCTAAGTAAACAAATAAACAGATAAAAACTAATCACATGGCAACAGCTAAAACCAAGTCCGATAACACCGACGTAGTAATTTCCTCCGCAGCAGCAGCACTCGTCAAAGCAACAGCAAATATTCAAGAAGCATTCAAGTCAGTTGATAGTCTCACCGAAACTGCCGAAAATCTAACTCGCGACATCGCTAGTAAGAGGGCTGAAATTGAAAGCTTGACCGAAGTATACCAAACCAAATACCGTCAGTCTGAAGTTGATTTCAATCTGAAGCTGGCAGAAAAGAAAGATGTGACCGTCAACGAGTACTTGAAGTCTGTTGGCAAGGAAGCAGTCGATACCTCTATCTACAAGGCATTGCAAAATGAACTGACCAAAGTTGTTCAAGAACGTGATGCTGAAGTCAAACGTGCAGTTGGAATTGAGCAGAATCGTCTACTTCGCGAGTACTCGGCGGAAAAGAATCTTCTCATCAGCCAGAACGAAACTGCTACGGCTAAGCAACTTGCTCAAATTGAATCTCTTGTCGAACGCAATGGCGCGCTCAATAATGAAATCGCCAAGTTGTTCAGAGAAATCGAAGCTCAACGTAACTTGACTGCGGAAGTGGCTAAGGCTGGGTCGGTTGGCTCTATTAACGTTGGCACACCCAATAACCGCTAGTCTCACGCTTGATTTGGTACACATTACAGGGGGCTTTATGCCCCTTTAATATTATGAACAAAACACTATTTAACAAAATCCAAGAACGCTACCTCGCTAAGATTGCAGAAAAGAATAGCTGGGGCAAGAATGAAATCAAGCAATTGTGGCAAGCTACTGTATCTGAAGTGTTGGTGGAGAATTTGACCGATGAATGATACTATCGATAAAATCTCTTCACTCATGATAAAAGAAGAATATGCTTGGAAAGACGCACAGATAATAAAAACTGCTGAATCTACTGGCATTATGGTTATGGATGAGCTAACTAAGCTTGGTTGGAGTTTTGTACTACAACGAGATGCTAGTACTGGTCAAAACGTGTTGATGTGGGGCAGAGTTGATTCTGAGCAGAACTTTATCGAGGAGTCGCGCTTCGAGTCGAAGGTAAAGCAGGAGTTTGAGGCTATTTGTAAAGAGGCTGTGAGGCTACCACTAAGTTAATGGATTTAAGAAATTTTGAAGTTGATTTTGATTCTATAGACTCCCTTAACAGGTTGAGGAATAAGCTAAAAACTAGATTGTGCGAACTAACAGGTAAGGAAAATAAAAGCAGAAGAGAAACTAAAGCAGAGTACGAAACTAGAAGACGCACTTGTTTTGAAGCATATTTTAGTATTCTAGATACAGACATTACACATCTATACAGTGATATTTCTGTGTCACTAGACCCCGAACCTAAATACTATGTCTATGCTCATTTAGATACTAGCAAACCTATTGTAGATGCGAAGAAAGCTAGAATAGCTATAACATTTGCAGCCACTTTTGGTATGCAATTTCATCCATTCTATATAGGTAAAGGGGTGGGTGATAGGGCTTACGAGTTATCACGAAACGAAACCCATAAAAAAGTTCGAGATAGATGTAAGAAATCTGGTAAAGATATTACTCCAATAATACTAAAAGACTCTCTTAGCGAACTAGATGCTTTAGCTTATGAAGCAAAACTGATGGATATTTTTGGTTCTATTGCTTGTAATGGCTTGTTAGTCAATATCGATGATGGTCATAGGTCTAGAGAAAGGAAGCAACTTTACAAGAAACATTTAGAGTGTATAAATAGCATAAATACATACCTACTTAAAGACGTATAGTAAATACCAATTTTTGTGTTAATATAAAAAAGTCACTGAGATTGCTAGATAACTAGGCTGGATGGGTAGCATAAATCCAATCCTCCACCAATCTAGGGGGATGCCGCAAGGACGTTTCGACAGGTTAGTGATTCTAGCAACACGCTGGAGTTTTATGAATGAAAGCTAGGCGACACAAAAACAAATGCCAATAACAACATCGTTAAATTTGCCCGTAAGTCTGCCCTTGTAGCTGTTGCAGTTTAACCAACCGAAGACCTCGTATACTTAACGGTTGCGGGGTCTTCCTATATCCAAGGAGTACAAAACAGATGGCAACACTTAAAAACCTCAAACCAGACCAGATTCTATATAAGGTCAGAAAAGAAAAGGCTGGGCGTACTTCAATGGTTCGCCAGTCCCTAGATGAGATTCGTATTATCAGTGTAGACCTCGAAAATGAAGCTGTAATAGCTAATTACAAGGGAAGAGAACGAAAGTACTACGAGTGGCAACTCAAGTCGTGGCGCGTCAATGAGCCTCAAGTGAAGGGTCGCGACATTCTCGGAAACCCTCGCTACTAACTCTTCCTCGCGATAGATGACCTGCCCTGCTCCACACGTTATATTAACTAAGCAATCGAGCAAACAACTACAAAAACATATGAATCCTGATACCACAATTGCTTACGAACCTGAAGTTGCACAACAAGTTTTGACTGCTATCGAAGAAGCTGAGCCAATCACCGAGGAACCCGAAGTCATCTCGAACGACGAGTATATCCAATTGCTAGAACTAGCTATCAATGATGCTGAAGTTTGGGTTAGTCAAGCTGCACGTTTAATCGAGAAAATTGAGAATGGCGAAAAGGTGAAGGGAACGAAGTTGAATGGCGCAGTGCGTAACGGTCGTGCCAAAGCTTTAATCAGTTCTCTCAACGATGTCAGCAGTGCTAAAGTACTCAGTTAATCTCACCGCAACTAAATTGGGTAGGCGAAATACCTCCTCCTACTACTACTAACAGGTAAATTACACCATGTCTTCAATTAAATTAGTTGCATCAGTTGCATCTCGCCAACAAAAGCCTCTCAAGTGCCTCATATCTGCCCCCACAGGAGGAGGTAAAACTCTTGGCGCTCTGCTTATTGCTAAAGGTATCACCAATGGCGGTAAAGTCCTTGCTCTTGACACCGAAAATCGTCGCATGGATTTGAAAGTGGGCGAACCTCTTCTTGACGGTTGGCTTTGGGACAGAGTACCTTTGTCTCCTGATGAAGTTACTTCGCATCATTACATTGCGATGATTGAGAAAGCTATCGAAGAAGGCTACGAAGCACTTATTCTCGACTCAACTACTCATGAGTGGCAATGGATTCTTGCTCAATGGAGCGCTCTTGGTGGTAAATGGGGTGTTCAGTGGGATAAGGCTTCTCGCCCTCACTTCGACTTCGTTAAAGCAATCATTAAAGCGCCTATCCATATCATCTGTACAGCTAGAGCTAAGATGACTACCGAGCAGCAAACAAACGAATCTACTGGCAAGAAGGAAGTCGTTAAGCTAGGACTATCCAATCAACAAGAAGGCAACTTCGAGTATGACATGGACTTCCACTTTAGAATCGGCGGCACAGACAACTACGCAGTCGCAGAAAAGCAAGAAGCGGGACTTTTTGACGGTGCGTTCAAACTATCCACTGAAACTGGCATTCGACTCAATTCTTTTCTGTCTCAGGGTGAAACTCCTGCCGAAGCTAAGCGTCGCGAACAACGCTCTAGATTGAACGAGTTGCAAATGAAGCTCATCGGACTTAAGTTGCTTGACAAAACTCAGGCAGAAAAAGAAATGGCTGAGGTGTTGTCTAAGCCTAGCGAAGAAGTGATTGCTTATGGTAAAGCTCTTCGCGCCAAGTACGACAAGGCTATTGCTGATGAGACTGCTAAAAGCGGTACTGCTTCCGAAGTGGCTGAGTAATCAGTCGCAAGATAGATACTTTAGCTACGATTTCTCGATAAACTAATTACATTCAATACAAAAAACAAAAACACATGGCTCCTTTATTTTCTCAATTCGGTTCTGGCAAAGTTGAAGAATTTGTTGGTTACGTCCGTACTTCCCGTCCCGCAAGAGGCGATGACTTCTCTGGGTTCGCTGACCTCGGAGTTTCCGTTAATACTGCTGCCAAAGGCGCTGGGCAGTATGCCCCAAGCATTTTCCTTTCTGTTCACAGTGATGACGAAAGCATTGGAATTGGCGACAAGGTTTTGGTAAAGGGTTTGTTAAGAAGCCGCACTGATGAGAGTGGTGAAAAAACTTACCATTCACTCGACCGATATACTTCATTCCCTGTTGTTGTGCTTGAAAAGGCTAAGGCTAAAGATGGCGCGACTGCCACGAACAAGACTGTGACTGCCTCAACAGACGACTACGACGATGATTTTTAGGTTTAATTAGTAATTGTAACAATGTCGGTTGGCATGAAAAACATATCTCTTTATTTGGTACGGTTGCTTTCTTCAACTCAGTGCTAAATAGACATCCAAGGTCAATCTACTAACTTGCTCACATAGCCCGATTAAGCTGCCGCGACTTCTAAAGGGAAGGACTGAGTTAATACTAGATAGAGATGGTTCGACATTTTACGAGGGGCGACGATTAAGTTCTCGCCCTCTCACACTATTTACTGAACAAAATGACCACAGAAATAAATATCCCCAAAGTAGAATCACTGCACTCTACTCACCTCCTCTCTTCTAAATCCTACGACAGAATACAGACCTTAAAAGCACTGCTGAACAAAACTGAAAAAGAAGTTATCGAAATTGTAATAGAACAAGGATACGAGGCATTAACTAAATGACAAAAAAATTACTTATCTCACTCCCTCTTTCTGACGCAGCACAAAAATATTACGGTAACTCTGCACCGACGTACAACAAAGTTGGTGATGCAGGGATTGACCTGCCATTTGTCAATGATGTGAAGCCTTACGATGCTGAAGTTGTCGAGACTATCGGAGTAGTTAGCTTCGAGACTGTTTTTGCGATGTGGGATGTTGTGGTTCCTCCAAAACATGATATAAGTATGATAAATTGGAAGCCAACTGCAACTAGAACCGTTAGCGACCATATAGAAGGTTTTCTAAAAAATTACAACGATATGGTGACTCCTTGTCACTTCTCAATCCGACCTCGCAGCAGCATTGGAAAATCTCCATTCCGTCTTGCTAATGCGGTTGGTACAATCGATGAAACTTATCGTGGAATTGAGAAGATTACAGAATATTCTTTTAAAACTGATTGTGATGTTGAATATTGGTCTGGAGACACTATTGGCTGCTATCTCGACTACCATCCTCAACTTGGCATTAAAGGTCGTAAGTCACACATAGCTGCTGGCGACCGCTTGTTGCAGATTGTTGCTCCAAACCTTGATAACATCCTTTGGGTGAGGTTGGACTTTACAGAAGAGAATTGTCAGTTCTGGAGTGAAGTTATTGGTAACAAGCAGAGAAATGGCTTTGGAAGCACGAATGGCTAAGAAACTGTTTGAATATACGCCTTTCATCGAATATGCTGGCGAAATAACTGAGGAATCGGGGAAACGCCAGTATACGAGTAAGTGTGGGTTGTCCTGCGCTTCGACCACGACAGTATTAAGCCAATACGAAGATTTAACGAATGATAAAGGCGAGGATATCCTTGAGGTGTGGGGTGACAAGATGAGAGCGCTCGGTGAAGACCCTGATGAGATATCGGCTGAGAGTGCAAGAGTGGGAACGATTTCACACGAAATGGTCGAACACTATATACTGCAAGGATTATACCCATTGGGGGATAATGTTGAGAATAAACTGGCGATGAATGCTATTGACAATTTCTATAGTTACATTTGTCCAGAGTACGCACACGCTGAGCAACCCCTCTTCTATAATTCGTTACTCGACCCAAAAAACCCAGAGGATTTTCGTATTGCTGGTAGATACGACCAATTAATTCAGATTCCTGATAATACTTTCCAGATTCTTAAAACAGGCGAAGTTTTAGAGTCCCAATACATGATATGCGACCTCAAAACCAAGCGCTCGTACCAACGAAACAAGAACGGTACTATCAAGACTAAAGCTCTCCCACGCACTGATTGCGTAGATATGGTCTTTAAGAATTGTTTACAACTATCGATGTACTCCGCCACAATTTCATTAATGTCAAATTTTAAAGAAGTTTATGGGTCAGGAATCACAGGTGCGGCACTAGTATACACAAACGAGGAAAAAACGAAAGTCTTGTATCTTTCACGAAGAGATTTGAACTATTACTGGCGAGTTTTTAAAGAGATTCTTAGGGATTTTTACGGTATCAAACCACTAGAAAGAGATTGGAAGACGATGATAGCTCATGCGAATAAAAGGTATAACTACGACACTGGCGAAGTTGAAAACAATATCCCCAAAGAAATTGTATTGGTGTCAAAATAATCTGCTATGCCTAAAAAGAGTAACCTACAAGAATTCATAACTAAATCCAGAAAACTTCATGGAGATAAGTACGATTATACAAAAAGTGTTTACGTTAATGACAGTACTAAAGTAACAATAACTTGCCCCTTTCACGGGGATTATATGCAGACAGTTAACAGCCACTTACGAGGCAAAGGTTGCATGGCTTGTGCTATATTGACTTTTGGGAAATCTAGGTATGAAACTGCAAAGAATGTCTTTGTAGAAAAGGCAAAGAAAATTCATGGTGAGCGCTATGATTATTCAAAAGCTGTCTACACTGGCGCGAAAGTGGAAATGGAGCTAATTTGCAAAAATCATGGAAGTTTCTACCAGCACGCCAATGGACATTTAAGTGGTAGGGGGTGTCATAAATGTAGCCTAGAGGCTGCTAAAAGTACAACTGAAGAGTTTATAAGTAGGGCAAAGGAAATCCATTCTGATTTCTACGACTATTCGCAAACTGCGTACATTAAAGCTAATATTAAAGTTATTATCGGTTGCCCTATTCATGGTTACTTCAAGCAAGAGCCTGCCATCCACTTATTAAATCATGGTTGTACTAAATGTGGTCACAAACGAAGGGGGAAACTACATTCTGAAAATCCTACAGGATGGAGCCTAAGTAATTGGAAAAAGAGTGCAGAGGTATCTCAATTTTTCGATAATTTTAAAGTGTATATATTCAAATGTTATAACGAAGAAGAGCAATTTTATAAAATCGGAAGGACATACAGGACAAGCGTTTATCGCAGCTATGACATTCCTTATAAAGTAGAGGTATTACATGAAATTAAACACGAAGATGCTAGAATTATTTTCAACTTAGAAGCCCAATTAAAACGAGAATATAAAAATCTTAAGTACATCCCAAAAATTCCGTTCAGAGGTATGCAAGAATGTTTCAGCGAACTTCCCATTTCCAACCTCATCGCCAACTATCCAACAAACTACATCCCAAAGACAGATGACGCTCCCACTCTCACACCCTAAACTACAACAATGAAAAACATCTTCACCAAACTAGCTAATCTATGGAATCGATTCACTCGCGAATCTGAGGACTGGGAATATTTCGAGTATCTCCGCCGACATCCAGACCGAACTCCATTCATCGAAGGTAAAACTAAAGCTGAACTTGCACAAGAATTGCACGATTGGAAAATGCGTTCAAGTGAACAGGCTCAAACAATAATGAAATTGGAATCTGAAATAAAAGCTCAAGAGAAAAGCTTTTGGGACAGAATTAAAAGAAGTTACAAACAGGTACTCCGATGAGCAGCAATACACCAGCATCAATCTTTCAACTCGGTCAAACTATACCCGAAGTTCATCAGTTTATCGACCTTTGGCAACACGGCAGACTTGATTGGAACACTTGTCTCCTAGAGATGCACAAAGCTTTAGTACAAAGATGCATAGAGTTAAATGACAAATGGAAAGTTGGTCTAGACATCTCCGAAAAGATGTTTACTATATCTGAAATTCTGAAGCCATCCCCTTTTTATTTTGGGTACTCTTTGGAGGAACAAAGAAATATAATTCAAGCTATTCACATTGTCGCAAATATGCTTTATCATCTGTTAGATTTCGCAAAGAGAACCGTAGAGACTAGGCACATTAGTCAAATTATGTGTTATAAAGATGGACGCAGAGAATTTCACTACAGCGATGGTCACGTAGAGGCTTGGGAAAATGACGGGCAACTTCTTAATTTTGAAATACCTGCACAAGCTGGAGAATGTGGAAAACCACAGAAGCTGGACTTTAGCTGATTGCCCAGTTTGCGGTGAACATAAACTCAAAATCGTAACAGAAGGAAAGAAATATGGCGCATTCGGTTGTTATTCTAAAAAGGAATGTCATAAGCTTCGCAAAGAGGGTGTAGGCTACCAACCAAGTTTAATTTCAGCTAAGTTGCAAGAAGGTGAGTTTCGACCAAAGCGCCGTAGTTCAGCCTTGCGGCAGATAAAACTTCCGCCCCTTCGCGATATAGTAAAACCGCTAGAACTTAACTTACAGGAAGTCGATGTCACTCAATTCTTTTCTTCTGTCCCTTACGAGAAACCTTGGTCTACCTACTTTGAAGATGGAGATAAATTTACCATATACCCTTATGATGATTTTCAACTCATTCGTATAGACCCCTCACCTCACAAACATGAAAAGAAATTCTTCTACTTTCGTATCAAGAAGTCTGGTAATTGGGTCAACGAAGTCCCTGTTTCTTTCAAACACGTACCCGTTTACCGTTCCGACTATCTACAACATTCAGTCATTTTCTGTGAAGGGGAGAAAGTTGCCTCTTGTCTACAAGAGCTACAACTCGCGGCAGTTAGTTTCCCCAGCTTTGTATACCAACAGTCATACCTCGCTAAGTTCTTAAGATGTTTGAGCCACAATAAAGTAAAAAACATTATCTATCTTGAAGATAATGACACTACAGGAAGAGAAAAAGCACAGAAATTCTTACAAGAAGCATGGAAGAGTGGCATAAATGCGTCAAGCTACAACATCGCGCAACTATTAGGGCGAGGTGCAGAAAAGAATTACGACGCGGCTGACGCAATCGACAATTGGGAAATCTGTACTAGAGAAGAATTATTAGGATTATTAAAAAATGCTGTATGACCCTGCACTTGGATTAGAGAAAATTGACTTTACACTCGAAAATAAAACACAGATTTTCGCAGAATATCAGCAAGATTTGCGCGAATACATCGCTACATTGAGTGACAAAGATTTACAGAATAAGAAGTTGGTCAAGCGCTATTTGATGTCTTGCCTTGAAAAGAAGTGGTATCCAATTTTGGGCTTCGACTCTAAAGTGATTAACCACGACATCGAAGATATTGTTGCTCCTAAGCCTACATTCGAGCGCAGTGTCAACATTCGTGACGTTCTCGCTAGTTATGACCCGACCGATAACTGGCTTATCCCCAACTTCCTCCGTACTTCAGGGCTTTACATCTTTGGCGCTGCCCCTAAGACTGGAAAATCGCTTATGGGCTATCATCTCGCCTACTCATTCATCATCTCAGGCAGATTTTTGGGTATGCCCGTTCGCAAAGGGAAGGTTCTCTACTTTCAATTAGAAGAAGACCGCAGAACTATAGCAGAACGCGCCCACATGACAGGTTTCGGCGCTAAAAACAACAACGAAGTCAGCTTGCAAGTTAACTTTGACCCTGACTGTCTGGTATTCGAGCGCTTATTTGACGCTACTATCGATATCCCTTACCTTCAGCAGCAGATTATTAAGCATCAGCCTACATTGGTCATCATCGACTCTCTTCGCGCCTCTACAAGCAATTCAGAACATTCTGAAAATACGTCAGAGTTCGGTAAAATCATAGCTAAAATTCAGGCAGTATTCGTACAGACAGATACTTGTGGCATTCTCATTCACCACTTCAGTAAACAAGGTGCTAAGGATGGTAAAAAAGGCAATCTGGTAGCTGCTTTGTCAGGTTCTACGAGCATCGCGTCCAACTCATCGGGAATTATCGGCATTTTTAAGAAAAAGGAAGACGAATATAGCTCCGACAACAACTTACCAATCACTTTAACGACACTTCCGCGCCAAGGCAAGCCAATTACCATTGAGTACCGCCAAATTACACAGGAGGACGGTCTGTGGGGTCTTGAGGTGCTGTCTGAGTCGCAAACACTTGATGATAACTTGACTGGCAAGCTGCTACGATTCTTCTCGACTAACCCTGACAAAGAATTTACGTTGAACGACCTCAGCACCCTTGGTTCTACGTTTGAGTTGAAGCAAAGTCTACTATGTCTTGTAGATAACCAGAGCATTATTCAGAAGCACAATGGCACTACTAATGTCTATGCGATGCCGTCTGAGTCACTTTGGATGATTGAGCCTGAGAAAGCCGCTAAGCAATACTCTCCTGCCGTTCTTGACGCACATACGATGATGCAACTACGTGACAAACGCGCCCTCTACGACCTAACACACGATTGGACTGCCGAACGCCGCAAAGCTGCTCTCAAACTTCTTTTTTCTGACGAGGAGCGTGAGCGACTGAAGCAACTGACAACTTCGTTCTTATATCAAGTTGGTGATGTTATATCGCACAATGGCGAAGATTTCACTGTAACCGCAAGAAGCGAAAAAGCAAGTTTGCGCGAGGTGACTTACACAGTAGTAGATGATTCTGGAACAGAGTATGTCTTAGAGGAGATGTTAATCGACGGTATTGCTGGTAATGTAGTTGTCACTGACAGTACAGTTGTAACTGGGGAGAATATTGAAGATGAGTTCTAAGATGAAGAGACTATTTCTGCGTCACTATTTGACGTTATCCGCTTTCTTGTTAGGTCTTGCTTTGACCTTTTTTGTAGGGGGTTTTGTTGCTCTAGGATTAAACAACAATCAATGGGCAACTTTTAATTTCTATCGTGCTGGAGTGTTTGGCTTTGCAACTACATCTATTTCGTTTATTGGAGGGTCAATCAGAAGTGGGGACTAAAAAATTCTATGCTGGTATTGGTAGTCGTGAAACTCCTCAAGATGTACTTGAATCAATGCAGTATATTGCTGGCAAACTCTATGAAAGATGGTATACACTTCGTTCTGGAGGAGCAAGAGGTGCTGACGAAGCATTTGCATCAGGTGTAAAAGAGTTTGCTTCTGGTAAGACTACAAACAACTACAAAATCTATCTGCCTTGGGATGGCTTTAATGACCATCACCATAACCCCTCGAAAGGTTACTTTGATTGCTCTAGAGCATCTACTTGGGACGAGGCTCTAGAGCTGGTCAACAAATACCACCCCGCACCTGAAAAGCTAGGCGATTTTGCACGTAAATTGATGGCTCGAAATGCATACCAAGTTCTCAGCACTACACTAAAAGACCCCGTAGATTTTGTAATTTGTTGGACAAAAGGTGGTAAACTGGTTGGCGGAACTGCTCAAGCGATGAAAATTGCAATAGATTTTGGAGTGCCAATTTACAATTTGGCGAATGTCGAAGATATACGAAGATTACACGAAGAGGTATTGGATTATGACTAGAAAAATCATAGCTGCTGTGTCAAATATCAACGGAGGTAAAGACTTCTTGATGAATAATCTTCAGAAAAAACTTGTTTGGTCTGGCAATTATACGATGCGTACTGTACGTTGTAGGTTTGCAGACTCACTTAACCAAGCTCTTTGTGCCATTTTAGGTTTAGAAGATTGCAGGGAACTACAAGACCGTCATTTGAAAGAGCTAAAGCGATTCATCTTCGGTAAAAATCATACTGGTATTGAACATAAATGGTCTTCAAGAGATTTGCAGAAAGAAATAGGTAGACTTCTTCGTGAATATCTCGGTGAAGATGTGTTTGTTAATGCATTGAGTAATCGCTATAGTAGCCCAAAAGCTATTTTACTCATCTCAGATTTACGTTATCAAAACGAACTCGATTGGGTGAAGCGACAAGGTGGGAAAATCGTGTACATTCACAATGAAGCTGCTGCTCAAGCTCAGAAAGCAAGAGAGATGGTGACTTGGGATTGTGGTAAGAGAGTTCACTATCCACCTGAAAGTGAAGTGTTGCAGTGGGATTTCTACGACAAGGTGGAAACACCTGACTACTGGCTTGACAACAACGATTTCACTGCTACGCAACCTTTTGATGATTTTGTGAAGTTTGTTTTGGAGTATTTGGAGGAAGGTTAAGTGGCAGATAGAATTTTAACGATTGACACTTTAAGCCTTTTGAAAGCTGTCAAAGACTCTGGAGGACTTACTTCATTCAATTACTATTTGCAAGTCCTTAAAGGGCAAGTTCACCTAGCTGTGTCGTCTAATCAAGATTGGCTACTATACAAGCTAGAAGGTGAGTTCTTGCCTGAAGAACAATTGATTTTTACATTGTCTTCTAGTTTTATTTCCGAGTTTAGTAGCTGTCGCATTAAAGATGTGAAAGTCGGCATCGAAGAATTTTTCACATTGACCGATACTGGCGCATTAACTATCGTCGGTTTTGGCGAACATTTACTAGAAATTGTAGATATAGTGATACCTTCATTTGATGTCTCTGATATTGTTGAAGATGTTATCTCGACTAAAACTTTCCCCACCAAAGATTTACCAAGTAACGTTTACAGCGCATTATTGCTGACACCAGACTATCTAATTGGGCATAAGCAAGAGTTATTCAGTGTGCGCCTATCAATGAGGCTTGATGTTGAGTTCGAGCCAATTGCAATAACTTCACCGTCACTATTCTCAAAGTTCATCGGCAAAGTAAAAGAAATCCAATTTACAGATGAGTTCGCACTAGTTACTCCTAAAGGTAGTTGCCTCTACAGGGGTATTACTGGTAAAGTCTACGATGACTACACTTCACTGTACCGTGCAGCAGATTTGTACCAAGAATATTTAAACGTGCAACTTGACCAACTATTCTCAAACACCGAGGAAGGTATTTATCAGTTCGTGCCTTTCAGCAACAATGCAATCACTGAAGAGCAATATAAATGGGTTGCAGCGTTAGTTAAAGAGGCTGACCAACTCATTACAGTGAAATTCAAAGGTCATCTAGCTCTACTTTCCACAGACTCCCTCGACATACTAATAGCGGCACTTGCAAGACCATGAAAATACAGTACATTACCCTATTACCTGACCTAAAAAAATATCTTCATGAGATTCTTGATACTGCTAAGAGATATATCGCATTAGATACAGAAACTAGTGGACTCGACCCACACACTTCCGATATCTCTATAATTCAACTTTACAACGGTACAGGTACTTGCTATATCATAGACTGGCTTGCCCTAAAGTGTTCACAGGCTATTAAATATTTCAACGGGTTCCTAAAACAAGCTAAGGAACGCAAATTTGTAATTGCTTTTCAAAATGCAAAGTTCGACATTAAGTTCTTGTGGAAAGCTGGCATTGAGACATCGGAAAACAACATTTTTGATACCATGATTGCGGCGCAATTAATTGGCGCAGGTATTGAACATAATTTCGGGATGAAAGATATTGCTTCCCGCTATTTAGGTATTTTGGTCAGTAAAGAAGAACAGAGAAGTGATTGGACTATTCGACCACTAAGCCCTGAGCAACTTAACTATGCTGCTGATGATGGGAAAGTGACCTACGACCTCGCGCAAGTACTCAAAGAGCGATTATTAGCCGAGGATTTGGGTAATGTGTTCCGTCTGGAAATGAGAACCGTCTTTGCGACCGCAGCAATGGAGTGGTTTGGGATGCCTGTGGATATTCCTCTACTAAAATCACTTGAGCCAGCCTATACAAAGTTACGCGATGATGCTAAAGAGAATTTCTTAGGTTTAGTAAAAGACAGATGGATTAAGAAAGATTTATTTGGCAATGTGCTTGATGAAGGACTTAATTTATCATCCTCTCAGCAAATCTTACCTATTCTGCGTGGTTGGGGCGTGGAAAATCCTAATTACAAACCCAAGACCGCTAAAGGATGGAAAGAAGGTGATGACGATAAACTGATTCGTAGCACAGACAAAAATACCTACAAACTGCTAGACTTAGAAAAGCATCCTGAGTTGGTGACTTTGATGCAGTATAAGCAATATGACAAGTTGTTGACAGGCTATGTTTATCAGCTACCTACACTCATCAACCCTGTTACTGGTAGATTGCACGTTCGGTTCAATCAGTGTGTCTCTACGGGTCGTTTTAGCTGCTCCGCACCAAATTTACAAACCTTACCTAGAGCAGATGGAAGTGAACTAAATATCCGCAAGTGTTTTTCTGCCCCTACTGGCTCGAAGCTGCTGTCACTGGATTATGCTCAGATTGAGCTTCGGGTGATGGCAGAGATTCTATACGTGAGATTTGGCGATAGAACTCAGTTACAAGAGTTTCTTGACGGTAAAGACCCATACGCCGCTAGTGCTGCTGGTCTAAGCAATATGACTTATGAACAGTTCCAGCAATTAGAGAAACCAGAATATAAAAAACGCCGACAATCCGCTAAGGCTGTGCGATTGGGGTTTGCTTACGGGATGCAGTCTGCTAAATTTAAGAGCTATGCTAGACAGACCTATGGTGTTACTATGTCTGCTAAGGAAGCCGAAGCAAGTCGAGACCGATATTTCAAACTGTATCCCGCACTACAAAAGTATCACGACAGTTTCAAGAGCAAATCTACATTGACCTGTAGGACTGCTGAACCATTTAAGCGTATTCGTAAATGGGCTGAGTATGCTGGTGTGCCTCAATTAGCCAATTTTCCAGTGCAAGGGGGTAGCGCCGATATGCAAAAACTTGCTATGGCAATGGCTTACGAGAGATTATACGCTGCTGGCTATTCCCCTTTACAGTCGAACGATATTAAATTAGTCATGACTATTCATGATGAAATTGTTATTGAAGTTGTAGAGTCTAAAGGTGAGTTCGCTAAAGAGTTATTAGAGAAGTGCATGGTAGAAGCTGGTCAGTTTGTATTGAAGCACGTACCCGTTGAAGCTGAGGGTAAGTTGATGGATAATTTGAGTGAGAAGGATTAAATATGGCTAGACTAACAACTGCAAAATTTATTGAGGATGCTAAGGTCAAACATGGTGAGAGATATGACTATTCTCAAGTATGTTACGTCACTAAGAAAACCCCCGTAACTATAATCTGTAAAGTTCATGGTGCGTTCAATGCTACACCAGAACTCATCGAATCTGTTATCCAACAAATGACAATATGCTAACTAAAAACGAATATCTACTACTCAATCACATCAAAGACTGTGGCAAAGACCTGAGAAGTCTCGGACTATCCGAAGAACTCCTGCAAAGCGTGTCAAGTAGCACCAACGAGAAAGGTTTATGGATATACGCAAGGTCGCTCCTGCAACCTAATCACAGCACACTTCTATTTACCCGTCCCGAAACTATTGGGGAGTTTGTAGCTGAAGTAAGCTATTACGCTAAGCTTACTAGAGAAGGTCTGGAAGCTATAGAAAACTATACTCCCGAAGACAGATGACACTCACCCCAATCCCCAGCATAATACCCACATCAACTAAGTGAAACACATGACTAGCACATTTTTCTCTAAAGCCAAAGAAATCATCTCCAAATTCATCGAGGATACTAAAGACTTCCTAGATTGGTCTGCCACAGAAATCAAGCGTCAATACTACATTGAAACTCTGAAGGACTTGACAAAAGACTACCCTGAAACTGCACTCAAAACTAACAGTCTTCTTTACTTTCTAGACCACGAAAACTACAAGCTAGAAGAGATGCAGTTCGGTATGGTTCCAGACCCTCTCTACGATTCTATTAAAGCTATTAAGAATCCCGCCAAAGATTGTCCCGATTTCGTCGAACCACCTGACAACTTCGCTTTTGAAACTGAAGAAGAAGCAGATGCACTCAAGTTTGCAGAGAAAATGCAAGAGCTGTGCCAAAATCACCAAACATTGCTCGACACTGCCCCGTTCTACGCCCCTAAAGAAATTGAAGACGGGTTCGGTCTACCAGATACCTACGAACCACGATACCCCTACGACAATGAGCCAAGCGCATGATACCTCAAGTAGTCCAAGTCTTCCACCTTTACCCTGAAGCCTGTGAAGACCTATTTCGATACACTATCACTGGCGAATTAGCCTCTGAAGGTATAGATGGTGTTACTATTCAACTAGAAGAACGTCGAAGCACTGAAAAGCATTACAAAGCTAGCGAGACAGTTTCTTTTGACGTAGACGAAGCTAGGGAACTATACAGATGTTTAGGGCTGATTCTGGCTCAATTTGAGGCTAGTAAGGAGGCTCTTGTTCAGGTTGAGGCTTCTGCGGGATAAGTCCACCTAGCGCTGGCAAAATATAACTAGCCGACAAAGCTACCCCACCAAGCCCAGCACCGATTTTACCAAATCTCTTAGCTGTATTTTTAAGCTTACCAAGCCTACCAGCAGCCTGATTCGCGTTAGTACCTTTCACAAAAGCCTGATTATAGTTTTGGCGGTTTTGGGCATATAAGTCAGCCGCATTTCCGCCAGCAGCTACCTGTTTTTGCACATTAGGTACATTTACATTCTGATTTCTTTTTCTGACGGCTTGCCCAGCAGTTTTTATCCTATTAAACTCTTCTGGGTCATTCTGTCTCAAGTAGCCAAGACTATCCGCAGTTTTTTGTTGCTCTGGGCTTAGTGCAAAATTCGCAAAGTGTTGCATTTTCTCTTTTCTGTGTTATCATTTACAACAATTCTACCACCTGATAAACCTATGCTATCATCACCACCACCTGACGAGCCTATCCACAATTTTGATTTGTCCCTTCTCAGCAAGCGTATAGCCGAAGTCAAGGATGCAGACGCTCCAATGTCCACGAAGAAACTCGCGCAAGGATTCATCGACAATACAATTATACCTATTCTAAACACACCTCAAATCTACCAGATGCTCCAGAACCCTAAGTTCGTGGAAGAATTGAGTAACCTACTTACTGGTTTCCTTCTTACAGCCCCAAAAATCGCACCTAAAGCCAATGAGCTATAAAATAATCTGCTCCTATCGCGGAACACCGATGAAAAGCACAGTCGGACTACCAATCGGCGTTCGACTGTTTCCTCCAGACGCAAACTACTCGTACAGTCGCGTAGAAATCGAGACTAAGGCGCAATTGACACCTGAGCAAGAGAGAAAGCTGTTTAAGATTTTAAGTGATTGGTTCCTACAACTGAAGAAAGAGGTTTAACATGAAATTATTTCGCATTGTTCGCAACGAGTATTGGGACGAGTATGGTCAATTGACTAAAACTCACTGGACTGTTCAAGAAAAGCGTAAATTTCTTTGGTGGTACTACTGGCATACAATTCAGTACCAAGCAGACTACGATTACACTTCACCTATAACCTTCGAGTCAAACGAAGCTGCTACCAAGTTTATCGAAGATGTTCTTGTGTCGGGGAAACCTTATTCTCAGTTCATAGATGTTATCGAAGAAGAATTTTCTATATCGACCTAAAGATAGTAGTAAGGCTTACTATGAAAGCTCAAAATCTGAGACTAAAAAAGTAACCTACTCGGACGATATCCCGTTCTAAATTTGCTTGCAGAGAACAACGAACTGATGATAAACTAGAAAAACTCAAGCAACGAAAAACATAATGCAAGTAAAAAAACTCGATGGCTCATTGCAAAATCTTGACTACCAAAAGATTCATGCAATGGTTGAAATTTGTGTGGCTGGAATCGAAAATGTAAGCGTCTCAGACGTTATCATGGGCGCAAAACTTAACTTCTACGATGGTATCTCAACTCAAGACATTCAGACTGCGCTAGTGAAAAGTGCCGAGAACTTGATGACTGCGCGTAACCCTAACTATTCATTGCTTGCAGGTCGCTTGCTCCTCACACAGCTTCGTAAACAGGTATGGGGGCAGTGGGAAGTTCCTTACCTCTCGGATGTAGTTTTCGCTAATACTTTGCGAGGCTTTTATGACGAGGAATTACAAAGCTTTTATTCTTCTGAAGAGTGGACTGAACTCAACGACTACATTAACCACGACCGCGACCTCGACTACACCAGCGCTTCCATTCAGCAATTCAAAGACAAGTACAGCGTCAAAAACCGTGTTACTGGACAAATCTACGAAACTCCGCAAGTAGCTTACATGCTGATTGCTGCGGCTGGGTTTGCTCACGAGGATAAATCGATTCGGATGCAGTTTGTTAAAGATGCCTACGACGCTTTTTCGACGGAAACTATCTCACTTGCCACACCAATTCGTGCAGGTATGCGTACAAGTTCCAAACAATATGCAAGTTGTGTCTTGATTGCGGCTGATGATGACCGTAAATCGATTGCTGCGGCTCAGTCTGCGATGATGGAGTACGTTTGCCTCCGTTCAGGTATTGGCGTTGACTTTGGAAGATGGAGAGCGCTCAACTCCCCTATCCGTAATGGTTCCGTCAAACACACTGGCGCAATTGGTTTCCTCAAGTCCTATGAAGCTACAATCAACGCCTGTAGCCAAGGTGGGGTTCGGAAGGGTAGTGCGACCATGTTTTACCCAATTTGGCACAAAGATGTCTTGTCATTCTTACCTTTAACTAATGGCAAAGGCACAGAAGAAACCAGAACAAGAGGACTTGACTATGGTGTAGGTATTTCTAAACTATTCTATGAGCGCCTTCAAAATGGGCAAGACATCGCATTGTTTGACCCTAATCACCTTAAGGGTAAATATAATTTGTATGAGAATTTCGGGCTAGAATCTTTCGATGCTTTGTATTTAGCTGCTGAGGCTGACGCGGAAATTGAGAAGACTTATATCCCTGCAACGAAACTTTGGACAATCTTGGCTCAGGAACGTGGAGAAACAGGACAAGTTTATATTCTGAATGTTGACCATGTGAACACTCATAGTTCTTTTACAAATCCGATATTCTCCTCAAATTTATGTATGGAAATCACGTTGCCAATCCGTCCTTTCTATTCTCTGACAGATGAGACTGGAGAAATTGCAACTTGTATTCTCGCAGCCCTCAATCCTACAAGACTTAACAGTGAGTCCCAATACCAAAAAGCATCTCGGATTGTTGTACGTTTTCTTGACAATATCATCGAATATCAAGACTACCCATTTGTAATGTCTGAGAATGGCTCCAAAGGCAGACGCTCAATCGGGGTCGGGTTCAACGACTTTGCACATTGGTTGGCTCTGATTGGGGTAGAATGGGGGAGTGATGAGATGTTAGCGGAAGTGCATCAACTGGCTGAGATGCACCAATATCATCTGCTCAAAGCTAGTAATGAGCTAGCTATTGAGAAAGGGGTTTGTAGTAAATTTGATGAAACTAAATACTCCCTTGGTATTCTCCCAATCGACACTTATTATAAAAATGTTGATAATCTTGTTGCCCCGAACTATCACTACGACTGGGAAGCTTTGCGTGAATCTATTCTTGAACATGGGCTTCGCAACAGCACTGTTACCGCGCAAATGCCTTGCGAGAGTAGTAGCTTGACTGGTTCTGGTTCCACCAACGGGATTGAGCCTCCACGTTCCGCTATTGGCATCAAAGACAGCAGTACAAACACACTCAAATTTGCTATTCCCGATGTAGATAAAGTCGAATATCAATATGCTTGGTCTTTTTCTTCTAACGAAGCTTACTTGAACACTGTCGCAGTTATTCAGAAGTTCTTTGACCAGTCCATCAGTGCTAACACTTATTACAACCCTCTTCTGTACCCAGATTCAAAAGTACCTCTTCAGGTAGTTCTCGATGACCTCATTTACGCATATAGTATTGGTCTGAAGAGCTTGTATTATCACAATACGCATGACATGTCTGATAATGGTCTATCTTCGTCTTCTTGCAGTTCTGGAGCTTGTGCGCTATAAATGAAAGTAATCAATTTTGAAAAAGAGAATCAAACCCAACCCCTCTTTTTGGGGGAAAGCCTCGGTGTCCAGAAGTATCTATCACCCCAACACCCTAAACTCGAAGCTCTGACCGTTCGCCAAATGGAATACTTCTGGCGACCCGAACGACACGCAGCTAACATCGCTCAAGACAACCTTGACTATCCAAACCTAACCGAGTCCGAGCGCCACGTATTCCTCTCTAACATTCAATATCAGATTGTTCTCGATACTATTCAAGGTCGTGCAATCATTCCTGCTCTGATGCCTTTTGTAAGTTGCGATGAGCTTGAATCTTGTATCACAGCTTGGCAATTCTTTGAGAATATTCACAGCCGTAGCTACTCATTCATCCTTAAAAACGTGCTTCCACAGCCTGAAGATGTGTTCGATGGTATAGATAAGGTTCAGGAGATTATTGCGCGGTCTAACGACATTTGCAGCCAGTATGAAGAGTTGATTACCTATGCTATTCAATACTCAGAGAGAACTTCCTACTCTGAAAAAATCCCTCTTGATAAAGATGAGCTAGACACATTAAAAACTTCGATTTACCTTACGCTCATTTCTGTCAACATTCTTGAAGGTGTTCGTTTCTATACTTCATTTGCTTGCTCGTTTGCACTCGCAGAAAATAATAAAATGCTTGGTACTGGCAAGATTTTAAGTGAGATTGCGAGGGACGAAGCAGTGCATCTAAATATCACACAATATTTAGTAAATACTCTTAATTCAGATAAAGATTGGCTACACATCACTCAAGACCTTAAGATTCGCTCTCAAGTTGAAGCTATGTATCGCTCAGCCGTACAACAGGAAGAGGATTGGGCAAAGTACCTCTTTAGTAAGGGTTGCCTTTTAGGACTTAATGAGGCTATACTGAGCGAATTTATACGTTGGATTTGCAATATGCGTACAGATGTTATCGGATATGGTCAACTGTATCCAGAATCGAAGTCTAACCCGATAACTTGGATTCTACGTCACCTTGGTGGTGCTGAAACTCAATCAGCCTTGCAAGAAACAGTGACCAACACTTATCTCGAAGGTGGTGGACTTGACCTTACCAAACCCCTTAATTTCAGTTCTAAAAAGAGGAAATTTTCACTATGAGATATTTCAACTACCGCTTTGACCAAAAAGACGGCTTCAGTAAAGCAAACTGGTACTCACCATCCTCAAATACTTGGAGGCAAGACGAATTACCTTTCTTTGCCCTCCGCGTACTAGTTGATTTCTGTCCTCGCGGAGCTGACCAAAATCAAGTTATGTTGCGCGTAGGTAATTGGAAGTTAACTATATTTTTCTCTTTCATTTACACAAAAAAGAAGCTCGTTAATTCTGAGGCGCTTGCCCACGAAATATCTCCTTACCTGCACCATCTCAGAAGTGGCGCTTTATCTGTAGAAGACATTCGCAGAGCTTTGGAGTTGACTATTGATTCAGGTGTAACCGCAGAGCAAGTTATCGAAAACATCAAACGTCTAGGAAGTAAGTAGTATGTGGCTAACACTAAAAGATTTCCAAGACCAAATCGACAAGTTCTACGAGATTAGCGGTGAATACCCCAGAGAACTTCAATTGTCACTAAAAGTTCCTAGACCTAAAGGATTTCGCGCCTACTGTAACAGAATGAAAATCAAGGTGAGTTATGTCTAACAGCGTACAAGAGCGTTTCATTATTGAGCAAAAATATCAATTCTCAGATTGGAGTATTTACCCTTATTATCCAAGAGGATTACTTAGTCTTAATGATGCTCAAGAAGCCGTAAAGCTTGCAGAAAAGAATGATAATGATTTCCCAGCTTACCCTAAAAGGCAATTCCAAATCGTAAGACAGACTACAACTGTTACCAGAGAGGTAATTGCATGATTGACCCAACTCAAGATGGTAAGACTCATATTAATATCTGGGCTAAAGGCGCGACTTTTATCGGCAAATTCCTCGCTCCTCGAACTCTTTGCGAACTAAATCTTCCCGAAGGACGATTCCTGTGCGTAGCTGCATACTGGTATCATCTAACTTGCAAAGAAGATAGCCGCCTGAGTCATGTAAATGGCTGGGAAACTGAACTTCTTGCTACCCAACTCTCGCCACTGCCTAGAAGCCAGCAACTACCCGCAGCCGAACTTCAAGCGAAAATCAAAAAAGCGCTCGACCAAAAAATCAAGTGGAGCGAGTACTGGCAAGAAGAGTTCACTGAATCAACACTTCCTTTTCTGCAATATCACCTTGACGTTGAGGGTAATGTGGTTGACGAGAGTAGAAAATATCGATGGCTGCTAAGCCACCTTGAAGCAAGACGTACACTATTACAACAACGGAGAGACGCAGCATGACAGTGCCGTTTAAATATCGTCTGCACCGCAAGACCGTCGAAGTCTACCCACACACCCGCACATTCTGGGCAGTTCAATTCTCTTGCGACGGACAAAATTGGTTTGAGCTTGATGAAATTACGACTGTACCACTAACCGCACTACCACAATGAATGAGCAACAATACCTAGACTACATTAAAAAATACTTACAAGAAGCAACCACGAAATATTACTTTGAGCTAGGCTTATACCCTGCCAATGGAGATAATTACCCTCAAGAATGTTATGCAAGCTTGAATTTTGCTTTACAAGACGATAGTGTGAAAATACTGGAGTCTGGTGTTTCTATGGTAGAAGCGCTTAGTAATCTCGTAACCTATCTTCAGCACCCCTCAAACCAACATTACAGAACTACGGATTTTACATTACCTGAGTACAACCATGAATAGCTACACTTCCGCAGACCTCACTTATGCTTTTCTGTTGCAAGACATTCTACGCCTCAACAACGTAGTCGAAACTCGCAACCATTCATGTTACTGCAATCCTTTTCTCGATAACGTGACATTCGACTCTCTACCCCTCATTACTGTTCGCAAGACTGCTTGGAAACTTGCTCTGACTGAGATGGAGTGGTTCATGTCAGGGGAATCAAAATGCCCTGAAAAACTACAGAAATGGTGGGCTGGACAGCTTAATGAACACGGACACTACATCGACGGTTACAGCCACCAACTTCGCCAATCCACTTACTCTACTTCTGAAGGGCTGGCAGCCTGTTTCGACCAAATTAAATATATCCTTGACGGTATTAAAGGACATCCCCACTCTCGCCGTTTAAGAATTACGACTTGGAATACAGGGGAGATGGCTAATATTACAAAAACTAATAATAATACGAAAACACCAACTTCATGTCATGGTTCGTTTGTTCAGTTCTTTGTTGTGGATGGTGCTTTGCATATCAAGCATCTTCAAGCTAGTATTGACACCTTACTCGGTTTGCCACACAACTTCGTCCAGTACTGGGCGTTACTCACTTACTTCGCCTTTCACGCCAATCTTAAAGTCGGTTCACTTACTTGGGTATTTGGCGATGCTCATATCTACAACGAAGAGTCTCATATCAAAGCTGCTCAGGATATAAGTTATTTTGCAAATCAAGCATTGAGAGCTAATACACTTGGGTCGTTTAGCTATCCTAAACCTGAGATTGAACTTAATCTTGCCTACAACTACTCTGGCGAACTTGACTCATTTGGCACACCTAAATTCGCTGCTGCTGACTTCACTATCGAAGGTGAAATTCCCAAGCCAACTGTGTTGACCAAACCTAAATTGCTATAATCTATTCCTCTAGATAGATACAATTCAACATTACAGAGTGTTAGCTTTAGGACAGTAAACACTCTGTAATTTTTTCCATGCGTGAATTAGGCGACAAAGTTGCTATCATCTACAAAGCTAATGTAGTTTTTGGTACTATCATCGAGATTTTCAGTAAGAAAGTTTTCGATGAGAGTCTTTTTGGCTATCGTATTCAATCTGCTGATGCGACTGTTTATTCGCACACTCAGCAAACCTCTTTAGACACGAATACTCCCAGACTACTTATCAGTAAAGAATCTGAAATTGCAGAAGAAACTCTTTTTACAATTTTAGATGAAGGTGCTGGAAGCGAAATTTTCAAAATCAACAATCAAGAAAAGGCAAAATATGCTTAGTTTCATAGTATTTCTCATTGCTACATTTGGAACTGCCTTTGTATGCTGGCTAATCTCATTAGCTTGCGGCACTGAAGGGAAGGATAATTAATGACAAAGCATGACATCAGACTTCGTGTTAGTTCCCTCATTCGACAACTTAACTATTCAGAGGTCAAGCTACAACGCCTTGACATCGACAAGCTTCGTAACTGGTGCAATACTAATCTCCCTAACGCAGTTGAAAAATTTAAGCGCAACCGATTCGACCTCAATGAAGCAACAACTTGGGAAGAACTTGCTTGCTATAACACCATTCTGCAAATTTACGGTCGTAAAGTTGCCATCTATTTTACCTTTGGGTGGCTCGATTATCAGGGGGTAAAGGAATTTATCCAGTCTAAGAAGGGGGTAAAGTTCCGTGAAGATTTCGGGCTTGACCATCACAGTGCAATCCTACTTTCGCCCACAACATTCTTTTCTGCCGAGTCGCTAGACGAGTTTTGGGTCAGCTTCGACCTAAAAAGTGGTAAGGGATACAACTTCCTCGACTATTCGCATTACAATGACGATGAAGATATGGATTCGTCTCAGTACGACTGGCTCAACGAAGCCCTAGCCGAGCAAGAGAATGAAAAAATCAAGAATCCTTACGAAGACTTGAATCGTCGCACAACTACAACCCGCAAAACTAAAAAATAAAAAGATGTCATTATTACCAACAACTAAAAAATACGTTCGCCAGCCCACCTCGCCTCAAGTTGTCGAGAGTGAGCCGCACCCTAACACTTTAATGAGTGTACTTGAAGCAGAAGAGTCTCATCTTATAAATGAGCTATTAGGTATTCATGAAGCTAAAAATCGCGAACCTAACCTGCGAAACCGACTTAACGTAGTCCAACAATCATTGCAAGCCTTCCGTGCCTTAGATGTTGCTCCTGAGCCTGTACAAGAGCAACAACTGGAATGTCTGCCTATCCCTCAAGAGAAGCGTATTCGGAAAGCCACAACTGCAAAGACGGTAAAACCTACCCCAAGAAGTATTGCACCAGAACCTGTTGTGAGCGATACTGAAGGTATTGAACTTGTACATGACGATTTCGCAACATTTCCTGAGTAATAGCTATGCTTACATCTAATGGGGAGTATTTTAATCCTCCTTATATTGAAAAATGGTACACAGACCTAGATAAACTTTGTAAAAGCCTTAATGTACCTAATCCCGCAACCTCTAGAAAAGAAGAGCCAACCATGACCGACAATAGTTTTTATTATTCTGACCTAATCGGTATTCCAGTAACCTCAGCATACTCAAAAGCAGCTAGAAACAAGGAGTTGAAGGAGCTATCCGATGCTTTGTATTTGGCATTAATTTCCCCTCCTCCCCAATTCCCTAACACTAGCAGTAACGAGAAGTTTCTTGAGCCTGTAACTGTCTTCCATAATGAAGTTTCAGAGTATGACAACGAACCTCTTGGCGGTACAGTAAAGTGCAAGCAATTCTACGTCTCTCTCGGCATCTTCGACCTCGACACAACTTCTGCGGTCGCTACTATCACCAAAGACAACAAACTTGAACTCACTTGGACTGAACGTGCTGGTAAAGGAAAATTCTCTAGTAAGATTCCTAGCTACCTAGTTGCCACCTCAGCGCCTATACTTAGGTATGAAGGTGGTGTGTTAGATATTCGAGTTCCAGTGGAGTCACGAAGCAAGAATGAAGCGGTATTTGTCGGTAAGCTTGAATCGAAGTAGAGACGAGCTACGCGAATTGATTCTACCTATCTTTATTGATAGGGTGAAGCAGGAAATTTCTAGGGGTAGTTGCGGCTACCCTTTCCCATATCAAGGAGAAAACCATGTTTAATCTTGACGAAATCTACAAGCTGATGTTGGAATATCTGCTAATAGTAGTATTGACTGTGTTTGGATTGAAGATTACACTTCTATTTACACAAACGATTTGGGAACTTTATAACTATGGCAGACCCTAGGCACTATAGCATTTCCATCCTTGAAAACTTCTCGGACAAACCGCTACAAGAAATTGCACTTGTAGTTGCAAAAAAGATTGAAAAAGAAATCTCCGAAGATGACTTCACTCTCTGGGACGAAGTTGAAGACTTAGAGTTAGGCACAAATTTCTTAACTACTAAAGAAGCCTACACTTGGCATTCTGTGGCGGATGACCTTGCACCAATGTTTACCGATTTCCCTGATACTTGTTTTTGCTTATCTGTCAGTGACGGTGAAGATGGAGGACAATATCGTATTCTATTTTTCAATGGTAAGGCAGTAACACAGTACCCCGAAATTCGTTACGAAGATTTTCGACCTAACGATTTCGATTACCAAGCTTCGGCAAAAACTCCTTTGGAGAGTGCAGAAAACAATGTTGAAGAGCTTATCTCTAAAACTTGCAACAAAATCGCTGCTTCCATGACTGAAGAGCATGACCCTGAATTACTAGGACTCATCAGACAGAATTTGTTTGGCGATATTATTTTGGAGAACTCACAAGATGCTTGACCTAAATGTGACTATGATTGACCCGTCTCAACCTCCCGACAGTATCGAAATAGCAAGTGTAGCTTCAGCAGACGACCCAGAGACTCGCAAAATAATTAGAAAACTTTTGACTATGCCACAACCAAATTTGCACTCAATGCCACAAGCTGCTAACATTCTCAACGTTGACCTGACTAAGCCTGAGAATTGTATTTTCATTCCTGTAAACTGTGTCGGGGTCATGGGTAAGGGCTTGGCACTCGACTTCAAAGAAATGTATCCAGAATTTTTTGCTCAATACAAAGAGATTTGTCGGTTACATTATTTGCGCGTTGGATTCCCTGAGATTATTTATGGGAATGAATCTTTGGGTAGTGTAGTATTATTTGCAACTAAAAAACATTGGCAAGATAAATCCGAAGAGATTTGGATAAAAAGAGGACTTCTAGAACTTGCTGCTACAAATGATTTAGATTACGTGAGATGGCGCAAACAAACTCGCAACATTCACATTCCCAAACTTGGATGCGGTCTTGGAGGTCTTAATTGGGCTGACGTAAGACCTTTGATTGTGCGATTTGCCGACATGATGCCAGAACACGAAATTTATCTTTATGAATAGTTATGTTAGGAAGTGTACCAACCGAACCAGAAGAAATTAAGATTGGGGTATTGACGACGGGCTTAATAAACTTTATATTGATACTCAACACCTTTTACAGAAATATTGTAGTGTAGTCTCTGCCGAATCCACTACAATAATCCTTACTAACGTTTTCAGGAGCAAATAGATGTCACGTACCAAAAAACACAGAGATTTATTCTTCCTTCGTTTTCTGCATCAAATGATTAAGGCAATTGGCAGTCCCTTCACACATCCTCGCGCATCTCGCTGGGCTAAGGTACGCCGTAGAGTCAGCAAACAGTATGGAGGCACTAACTGGGGGGACAAGCAGGGGGTAGACAGCAGATATAATGACCTACCCTACAAACGTGCAGCCAAGCGAAACGACCGTCGAGAAGCATTACAGCAAGCACATCAACAACTTGAAGAGTACAGAGATGAAGTGGATTACTTAAGAAGAGTACAGATTCAACGTGATTGGTTTGCTAGTCTTGATGAACCAGAAGAAGAGGAGTTTGACCCAATAGGAGGCTACATTGACTAACTTGCGTTGGCAAGATAATGGACAATTTTCTTACGCTTGGTTCGGCATCACTAAGCTCAGCGTCGAGTATGAAGGTGCAATGCACCCTAGAGGTTCAGATTTACCTACTGGCTATCGAGTCAGTGTTGAGGGGTACAAAAAGCGTGAACTGAAGCACTTATTCAACAGTATGGGTAATGGAAAGATTGCTGCTGAACGTCTACTCTGGAGAATTGTAAACGAGATGCACCAAGACCTGTCTCAATATTCTTGGGATACGCACAACAAAGAAGAAGTTAAATGGGTGGTTAGATGAAATTCCCTAGATTCAAGATTTACTACAATGTTAGTGAAGATTACTATTTCATTAAGGAACGGTTCTGTTTATTCTTCTACAGGCTGAGGATGACGCTTAATGGGCATGATTACTATACAGTAAACCGATTTAGTTCTCTAGCTGAAGCTGAGGCTTATATTGAGACTACTCTTATGCTTGAAAACCAAGCAAACACACCTGATGAAATCAAACTAGTAAAAGAACTATGATATTTGAAGAACTGACAATTGAAGAAGAATCTCTAGAAAACCTTAAGGAGTTCCAAGAACACTATCTAGGTTTTAGACTACCTTTTTGTGATAACAATAAACTTTTGGTGTCTTTAACTGAGATTATCCTTAAGCAACAAGAACAAATTGAGGAATTAAGGCAGTATGTTGAAGACCAAAAAAGAGAGGCTAGATTAGCATCTGAAGACTGCAACTAGTAACTCGTAACTGATTTCACGTAAATCAAATTGTTGATACAAGTAAACTCAATAATTGCGAAGTTACTTGAAAATGCAAAGACGCTCCAAGACCCAAATCTAAAACGGGAATCAAAGCCCGTAATCGTCCAAGCACCACTATTCCTATCCAACAATAAACTGCCAGCACCATTTCTCAGCGTCGCCTGTAGGTTAATGGTGCTGTTTTGTGTGAAGACCACTCGAACCTGCTCAACGCTTGTAAAATCAGCTACAGTCGTACCAGAAGTGGTTGTGACGCTTGTAATCATGTTTAATTTATTTGCAGTATTGTTTGACCTGAACCATCGCCCAGCACCAGCAGTCGGAGCAAATATCTGTCCTGCGACAGTTGCATCAGTAGCAGTGGCATCGTATATTAACCAAGACTTAAGTTCAATGCAAACAACCGCAAAGCCTTGAGGAAGTCCACCGACATCAAGATTGAGGACTTCAGTAAGTGTAGAAAAAGAAATAGGGTGAGCCATGAGATTTCAAATAAGAAATAAGTTAGATTACAGTGATAGTATAGCGTTTGAATCTGATAAGTTTTGGGTTGAGATGAAGTTTTATCCTTTAAGTAGTTGGAAAAATATTTGGGTATACCGAAAAATCGCAGGGATTGTTCCTTGTATCCGTACTCCAACTATGCAAATTTCTATGCACTGTAAAAAATATCAGGTAAATAAGAACTAGTATATCGTGCAGATTTAGTAACTCGGAGCTGCACAATCTCAATCCAGCTTCTACTACGGAACAATGAGGTGTTAAGGCTTGCTACTGCGCTATCTTGGCTGTACAACCTCTTGATACTGAACTCCGAACTTGACGAGCTTGCATTCATCACTTCGCTTGTGGTTGCAGTTGCTTCGAGTTCACCATTCAAGAATAAAGAACAGCTTGTGCCAGATTTTACAAAAGACACATCAACTACTGTGCTGTCAGGAATATCAGTCACACCGTCCAAAGTGAAACTACCAAAGGCGATGCGTAGCTTAAGGTCATAGATGCCCCACGTAAAGCCACCTTCAACATCGATAATAGCTCCGCGAGTATTGCCAGATGGATTAAATATCTGGGCTTCGAGCGTCACATTACCAGTTATCTCCAAGTTGCTGTTTGTATAGCCGATATGAGAGTACTTATTGAGCCTTCCTGACGCTATGAGAGGCTGTACTGTAACATTCGACGTAAAACTTCGTGAGAGGCTGTACTGGGCGAAGTCGGCATCACTGACGTTGTATTTGAGCAGCAAAACCGTAGCGGAAGCGGAGGGGTCTTTTGGCGGAACGTCATTGGTAGAAAAAGGAATACTGGCGCTTGTATTTATCGTGAGTTGGCGCAGATATCCCTGCCAACTTTGCGAAGTCCACGAAGGTGTTCCAGTAGCGTTTTTCAAACTGCCAATGCACAGTGGCTCAATTGAGTTGTTGTTGAAGTTATTAGCTGCCTTAAGGTGAGCGCTTAATACACCATCGATGAAAACCTTGTAGACTCGCCCGATTCGATTGATGACGATACTATGCTCGGCAATATCGTCTGGTAAGGCACAAGAGAGTGTGTTACTGCCAAAGATAGCGAACAAGGTACTGTCAGCCGCTACACCCACATAAAAACCTATGCTGGATGCTCGATGACTACCTAAGATGCAACCATACTCCCCTACGGTCGTCTTGGCAGAAAAGAAGGAGATAGTGAAGTCGGTTTCGTTGAAGTTTATTGCCGATGTTTTTGTCGCCTCAAGTCTGCCCCCTGAAAGGATTAGACGAGCTTTGACTATGCTCGGAGTGCCGATTGTATTGCCGATGTCTGAGATGCCAGCGCCAGTGTACGCCGTTGTCGATGATGCAAACGCCAGATACAAAACTTCGCTGGAAGGAGCCACCCAATTTATTTTCTGCACCGTAGCGACAGCGCCTGTATTATCTACATTGTCACTGTAATCGATATTTGCGTAGAGTTTGTTGATATATTGCAGTTCAAGTACTTGCTTGCCGAAATATGCGGTGAGAAGCATAGCTAGGCTGTATTGTTTGGGCAGGGCGAAAATGTCGGTGAAATTCTTGATTATGTGACCGTTCGGAACTAACTCGATAAAATATTTAGTGTACTTGTCAGCATTGAGGATTGTGAGTGTTGTATTGGTAGATAGGGTGATGCTGATGTACTGATTAGCTGTAGAGAGGTCGAGCGAGTATGTGTCAGTCGAAATAGTGATTGAGGTCAGGTCGTATGCGTCGATGTCGTTTTGAGGTATGTACTCGAAACCAGAGGATGCGTTGAGGCTGCTTGCCACGTTAGTATAAACGCCCCAACATTTGCGGTCGAAGTTGATTAGCGGAGTATTTTCAGGTACGATAGTAGAATCTAGAGCTGACAATTCGTTGTCGCTGTTTACTGTATAGCCGTTACGTGGAGGTCTTGACATTTGACTATTATAACCTTAGACGGATGGCAGAAAAAGAGGTTCGAGGTAATGTTAAGTAGTTAATTACAAAGAAGTATAAAATGTCTTATACATTCTCTGATTCCAGCCTTGTAATTTTGTCTCAAATTGCCTATATCAGTGAGATTACTATACTAAATGGTGTCCACGAATCTTTTGAGATAATTCTCGCAAGTGGTAAAACTATGAAAAAACCTAACCATAGTATTCGCGGTGTTTACTCAGATGGTAACTACACATCAATAACTGAACGTGAAGGACTAATAAAAGCTTTAAAGGAAATTGCATGAACACTAGACATCTATACACATTTCAAGATGGTCGCGTACTTGTTCTTGAGCATATTGTAGCTATAGGTAGTCCTTACCCTAGTAGCCGAGATGAAGAAGTTTTGTTCTTTCAAGTAGATATGCTTGGTAATGTTTGTTATTGCTACCCAGATGTGGGTATTGAAGAAACAGCTTATGGATACTTAAAGGCTGACGGCACTCAAGACTCAGTTACTTATACAACAACTGAACGCGCTAAACTCCTCAAGGCTCTGTCAGCCATCTAATATGAAATTCAAACCATTTTTACACACCTTACCACCACTTGACCAAGCTAGTTTCGATTATCTAGAACTGGGTTTTTACCTTGGAAACTTTTACTTATGTTTAGAGTTTTTCTTTTTTCCCGTTTCTGGTTGGTCTTGGGAATGTTGTAAGATTGACCCATTTTGCTTTTTAGTGAGGGATACTAAATTTGGTTTTATTTTACCTACACTGGAATTTCAATACAGACACCTATGCTAACAAAAACACCGAAAGTAGGCGATGAAGTTTTCGTTACCGAACGAGGCTTCCGCAACACAACCAATCTGCTAGGGATAAAAACTGTATCTAAGGTTGGTGGAACCTATCTACACATTGAAATTTATTGTAGGTTTGAAAAATTCACGTTCACTGGGCAATGCTCTACAACTAATTATTATGAGTTGTGGGATAGCGAAGAGTCCTACCACAGTATCATCACGAAAAGAAGAGAACGTGCAGAGAAAATTGAGAAAATTAGAAACATCACTTCTGATTGGCACTTTGCCAAGAACCTGAGAAGTGAGGCTTTGGACGAAATTTTGCAATTACTAACACCGCAGGTACATTGATGCGAAAACCTAAGAACTATTGCCAAACAAGAATAATGGGTTATCAGTACGATGAGTTGATTTTGCTGAGGCTTATACTCATACTTAAAGAAGATTTTCCTCATTACAGCGTTCGGGACATACTAAACGCCCAAGAATGGATACCAGTAAAACGTTGTCGGTACTATCTTGAAAAGTTTTGCAGTCGTGATTGGTATAACTACGGAGTTTGCTTGGATTTAGGTTGGTTGCAGCTCGAAAATATCCCACAAGAAGTTTACAAAGCAATGGAGTTAATATGATTAAACAGCTCCTCAGACTATTCCCTTACGTGCGACAACTAGAAGACCAACTTCGCCAAGCTATTGCTGGTGAAATCTCACTCGAAAGTCTGCAAGTGAAGGACGGAAACATCGACTTAAAGTTAAAGTCAAAAATCGTACCATTAGTGGCTGAGGCGTTCCATGAGCTACTTGACGAGATGGAAGCTCCTAACTACATCGAGTTCAGCCTAGACCACCTAGAGACGCATGAAACTATTCTTGTGACAGTGCAGAAAAAGAACGGAAAGTCTCCTGCCGAGTTGCAAGCCTTGGCAGAAGAAAAAGAGCAGTATTGGGAAGAGAAATATTACGAGTTACTCGAAGGTAGTCCCAAAGCCATGAAAGAGTCTGATATCGAGGCAAACAACAGGATTTTACGCGAATTAATGGATGAGTGTAGGTAATATGAGTGCAGACCGTTGGATTGCTTTACTTACGGAAGAGGAGTATGAAGCAGAGAGAGATTATGCTGATAACTTTTTTGGTGATTCAGATATGTGGTTTGATAATGTATCTGTGAAAAATAACAAAAAGCCAGATAATGTCGAAGCTTTTTGTTTTGGGGCTACTGACGACGATGTGCCCGAACAAGTGCTGAGCAACATCGATTCCCTAAAGTGCTTGGTAGATGATGTGGTCGCCCTTCTCACATTTCTCTTTCTACAAGGTTCTGAGTCGCAGCAAATCGATATGTTTGAGCGTTTCTTGACTGCTAATTTGGGTAAGGGTAAAATTGTACATTTTTGGAGTGAATAATGATTTCTGCAAGTGAATCTGAAATTGTATCTAAAGAAACTATTAAGAAGTACTTTGTCACTATGGCAAACATACCTATTTCGTTACCTATGACAGTATCAGAGTACAACTTAGGCGCTTGTGTTGAATTTGCCAAACATCTACAGCGACAATATCCAGCTCAGCCAATACATCTTTACGAGTCCTCCATTACTCAAATACATGTATATGGAAGTTAGTGCTAAAATCATTAAAACCTAGCAAAGAGCGACGATTTTGGCTAAACAGAGAAACCAATCATCCACTGCTTTATTTAACATTCAATCGCTTCTTAAGGTAGAGGCTAAGACAGAAAATCAACAACGGGCATTCGACTATTTTCTTGAGGGGTACAACCTAATATTAAGCGGTTCGGCTGGCTCAGGCAAAACAATGCTGGCTCTGTATCTCGGTCTTAAATCCTTACTACTTCGCAAATATGAAAAAGTTGTAATCGTTCGTTCAATTGTTCCAACACGTAACATAGGCTTCCTCAAGGGGACTCAGCAGGAGAAGGAAAGTGTGTACGAACAAAGTTATTTGCATCTTGTCAACAAGCTTCTACCCACGATTCCTAATGCTTACGATGCGATGAAAAAGGAAAAGACAATTGAATTTACATCTACTAGTTTCATCAGAGGCAATAACATCAACAACGCTGTAGTGATTATTGATGAATTTTCCAACCTTACTTACCATGAGTTGAGTTCAGTAATAACGAGACTCGGAGAGAACGTTAGGGTAATATTTTCAGGAGATTTTTTTCAATCAGATTTACGATATTCTGATGAAAAAGCTGGAGTACTTCAATTTCTTAAAGTACTCGCTAATATGCCTGATGATTTTAAGAGGGTAGACTTTACTATCGATGATGTCGTAAGAAGTGGTTTAGTGAAAAGGTTCCTTATTTCAGAGTATGAACTAAGAGAGCAGCAGAGCTAGTACTTACGCGAATCTTCAGGGGTTGGGGTTGGTGCATCTACGGGTGCATCATCCTCGCCATCATCATCATCTTCATAAAAGATTTCTGAGATGCTATACAATTCAAACAATAGGTTTAAGTGAGTTTCTACCATCTCACTATTCTTTTCTGTCAAGTCCACTAATGCTAGATTCTGAGCTTTCGAGATAAGCTTTATTTGATTTTCTATGATAGGGGTGAAGTCGGTGTCCGTGTTATTTCTCTAGAGGTATTGCTGTGCGAAGTGGATGATGTTTAAATGATTCTATCACTTGGAGGTTACATGACACTAACTATTTTTGGTTATAACAAACGCACCGAACTTCACCCAAATAACTTCTCAGAGCATACACCTTTCCCCGATGTAATCTACGACTTCTTTGCAAGCACTGGATTCAAGCTTTTAAAAATCTCAGCTATTACTCAAGCAGGTGAATGTGGGTCAGGTTACTCTACCGCAACTTGGGGCTACTTCAAAAAAGAAGAAATTGCCAAAATCCCTCCTCTCGAATGGATGGCTAATCCTCCTTTGTTTTACGAGGATGCAGATGAGTTTCAAGAAAATTTCACTGTCGATGAAGATGGTGGCGACGGTTATTACCCTTGCGGAAGTGCAGAACCAAAGCCAACTTTACTCGCACTTTTCAATCCTTGTCGAGTACTGGAAGAACGTCTCTATGTTTTCTCTGGTGCTAGCGCTTTAGGTAAGTCTACATTTGCCCTTTCCTTAGCCTCTGACCCCGCAGAAATCTATGAGACTGATTCTGGCATCCAAATTGATATGGAGAAGCTTGAATACGTCAAATACGTTGTGCTGGGCAACAAGTTCCCTAAACTCAATGATGCTGCTTTAGAGGTATTGCAGAATCTCAAAGGTCGTACTGTTATTTATGTGAAATTCGAGAAATAATAGAGGAGACAGATTAACATGGAAGAAGAAATTTCTCAAGTCTGGGTAATTGTGATGCAGTTAACTTTAGAGCCGAAAAAGTTCTATTGTGGCAACTATGTTGTTACATACCTAAAAAACATAGTAGATGGCGACTATATCCAAATCACTACTTTCCTAGAGCAAGCCAAGCACTATCCTTCGGCTGAAGCTGCGAAAGCTGTCATGAGTACTGAATACTTTAAAAAATGGTATCCTGACGGAGAACCTTTCGCAATGTTGATTTCAGAGACACGTACAGTAAAAAATTTGCACTATCGTGACCAAGACTCGGTGCTACACCAGAAAATACAATCTCTAGTCGATGAACTTTATGCAGAAAAGGAAATTGCACAGGCACTTGAGAAATACGCAGAAACACTTAAAAATATAATTTCATCTGGGGAAATTCCAAATTAAGCCAACTCCAGAAGCTAATGTCATCCCAGCAATAAACTCGCCTTGGCAAAGGCTGCTCAAATGGCTCAAAAGCGCTTAGACCGTCCTCTAAGTAAATTCCGTTGCACAACCCTAGAATATTATTGCAAACACTGAAATTATTAGAGTTTGTTGCTATCGTTGTGGTATAGCTTTGCACAATGTTGATATCAGCACTATTCACTCTGAGTTTCAGTTGGGTAGCGCTTTTTTGCACCCACAGATGATTCCAAACATTTACAGGGGGAACCCATGCAGTCGAAATAATCACTGACCCATTTATTGACACCTCCAAATTATTTGAAACCGTCTTCTTAAGGGCGAACACACCATTCTTTTCTGCCAAGGCGATGAGCCGTCCCGAAGGATTTGTGGTGAAATAGCAAAAACAGTTGAAAGTGAACTCGTTAGGGAACACTACGTCTTCATAAGTAATTGATGTACTTGCCCCAGATTGCAAACATTCTGTACCGAATAATTTGAGTTCGCTGTTATATTCAACGCCAACCATACTGTTTATGCGTGAATTACTACTCTTTTCTGCAAGTTCGCCATTAAAAGTTACGTGAAAGATGCTCGAACTATTTGAAGGGGCTTCATAAACCGTCAAATTTATCTCTGGGTCAGGAACCCTTAATACTAGGCTATTAGAATAAACGATAGAACTGGGCTTTAAATTAGTTGGTATTGAAATATCCGCTTCAAACCAAACTTCATTGCTTACGTCAGTGATTCTAGCTAAATTCACTACAGAGTTTATCGTGGGTAAGGTTTGTGTGTTACCGTACTCAAAAAATATCTCGCCTAGCACACCAATTTCTCTTTTTGACCACTTAGCTGCTGTCAGTGCGATTGTGGCTTGCAATGTATCGCTGTTGTCGTAATATTTGGCGTTGAGTGCGCTGGGGAATGTATTGGTTCCTTTGAAAAGCAGATTAAGTATCGCGTTGCTTAGTTTTGCTGTGCCGAACTCCAGTGTCAGTGCTATACCTGTGTCAGAGTAGAGGATTAGCTCGTTCCCTGACTCTATTGTGGTATCAGAAAGTGCAGCATTAGCAGTGATAATGCCGTCAGAGGTAGTAAGGCGGAGTTTGAGGGGTAGCGCATAGTCAGTTAGAGCGAATCCGAAATTTATATCACTGCTATTATTGCAGGTGTTGCCTGTGATTGTCCAGTAACTTGCATCTAGTGGTAGCGAGGAGATGCCGAAGAGTGTGTTGGTGATATTCACTCCTGCGTCGTCATGAAGAGTGGCTAGAATCGGCAAAGAAGCGGCTGTGATGGTTTGCTGCTTAATTATCTTTTCTGTTATGTCAACGCAAGTGCTGAAGAGTGTAGTCATTTAGATAGTATATCAAACGAAGTATTGCAAAACTGGCACACTGAATATACACTAGCTAAATAAATTGAGGATATATCATGCAAGAAACATTAGAATCACTCGAAGACGCGCTGAATAAAAACTGCGCTATCACTGAATACCTCAACCAGCAGCAGAAAGAGAACAACGAGCGCTTTGTGCAATTGATGCGTAAAAAGTGGTGGTTACTCAATCCTGATATTGTTGAGATTTCTTATGTGGCAGTCTACGAGACGGACTATTCAGATACTACCCCTTCTTATCCTGCAATATCTTGGAAGTCTGCTATTGATAAAACCAATACAGAGGTTTCTTCAATAGATACATCAGGTTATCCTGCACTTGCGTCGGAGATTACTGATGAGGAAACTGTGATTACTGTTCGGAATCCTTACCTAACATGAAAAAATTATTACGCAGTTGGATTGAATCTTTGTATAAGGCTACCGAGTCTTGGTCAGAGCGCGAAGGACTAGATTATCGAAATTCTGCTGATGAAGCTAAGGAAAGATATATCGAATTACTTCCTTGGCGTATGGCAGAGGTTTACGTTAAAACAAACTATAAAATAATGCCTCGCTATGACGGTCGTGCAGAGCATGAACCAGATTGGGTGAAAACTACAAATTGGTATGTACTACACAAAGCTACAGGCATTCTTTGTGAAAGAGCTTACGATTCAGAGCGAGAGGCTGTGAGAAGTATGACTGACTATTGGTTGAAATACTATAAAGAGTGGGTTCCACAGAATTTGCATAGGATTACCATTCCTGATAGATATCGAAGCTGGTAGTATCTCAAGCGCCGATGGGCTGTGAAGATTTGTCCGAGAAGAAGTAGTAGAAGTATAAAGGAGATATTTCAGCTATTAGCAACTAGTCTCTGTGAGGGTTTCAGCGTATTTTGGTGTTAGCAAAACAACTTATTAAATTAGCAAAGCAGCCTATACAAAACTAAAAAATTATAAAACAACTCTATTTAGTTAGCAGCCTAACTGCAAAATCACTGCTAATAGGCGTGCTAATATAATAATAAGAAACTAATTAAATAAGTATGGAAGATAATTTAGCTCTCGTAGCCCAAGTAGAAAAAAGTTTGTGGCGTAACCCTACAGATGAGGAGGGTGTTTTGCAGCTATTTAGTGATGCAGATAGACCATTAGCCAGCGTCCTAGTCGGTGGTTTTGTCAGTATGCAAAAGCAGATGGCAGAAATTAAATCCCTGATAACTACTATTGCCAGTAACAAGACCAATTCAGTAACACCCACAGAGTTAGGTATGTTCTTCAGTATGGACGCTTATAAGTACCTCATTGAAGACTTTAGCCTTGTAGGTGACAAAGTGGCGTATAGGGGCGAAATATGTGGTCAGAGTGACTCGGTGATTTTGCAACTGTCTATACGACTTGAAGATTTTTTTGGTTCCAAGGATGTACATTTTGCAAATCTATTCAAGGGATTGCGACGAGCCTTAACTAAACGTGATAACGTGTTACAAGATTACAAATTACTCCTACAAAATGAGTTAGATGAATATTTCAACCAACACAAAAAAGCCAAACGAATCAAATTTAAGACTATTGCAGATATTTTCTCTGAATTGCCTGATATGACAGAACAAAAATTAAAATTGTGGCTTGAAGAGTTAGGTTATAGACCCAAACCAGATGTAAACAGAGTATTGTGGTATACGAACAACTAAATGACTCAAACATTTGTACGGCTAGAAGACTCTAAAGGCTCTGAGATTTTATACTTGAATCTACCAGAGCTAAGAGTTGAAGAACTTCGCCACAGACTCTATACCTGCAAGTATGAAGGCAGTATAGAGATACTTTCGGAGCTATCATTACCACAACATTTTGTAAGTTACTGTCAGGCTTTAGGTGACTTACTCAAACAATACAAACTAGAGGAGTTATATAAGGTTAGTGCAAATCTAGAGGAAAATGTCCTGTGGTTGTCTTGTAAAGCTAAACCATCTTGGTCTGTCAGCTTTGAAATGGTTCGTCTATCTTATAATCCTGAAATTAGGGCTAAGAACGCTAAGACAGTAGCGGCTAGATTACTGCATGACCTTCTGATTAGAATGGACAAATTAGAAGCAGCTTTTCGTATTTATACAGATTACCTAAAAGAAAAACAAACACCATGAACAAATACCTAGTTATAGCTTACGCAACTATCGAGTATCAAGACTACGAGAAGTATGCAATCGTAGAAGCTAAAAATGAGGCTGAAGCAATGCAGTTATTTGAGTCAGAATTTACTTACTTGAAACTAAAAGCAGAGCAAGTTCATTTATTAGAATTTAGCGGCAATGCTGAAGTAATATACTCTAACTAAAACCATGACTAATAAAGTACTTACGAACTTCCGCGACCACCCAGCACTCCGCTTCGATGACCACCAATCTGTATTTAAAATTGACGACAAAGTGTACCTCATCCGCGAAGGTGTTGTGCGCCAAATTATTCCTCAGAGTATTCGACGCACAAATGTAGGCGAACCTTACAGAACCATAGTTAGGTTTTATTTTACATTCATTGAAGATAAAGTTAATTCTCTTGATATGGAATCGATGGATTTTATACCCAAAGATGAAAAACAGTTGCAAGAGTTGTTCAACGAACCGCAAACCCTAATAGAGTCCTTAGATAAGGTTGGATTACTCAGTTAAATCCGACAAACCTGCACATCGAGAGTCCCACTATCTAAATTTCCAATAGCATCGAACGCAGCTTGAGACAAATCGATATTATCTCCAAAGTCACCTCTGTCATTCGCGTAGACCTCCACAGATGCTCCTGTACGCTCGTTTGTGACTCTGTAGCTACCGAAACTCCTCCAGTCTGCTATTGCGGCTGTATAGCCTGAATTACTGAACATCTCACCACTTGCAGTTTGTCTACCTTCGTAGTAGTCCGAGTAAAAAGTAGCAGTAGCGTAAAAGCATTCAGCTAGGGCGTTTGCAGGGTTTGAGACTATTGCTAGTAGTGCCAAACTTGCTGCGGAAATATTTTTAATAAGCAAATCGTGATTCCTTTTCTTAAGTTCTTAGCTACCATAACATACTGAGTTGTTCTACCTAGAGATAGATGCAGAAAAGAGGATTGGCGCTTAGTATTAGTTTGTTGTGATTCGAGACACTAATGAAGAAGCTCGTTCTTTTTTGGCTATGCTTCAATACGACGAACCTAATGACCATCTCAGAATCGCTAAAATCACCACCATACTTGAACTTTTAAATTAATAACATGACCACACAACCACTTCTCTCTGTCTCCAACTCTACTACCGAACTCACACCCGAAGAGAATGAACTACTTCTTTCTGCAATCAATCTCAGCAGCCAAGAGAAGACCGTAGCAGCCGAGTTAAAGAACGTAAAGGTGCAAATCACCGAACTGTTCACAAAACGCTTTGACACCGCAAAAACTGGCACTATCGCGAAGCTTGGTAAATCCAGTATTCAAGTCAAGCGCAAAGCTGGTAAAAAAGAATTACCAGAAGAACTAATCGAGTTACAATCCAAATTGGCATTCGACAAACAACGTCTACTGACCGCTAATGCTAGTGCAATCGAAGCTCTGCAACAACAGATTCTCGCTTTACAGACCGATGAAGAGATTGAACTGATGGAGTTCGACTTCAAACAACGTGTTGCTGCCTTGAAAGCACCTGAGCCAGAGTACGAAGTAGCGATTAAGGTGTGAGTATGAGAGCCTACCATTTCTCGGCTATTTTTATTCTAGGTGCTAAATTTCATAATGCATATGGATGTAGAGTAGCTAATTCAGAACAAAGTATAAAAACATGGTTATTTTCTCAACCAGATATTATTGCCCGTTCTTGTGTTGGCTATGCTTTGACTCATTTTTCTTGCGGTTTGATTGACCCTGAAATTGCACCAATGAACCGTGAGGACACATGAACATCGTAGAATCTCCTAGACCAGACAATGAACTTGAGGAACTAAAAGCAGAGCGCTCTTATTATAGAGGCTTGCTAGATGATTTAGCTGACCGAGCTAACTTATATTCTGCGGATGCGTTTGAGCAACTAAAAAATCATATAACACCTAGACCTAGCGCCATTGAAACTAGACAAATCTATTGGCATATTGAAGCTACTAGAAAATGTTCAGGTTGGCGAGGATTATTTTTCAGTAGAAAGTTTGAAATCGATGTAAAAACTTTGAAAGAACTTGCCGAATGGTTATTGCATTTACAAGAGCAAGGACATATAATTACTGTGCAAACTAGAACTGGAGATAGAGAACTGTGAAACCTAAACGCGACCCTCGCGTCAAACATCGATTCGTCACAGTATTCCCCGTCAACTTCATTCGCGGCAAACACAAATGTCGCGATGGATTTGAGCGTAGTGTAGTCTGGGAAAAGCCTTGGAGACTGGGGGGAGTGATTTTTGTTCCTCTGTTTCAGTTTTATATTGTAACTCGATTTATCGATAATCAATACATGAAGGAAGATTACACTTACTTTAGTTTAAGATTTATTTGGTGGCAAATTAATGGAAGTTTTTGGTACAGTAAATGACTGGAATTAATGAACTACTTATTTTCTTGTTTGGCTTTGGCTTTATAACTTTACTTCCCGTAGCTCTTTACTTGTTATTTGATAAGCCTGTAAAGATTACTATGTATGATGAGGAAGAGTATCTTCGCAAATATAGAAACGAAGAAGTCAAACCCCGCGTAAAAGTAGCATTCATTAAAGATGCTGCAAGTAAATTTACTATTAGACAACGCCCTTCTAACGGTAAATGGTCTGTTTGCGATGTTCTTGAGGTTGAGTGGGAACAAACTTTCCTGACTTTTGAAGAAGCGGAAAGCGCAGTTAATGCCAAAGCTACTTCCCTAGTTGATGCCTATATTGAGAAGCATGGAGAAAAACGTCTGATTCCCCAATTCAATCTACCGCCACAACTAAGTTACCTACAAAATACCGATGACTATTATTAGCCAAAAAGTGACCTTTCCTTCAGTCCCAGATACTCGTAAATATTTTGCTCCACGCCTTGAATCTCCCCAGTCGTAAGCTGTCTGTTATAGAGCAAGCATCCCAGAAACAATCCATTAACATTTGAAGCAATAGAATCTACTGTCAACGCACTACTTGAACTAAATACCAACACCTGAGCGTCTGTGCTGTCCACATTAGTTGTGAGAGCCACAGACTCTTTTTTTTGCCGAACATCGGTAATTATCTGAGGGATGCTTGCTCCGTCGCTACTGTAGAACTCTAGATTGTCAGTGTAGTTGCTTATCAGAATACTGCTGGCAGTCAGAGCGTTTGCATAGCCATATAGACCAGTACTGACAAAGCTTTTTGGTGTAGTCCAGTTGTCAGAAAAGAGGTACAGAAAAGAAGTACTTTCGTTCGGGCTTCCTACTAGTAGGTCGTAGCTGGCATTAAAGGACAACGAGTATCCAAAATTAGTGGTTGCACTTGTGATTGTTTTGATGACCGTCCAAGCGCCAGTTTCGTATTTCCAAATTTTTACCTCACCTGCAAAGTTAGCGGTCGCCAAGTAATCCCCCTTCAGCGCAAAATCCAAATCCGCGCCTGTAATCGTTTGTGTGAGCGTATCTGAGTCGAAAACCCGAACATTTCCTGAGTTGTCCATCGCTGCCCATCGCGACAAAGAAAAATTACCCAGAATTTTTTTTCCGAAAAAGTTGAAGACACTTACAGGGGTAGTGTTATATATCCCCGCAGACGAAGTGAACTTGTAAATGTTGTTACTGCCTTGAACTGAAGCAAGAAGCGCTGTGTTGTCATCACTTACAAAAGCTGCCAAACCAAAACCATCAATATAAGGCACTGGACTCGTTTGACCCAAATTAAGGCTGGATGTCCAAGTAGCGACACCAGTTCTAGTGAAATGAAGTACTCGCCCTTCCCCTAAATTACTATTCTTAACTCCAATGCAAATTAAGTCGCCAGTACTATTTATTTGCAGCGAAGCGTTCCCCAAAGCTGCCGCATCGCCAGAAGTAAGTGAAAGAGTGACAGCCGAGCCAAAAGCCCAGATGCCTGTGATTCGACGCACTACTTTAACTGTATTTGCGAGGTCATCGATATAGACCAAATTACTTTCATCTTCCGAAATAGCAACTTTGCTAAAGCGCCCCGATTGTGTAGTTACTTTTACGAAATCTCCAATATCAAATTGAAGTGCGCCGACCAACTGAGTGCCTGCGCCACCATTAAATGTGTAGCCAGAATTTGCACCAACATATTTGCGATACGATTTAGCCGCCAACTCTCGATATACAAAGAACAAGGTGCGAACGCCGACCACCTGCGAAGCAAGATTTATTTTCTGCCCTGAGCTTGCGATGTTGTAGGTTTTGCCGTATAGGAGCGAAGTTTCTAGTGTTGCTGACGTTGTTGCATTGGATGTAGCGGTGAGGTTAGGAATTGTGCCGCTTACCGTACTTGATTTTGCAAAGTATCCATCGAGATAACCAGAAATGTTTGCGATGCCAAAAGTACGTGATTCATTAAGGTCAACGGAGTAATCTTGATAATAAGTACCGTTTGAAACTCTTATAGTGATTGGTTTTCGTGCTGGTCGTACTGCAAAATTACTAAGAACTAGCTGGAAAGTTGCTGTCAGTGAATTTGGGGATACAGATACAGTACTAACATTTAGAGTCGCTTCATTTGTTTGCCAATCAGAGTTATCGGGAATTAGTAAGTGTAAAAAGTACGCTGTTGAATCTAAATATGTACCAGCTTGAGTGATTGTGTAAGTTGTTGTTGAATTAGGGGCAACACTTATAGAGCCAGCTACAGAAAAAATTCGCCTAGAAAAAATCCCCTGAAAAGTTGAAGACGTTTTGTTCCTGAATTTGATTGGGTAAAACTGCTCGACCTTGGCTTGAGGCAAAATTGGGTCGATTTGGGGAAAATATTGGTCAAGATTCGCTACTCGCTCATAGGCAGAAAAAGAAATTAGGCTAAAGTTTCCTGTTGGTGCTTGGTACTTACTTGAATTGAACCAGAACTTGTAGCTGGGTATTTTTATTTGCAGTGTTGTAGTGAGCGACAATACACCATTTAGCCATACTTTTACTACAAACTGGCTAAATTCCAGCTTCAGTACTTGAACAGGCTCTAAAGGGTCAAAAGTGCCAATATTCTGTAGATTAATGGTGCTTGAGTTGAGTCTGCCAAATTTAAGTAGGTTGTCCAGTTTCCTTACAAAAAAACTGAGGTTAGGTGAGTCCCAATAGCTTAGTAACTCTACATTTGCGCCAATGTTAGCAGAAAGAAATCGTAGCTCGGCTGTAAAACTTGAGGTGAGAGGTCGAGCGCTTTGTATGATAAGAGAATTAGGCGTTACTAGCTTTGTCTGTGTTTTGTAGTCGCGTGTGGCTGTGTCGGTTAGTTTTGTGAAATTGCCAATCTCGTCGGCGTATTTTAGGTAGCAGATTTGGTTGTTGCTTGGAGCATAGTTAACTAATGCACTAGCAAAAACATCTACACTTAATGATAAAAGCCAAGGTAATGCCACAGACTTATAGCCAATATTTTTGACATCGCCAGTGAAGTTTCCAATCTTGAAAGTGCCAGACTGAATTTTGTAGTTGAAGGTCAGAGTAGCCGCCGACTCATTAACTTTGATACTCAGCACATTTCCTTTTCTGACAACGCGCAAAAGCGCCCATGTAAGCGTAGTGAAAGTTAGTCCTGTTGATATGTCCTCGAAGATACCCGAAGCTACCTGACGTTTGATTACTAGTACACCAGAGACGATTGCAAACGTGAAGCTATCCGCTACAGTGAATAAAGTTTGATTTATAACTCCAGAGGGATAAAATTGCCCAAAAAAGGAAAAATCGTATTTATTTGTAACACTGGAGTAGCTTGTAGATGAAGTGGCGTATGAAATTGTGCTGCTATCGTATATGTCTAAAGAGGTAGGAAGATAATTCTGCTCTGCCTCGGTAAATTGAATAGGTTCTGGATTGTATGAGAATCGGGGAAACATTAAATAGTTACAATTAAGTTTGCAAATCCAACCACACTGATTGAGCCTGTTAGTGAAGCGTAAGCCTTAATTACAACTGAACCTGTGTAACACATACCTGAAAGAATCGGAACTATCCCACGACCAGCAGGAATCACTTGCGAGAATATCTGATAGCCACTTGTACCGCCAATCAACACATAGAGAGTTTGGTCAATGTTGGTGTAATTAAATGCCCCTAACCAAAGTTCGTCAATATTTGTTGCGCTACTTGTGTGGATAGTATTTGCACTGCCTGATGTGACAGCATTGATGGCTATTGGCAAACCATTTGTGCTACCACCTAAAATCGACTTCTGAAAAGTATCCAATTATAAATCCTCTGAGTGCGGTACAAGTAAACTAGCTTTTTTAACACCCTCATTAATAATAACTAAATCAGCTTCGACACCTGATAAGTCAGTATTAATCAAAATGTCTGTTTTAGCCTTAATGCTGTCTAACTTAGTTTCGTTAGCATTAATTTCACTTATTATAGCTGTTTGAGAATTACTTACGTTGGCAGGTGTAGCAAAACCTATTGCAGTTATCCATTGATTTTGATTATTTTGTAATTCATTAGTATCTTCAAGAATAGATGCAATACCAGAATTATTTGGTGCTGTGTAATTAGCTGATGCAAGTCTAGTTGAAGTTGGAACATCAATCCTAGCTAATTCTGTAGCAAGTTCAGTTCTGACTTGACTAGCAATAACCAAAGCTGTAGGGGGGATACTGTAAGCCACAGCAGCCAAACGTGTACCTACCGCTACATCTAGTTTTGTTGAATTAGTGTCAATTTCTGAACGAATAGCGGCTACGGTAGGAGGGATTGTATAAGAAACACTTGCTAATCGACTTGAAGTTGCAACATCTATTCTTGAAAGCTCTACAGAAAGTTCAGTCCTCACTTGGGAAGCTAATGTACTAGCAGAAACTGGTGCAGAATAACCCGAAGTTGCCAATCTGCTAGATATAGTTTCATCAAGATTATTAAGTCTAGAATCGTTCGATAACAACGTATTAGTTGGTATTGCATCTAAAGTTGTTTGTGATGCTCTGGTTGCAATATCAGCAGATAAAGAAATAGATGGAGTACCTATTTTTGTATTTATAGTTCCAATTGTTGTATTATCTGGAGAAGTATATCCAGCAGAAGATAAGCGAGTGGAAATTGCTGCGTCAATTCTTCCAAGTTCAGTTGTTAATTCAGTACGAACTTGAGTGGCAACTTGAGAAGCTGTTGGAGGTATTGTATAGGTAACTCCAGCCAGTCTTGTGCTGACTGCAACATCCAACTTAGTAGAGTTGGTATCAAGTTCTGTTCTAATTTGAGAAACTGTAGGGGGAGTAGTTGCATTTCTGCTTGAGATAGCTACATCAATTCGTGCCAACTCTGTAAAAAGCTCCGCCCTTACTTGAGATGAAATAGTGGAGGCAGATATAGGTGCAGAGTAGCTTGCGGATGGTAATCGGCTACTTATTGCAGCATCGAGATTATCAAGTCTAAGGTCAGAAGAAAGTAATGTTGTGACTGGTATGGAATTAACACTGGTTTGAGATGCTCTGGTTGCAATGTCAGCACTAAGAGAAACAGAAGGTGTCCCTAATTTAGTGTTTATGGTCGATATTGTTGCGTTATCAGGTGCTATGTATCCAGCAGAAGCTAAACGACTAGAAACAGTTGCATCAATTCGCTCTAATTCTGTAGAAAGTTCGGTTCTAACTGCACTAGCAATAGTAGTAGGAGAACTACCGCCACCAGCATCAGATAAAGCTTTACCTGCACTTCCAGATATTTGATGCCCAGATAGCAATCTATCCCAAACAGCAGTAGCAATACTAGATGCACTAGCTCCACCACCTCCACCTGTCGCACTGTTCAAAACTTCTCCCATTGTCCCAATCACATTGTTAAGTGAAGCAATAGCTCCCCAAACTTCTTGGGCAATATCAAATGCTGAAGGTTTAAAGCCAATATTTAAAGTGGCTCCAATAATACCTTTTCCGTCTAAAGTCAATGGTTCAAAAGTAGCAATACCAGCAGCAGAACCAGATTTTACAATACCCCGTATTAAAAATCCTGTAGTTGTAATTAATCCGCCTAAGTTAAGTGTAGCGGCTACAGAACCTATACCAAAAAGAGAGCTTGAGGTTGTAGCTGCACCAAAAGTTCTAAAAGTACTTCCAATTTCACCTACAGATAATGGTCGCTTTAAAGCATTTTCATAATAGCCTACAGGAGATGAGGTTGTTTTACTAAAAGCTACTCTATTAGCCATAGACCAACCAACTCTACCACGAGAATCTATAGAAGTAGAGGCTGCCCCACCACCAAGAAATCTAATACCATTAGCAGTTATCCCGTTATTAGTCAGCATTCCAATTATCTGCTATAGTTTGCAGGGCAATAATTAAATCTAGAGCTTCTTGTTTACTGTTAACTCTAATAAATCTTCCATCAACAACTTCAAAACCTACTACAGTACCTTCATTATAAGGCGGTGTAGCTAATGGGATTTTTAAGCTAGTTCCAAGCATATTGAATTTCTCCGCAGACAATACTACCCGCAGTTAAAGCTCCGCCAACTTGAATAAACATTCCCAAGCAAGAATCATCATAAATTCTAGGTAAAGCTGGAATTTGGTTAAGAAAATCGCGTTCGCCAGCTACGTTAGCAGCAACAAGAGGAATATATGCAATTGGACGATGTAAAACTAGACAACCTACACCAGAAGTTGCTCCAGTATTGACTGCATAAGATTGTACAGATTGAATACCTAAATCTCCTGCTTGAGTAGGATGGAAAAGACCTCCAACTGTAACAGCCGTATTAGTTTGACCATAGCAAGTACCAACTGGAGTTGCTGTAGCAGGAGCAAAAAGTGACCCTGTAGGAGCTGCTGTAGTACGTCCAGAAGTGCCAGCTTCATTTGTATAGGTTAAGGTGATTTGACCGTTACCAGCAGTTGTAGCAGTTGTGACAATAAGTGAAGCTTGTACACCATTAGCATTGGTTAGTCGTGTATCTCCAGTACCAGTCCAAGTTGGATGGTTAGATAAAGTGCTGGGAGCACCAGTTAAAGCTAGTGACGGATACAAATGAATAATATCTGTAAGTAGTAGATAAGAAGGCACTGCCGTTGCTGAGGATGTAATTGCTGTCATTGATAACAAATGACGAGTAAGAGCACCCACATCCCCATTAAGAGGTAAAGCACCTACACTAGAACGATTTCGAGAAATACCTGTGCCAGCAGTACCAGTTAAGACCATCTGACCTCCAGTACCACCTGCGGATAACAATTCGTGCCATCTTCCCGCTGCCGATGTTGCCCCAGTTTGAATAGTTTTATTAAAACCTAATTTTCTAATGCTTTGATTAACTGTGATTGCATTAACAAGAGCATCAATACTTGAAAAACCCATTTATTTTAGTCCTCTGTGATGCTTAAAGCGCCAGCACCTATAATTGGTTGAATGTTTAGTGAAATAGCGAGAGAAGAGTTTAGTGCGCCCTTGTAAAGTACTTTTCCTGTGCCTGTGGAAGCTGTCCCAATAGCCCAGTGAGTAGCAGTGTCAGTTCCTCCTGTGCAATTACCAAAGAGAATCTGAGCAGCATTTATCGCATTATTATCTACAACAGTCCATCCTGTATTATCTCTAGGGACAGATATTCGAGCATAACCTGTATAAGAAATTTCTGATGTAGTTTGAACACCAGTTTCCCCGACATCAGCATTATGTAAAGAAACAAATAAGTTACCACCAATACCACTAATTGCAGTAGCATTAAAAGTGAATAACATTAGGTCATTTTCGTAAGTATTTGATTTACTCATTTTATCTTGAAACTATTAAACCGCTTAAAGTTGAGCTATTGTAAGTGCTGTAAAAAGCATCTTGAGAAGCTATGTAAGGAGAAGGTACAAATCTATACCTAATTGTAGCATTGTGGTTATAACTGTAGATTGAACCACCTGCAATATTCTCTACAAATGTGGGGGCAGTGTCCCAAGTGCTTACATAGTAAATCCAAGTGTTTAAAGTTGCATCTTGCCCTTTCAAACTTTGAAGCCACTCCTGCTCAGTACCAACAAAGCCGTTTATCAAAGCTATAGTATAAGCACTAAGACCGCTAACCCCTAAAGATGCTACTGTAACTTGTATGTTAGTTGCTACTGATTCTGAAACAAGAATACGAAGCTGATTTGTATTTTCAGTTGCAGTTACCCTATATTCTTGAGTGGTTTGATTTGCAGTTACTCGCATTAACTTATCTCTGGCAGAATAGTCCAAACTAAAGGATTAGAGCCGTCTGTAATTGTAGTGACTTTACCATTAGGAGCAACCATCTCTATGCCAAATATGTAGCGCTGCGGTTTATAATTTATAACTTGAGGCATGAAATATATCTTACCATTTGTAGGGATTGGGCAAGTTATATTACCATTAGCAGTACTAAATTCCCAAATTACAGAACCTTGAGGGCTAGTTTTAAATTTGGCAGAAAAAGAATAACCCGTTAAATCCATATCCGAATACACGCTATTCTCTTCAGTCTCGAAGTGAAATTCAACTCCGTCCCAAGTATCGCCTTGTTTGTGTGGTTTTATTGTGTCAGCCATTTTTGTTTTAAGTTACTATTATAATTTTACACTTGTTTTGTAGAGGTGGCATAAAATTGCGGCACACGCATCTGCACAGTGATTATCCCTCAATTGAAATTTTCGCTCTGGAAATACTTTTTCAACTGCTTTGATAACATCTTGTTTATCAGAACCCCCGAAATGAGCCACTGCTTTTTTGATTTCTGTTGGCATATAGGAAAATTCTTCTAGCTGGTATTTATTTGCTAAATATCGAGTCACACCTATAGACTGGTTGAGTTTTGCGCCAATATCCCCTTTTAATACAGGATTTTCATAGATATAAACAGTTGGCTTGTATTCTTTGACTATTTTTTTGAAATGGTCAACTATATCCGCAAGATTTTTTGGTAATGTATCTTTTTTATCTGTATAGAAATTTTCCGCATAGAGAAGTTGCAATTTTTCTTTTTCTGCACTTACAATTGCAAAACCGCTATTCCTGAAGCCAACATCATTACCAAGATAAATAGTCATATAAACTAAAATATAGATAAAACAACATTAACACATGACATTATCACTGGACTATATAGCAGACAACGCACTTCAATGTCGTAGCTATCTTGATTTCACTAACCCAGCCTATACATCTGTTAGTGGAAGTACTCTGACCCAACTAAACCTTACTGGTAACACAGATTATGACTTTATTTCCACAGGGGTGATAAACTTCCCGCAAAGAGGTATTGAGGGGATAACATTCACTTCTACCCAAAAACTAGCTCCTCGCGTTTCAGGTATCATTGGGGCTGGCGCTTCTAGCTACTCTTTGCTTATTGTGTCAAAAAATTCCAACAACTCACTACTAAAAGTTGGCAAAACTAACCCCAATCTGCCCAAACTACTAGAAATTGACTATACCGCTACAAATTTCACGCAGAACTATTCACGACTTAATGTTGATGACCGAGAACTAACCCTTAGTGACCTCGAAACGACTCAAGTGTGCTTGCTTTCGCATGATGTTGTTACTGGTATAACCAATACATCAATAAATTTAGCTGATTTTCAACAAAATACCAAACTTGACGCAGGATATATGCTTCCAAACTTATCTTCGTTTATTTTAGGTGAGGGATTTGGTGGTGAACTACTTAATTTTCTTCTTTTTGTGCCAGCTATTGAAAATGTGCATCTTTTGGAGCTCGGACGAAGAATATCTGACTACATACCACAAGCAGAGCTGAAATTTGACAAACTATTACTGACAACAGAAAGTAAACTAGAATTGGCAACAACCTCTCTTTCTGCCCCTCATATGAAATTTTCGCTACCTATAAAATTAAAAAACTTAGAAACCAATAGTAGTCTAGGTTTCAATAGTTCTCTAATAGTAATTGCAAGCTACTTATGGGACAATCTAAATGAAGAATCATGGGGCAAAATTTCTGAAGTACTATGGGACTCTATGGGCTAGTACACGAACCCGTTGTAACGACGTACTTTAAAATTAGCAAAAGGCGAGGTATTGCGGCTAAAAGGTTTGCCATTAACGTCAATAGCTGGTTCTGTAGGTAAATTACCACTACGTCTTTTACCTTGCGGGTATTTTTGCAATCTTACATCTCTACGTTGTTGTTGTGATGTAGGGCTAATTTGCTCTGTACCAACACCTTTAGTATTGGGATTGTTTAAAGGATATGGCTGAGAGTTACCAGATTGAGTTTTTCCACTTGCATTTGGGACAGTAATTGCAGTTGTGTCAATAGTTTGTGGACTTGCGGGAGCATTAGTCTGAATAGGCTGATTGGGTACTGTAGTTTGTACAGGAGCCGCCACAGGAGTTAGTAACTTCTGATTCCCAATTTGACCTGCCTTACGTGCTTGATAAGCATTCTTAAGACTTGCACCGCCATACCCTGCTGCACCACCAACGGCTGCACCGCCAGCTACTTGACCCGCAAGATTACCAATTGACTTATCTTCACTACCGAGGTAATTCAATGCACCAATCCCTGCACCGACACCAGCTCCAAGTTTACCGTAACCTGTAGCAGTTGTAGGTAAAGCTCCCTTAGCAGCATTCAGTGCACTACTAGTTTTGGAGCCAAGTGACCCAGCCAGACCTTGCCAGTTAAAAGGTGCAAAATTTGCGTACTTAGGATTTGTTGCTAATGCGTATGTGGAAATTCTCATGTTGTTATACTATACTTCAAAAACTACATCGGTAAAATAATAGCTACCGTCATCTGTACCGCTATTGGGAAAAGAGCCTATACTTACGCTATATCTACCGTTAGTATTATTTAACCTTACCAGACTTGAAGATGGCTCGACTGGATTAGAATATGCTATAGAAAAAAAAGCATTTGCATTAACGGAAATAATGTATACTTCGTTTTCTAATACTGGAAAAGGGCTTGATAATGTAGCCTCATTCCATCCAACAAATGTACTGCCAAAAGAAACACTGGTAAGTTCAGTACCGAACGTATCCCAAATACGCATTGTATGGCTACCCGTTTCTTCGATTGGCTTGTAAAATCTAAGTTTTGTAATATTTCCATTGGCAAAGAATTTTAATGGCGAACCTATTTCAAGAGGAAACTCGTAAATATCGCTGGGAATATAATTACCAAAGTAAGTGTACAGTAATTTTTCAAGTATTACAGTAGGATTATTAAAAAGTAACATTTTCAATAATGTTTTCACTATATTGCAATACCTTTCAATCTAACAGTTGCAGTCTCAGAGTTAGCCGCAGGAGTAAAACCTGCAAGTGTGACAAGATGAGCAAATAATGATGTTCCCGTCAACTTACAGACATAATTTATATTACTTTTTTGTGCGACAACAGACCCACCTCCAATAGCCAAAGAAGCTGATAATGAAATACCAGTGGGGTTAATAATCGCAGCTCTATCACCGCTAGGAATTGAAAATCCAGTATTATCGACTTTAGCGCTTGGAGGAGTAACATTATATAGATAAAAAAGTAAATCGCCCATACCACTTGGCAAAGCTGCGATGTTAAAAATAATTTCTATGTCTGTAATAAGAATAAACTGACCCGCTATCGGTGCTGTACCAGAAACAAGTTCAAAAGCTGCCCCGTAAACATCATTGGCAGTATAAGGTGTAGTATTTGCTCCGCGAGTAATTGTCCCACTAAATAGAAATGCAGAATTACTATTTACACCTAGAAGGCTATTAATAGTATCTAATCTCTCTATTTGGTTTTGCTCAAGTTTTTCACCATACTCGGAGGCTAAATAAGCTTCCAGCCCAACTCTTTCTACTAGTAATTTATCTGTAAGCGTCATTCGCCTATCACTTTGTAACTTTCTACTTCTAGTATACAATAAGAGTATGGCAGTTCAAATCGGGTACACAATCAGCGATATCTCAGCAATTAAGGCATTGCCCACAGCTTTGCTCGTTACTGGATATGCACGACTCTGTAGGTCAGTTAATGCGTGGTTTAGCTATAATTCAACTTCTACGGCTACTGCTGACGATGTATCAATACTTTTACCAGCTTCAGGGACTGGGCGATGGTTTAAGCTTAAAGCTGACGTAGCGGTTGCTGATATTCTTAATTTTGCTGAAGCCGTAGATGACCGTGTAGCAGCGTTAGTACAAGATAGTGAGACAATCAGCGCGAGTTATAATGATGCAGCTAATACACTTACTTTTTTAGTAGTAAGTGGCAGTATTGGCGATACTCAGATAGACAGCATTAGCCAATCTAAAATTACCAATTTAACAACAGATTTAGCAGAAAAACTCTCAGCTAACCAAAATATCACTGTAATTGGAGATGTTACTGGAAGTGGTGCAACTAATATTTCGTTAACTTTAGCAGATTCAGGAGTGACCGCAGGAAGCTATTCTGTTGCAAGTATAACTATAGATTCCAAGGGTAGGGTTACCAGTGCAACAGATGGCACGGAAGCAGTACAAGATATATTAGCAGCCACACTAGTAGCTGGAACTAATGTATCTCTAAATTATAATGATGCATCAAATACGCTTACAATAAATTCTACTGCGGGTGCTTCTGGTACTAATGTAGAAATAAGAGATGAAGGTACAAGTCTTACTTCAGCAGCTACTTCAATTAATTTTGTGGGAGATGTTGTGAATGCCACTAATTCAGGCAGCGACGTTACTGTTACAATAAGTACAACGACAGGACTTTTTGAATACTTTAATCTGATATAAATATGGCTTCCCCTAATTTTGCAACATTTCCTAGAACAGAAGCAGTAAGAATTTCTACTGCAAACGCTAATAGAGATGGTACAGGCACTGTAGCGGATTTATGGGTTGCACCTGCGGCTGGAAGTCGTATTGACAAGCTTTCCTTTATGGCTACAGGAACAACAAGTGCGGGAATGATTAGATTATATACGAAAAAGTCCTCTGTTTATAGATTTTACAAAGAATACCAAGTTACTGCTACTACACCATCAGATTCAGCGCTTGCTTTCAATATGCAATTAAATGGTTTAGCTATAATTCTTGGTAATGCGGTAACTTTGTGTGTTTCTACCAGTAAAGGAGAAACTTTTGATATAACCGCAGAAGGTGGGGATTTCACTTAGATGAACTACGGAACTTTTGGAATTATCAACCCCAATGGAAATGGATTGGTTGGTGGATTAAATGCTATCAACAAAGCAAGTATAACTCAAACTTCTCCTCCTAATACCTTATATTTTGACTCTAATTATTTAGGAAGCCCTTACAGAGCAAGATATTTTTCGTCTATAGATAAAATTATGGTAGGTTTTTATGCTGCTAGTGGATATACCTATCCTGTAGTAGTAAATCCTAATAATAATAGTGTAGAAGCAGTGATTCCTTACACTATCTCTGGTGATGCAATGAAAGGTGTCACAGATATAGCTATGAATAGAGATAAGTTATATTTCCTTTCTTACAATGACAATCCTAATAGAGTTTATGTAACAGATGCAAACAGCTATTTTATTTCAGGTTGGCTATCTGTAGGGGGTTTTCAGTGTGCGGAGATACTCTATAGTTCTACGACTGATAAATTTTACTTCCCTAATTCGGGCAGTGGTAATTGCACAACAATGAATACTGCTACTCAAACATTAAGCACTACTTTTACTGGGCTGGCAAATTGCTCTGGTGGTTTAGTTGTTGATTCTTTAAATAAATTGTATCTATCTTCTTATGGCTCAAATTTTGTAAACATATATAATTTGACAACCGAAGTTCTAATAACCTCGATTAGTTTGAGTCTTGCTTATGATTTAGCATATTGCCCTGTAAATAATTATATATACGCTTGCTCATACAATGTAAGTGCCCCTCTAGTGAGAGTTATAGATGGAACAACTAATTCTGTCGTAACTACTATAAATTTAAGCGCAGGACATAGACCTTTTTCTATAGAGTACAATCCTAGCAATCAGCTAATGTATGTAGGAGGTGTCAGTACTATTCCTATAGCTATAATAGACCCAAGTAGTAACACTGTTATTCAAGAAAGACGAGATTTTATTACTGGTTATTATCCAACATATTGCCCAACAAGAAATTCTATATATTTCTGCGACTCTAATTTAAGGCAACTTAGGGAGATAATCTAATGACGGTAATCAAACCTTCCAATACTTACTACTATCGAGTTAAAGCTGTAAATCTTAACGGTGAATCGGCTTACTCAAATATAGTCTCCGTAACTACTCCCGCATCCTCTATTAGTGTCGGAATTACTCCTCCTTCACCATCGTCACCAGTAATTATAGCGACAGAAAAAAATAGTAACTCAATTAGAGTAGAAATACAAAAAAATCTATCTAATGAATACATAAAAGAATTAAAGCTTGACGTATCAGTAAATTCAGACTTCAGCGCCCCACTTTATTCTGGACTGACATTCTTGCTTACGCAAAATATTGTGGCGACAGAAAAGGAAACTCTGGCACTTACTATTGGAGGCTTAGCGGCAAATACCCTTTACTACTACCGCTTACGCTTCTCTAATGCAACTGGACTCTCTGCATGGACTTCATCTTCCCTTACGACTATAACTAATTTCCCTATTCCCGACCTCTTAGGCATAACCAACCTCACTGCTATTGCGGCTAGGCTTAATTGGGGCAAAGTAACAGGAGCGACCACTTATTTTGTAGATTTGGCGACTGATTCTGCATTTACTTCCTTAATTCTTAGTAATGTTAACGCTGGCGATGTCAGTTTTCGCGATGTAGGGTCATTGACGGCGCTCACTCAATATTATTATCGTGTAAGAGCCTCTGATGGCACAACAACCTCATCTAGCAGCAATGTAGTTACTTTTACGACGCTCCATGACGCTGTAACGTATGATGACCAATTTCAAAATCTCGCTATACCGAGCATCAGCAATATCACTGATATCTACCTAACTTCCTTTTCTGCCTCTTGGAACACAGTGACTTTGGCTGACAGCTATAGCATCCAAGTATCAGTAGCTTCAGATTTCAGTAGTATCGCTCAGACTATAGCAACAAAAAACACTTCAGCAAGCTTTGCTGGATTAACTGCTGCAACCGTCTACTATGTGCGTGTTAGGGCAATTTCTACGTGGCAAACGACTGCATATTCAGCAACTCAAGTCGTTACTACACTCTCATTAAATGGTTCTCTTAATCCTCCTCAATTATTGACCCCAACTACTATTACATCTCGCAGTATCTTGTTCCAATGGGTTCTACGCAGCTATGCAACCAGATATTTGTTTGAGTTAAGCACTTCATCTATTTTTGCTTCCATTGCTTACTCAACTATTGTGGGGAATGTCGGGTCTTTGTTGCTAAATGAAGGTATTAGTCCTGCAACAACCTATTATTCGCGCATCAGGGCGCTTAATTCTAGCCAGTCCTCGGATTACTCTAATTCGGTCACTACAACGACCTCCGCAGCCCTTACAAGCATCACTGGAGTCACTACAACTAGTATTACCGATACTTCGGCAGTCATTGGCTGGACTTTGAATGGGAGCTACACTGATTATTTACTTTCTGTGTGGAAAACGGAGTCAAATGCTTACTTAGGGGTTAGTTTTTACCGTAATAAGAGCCTCGGTAATACCAATACACACACAATTGACCTATTTCTAGAGCCAAGCAGCAATTACAGCTACACAATCACTGGAAAAACAGCGTCTGGGGACACAAAAACGACTGCAATACAGACATTTTCTACAAAAGCGGCTGCACCTATACTACAACTAGCTAAAAATCTGCTCACTTGGACTTATAACCTTAATAATTTAGAAGTTAGCACTGATTCGGACTTCAAATTCTTACTTAAGGGGTATCCAAGGGCTGTCACCGATAATGGTAGCTTCAATGTAGAGAATTTGCTCGATTCCAGTACCAATTACTATATTCGAGGCAACTACAATGGAGGCATTTACTCGAATGTGGTTAGTACGCCAGCTTTAGGAGTCTACAAAGGCATTATTGGTAAAACTTCTTTTTCTGCTTTCTGGAAGCGTAGTGTTGGAGCTACTTCCTATAGCGTTCAACTCAAAGTGCTAGATACGGGCAATTATGTGCCTGTAAGTGGCTTCACGTTCCCTAAAAACATAGGAGATGTGAGTAGCTATGCATTTGAATCCCTCTCACCAGACACTCAATATCAGGTAATAGTTTATGACTCCAATTCAAACGTTTCTATCCCATACTTATTCAAGACTAACTTGTTTAGTGATTCAACAGAACCTAGTACTGCATCTCTTACGATTCCTACAATAACTCTTAGTGGAAGTGCTGATTTTGACCGAGCTAACATAGTGTTAAGTGGTTATTCCAAGTATCTACTCAATTTGGCGAGAGATAGTGCATTTACGCTCGACAATACTTATTTTGAGAGTAGTTCTAATGACTTAGAATTGCTACTCAAACCTAATCGAACATATTACTTACGTGCTTATGGATATAACGGAACTAACCGCACAACTTTGCCCTCGACCACACTTACAATCAATACACTAGCCGAGCCGTACACTGAGCTGACTATTTCTTCAGCACCAAGCATTATTAACGTTAATATATTAGATGAAAGTCAAGTTGAACTAACATTTAGCCAAGTAACCAATGCAACTGACTACACCCTTGAAATCAGCCGAGCCAATACATTTACTATTCTTGAAGAACTTAGTGTGACGAGAAGTGCCGATAACAAGTTTCTCGTAAACGGACTTTCAGGGACAATAACTTATTATTTAAGAATGTATGGTTTTAACAACCACAAAATTTCAACCTATTCTTCTACAGTGACTGTAGATACTACACCATAAAACATCATGAAACACTTTGCAGAATTTGAGAACATTTATCAAACTGGATTGAAAAATCTCCTGACAAACAACACAGAACCTGCTGTGAAGAAATACATCAGAAAGAAGAAAGAACAGGCAGAGACAGAAAAAGAATAATAGGGCGCAGACCAGTTTCAGCTTAACGTGGTAGAGGCTTGGTCTGCTGTTTCGGTTCCTAGTTTGAGCATACTTTCGCATAGGCTTAAGAACCCTGTTAAAAATCGGATGCCCCAGACTGCAAATCGTTCCCGCGAATACCCATAACAACTTTTTATATAGAGTGTAATTAATATAACACAACTATTGTGCTGGCGGCGCTCCCTCTTCAGGAGGATATGCTTCGGCTCCACCTCCTTCTGGTGGGGTTGGGGGCATCTGCATCTGCTGTAACTGTGCCTGTAGCTGTACAACTTGTGTTTGGTCTTGTAGCTCCTTCTGTATTTGGGCTTTGAGGGCATCTTCAGCTTTTTTCTCTTTCTCAGTTTCGTCGAGAGAGGGCAGTCCAAGATTTTTGTAGATGAGGTTAAGAACTTGGACGTTATTGGTGTCAATGATACCACTTGCCATGAGCGAAGTGATGGTGCTGAGACGACCATTTACAGTAGCTTGGTCTTCCTCTACATCGAATACAAACTCGCCCCAATCTTCGCTGAACCAGCTTGAAGGGAAGTTATCGTGAAGCAAGCCACGAATCATCTTGTGAATAATTTCGTGCTTGAGAGTTGTTGTCAGTGCAAAAATGGTTGAGTCAAAGGTCATCTTGAAATTCTGACCAAAGCCGTTATTGCCTAAATTTGTCGTGCCAGAGCCACTGTTAACATCAAAGATGCCTGAAGGTATAGCGAAACTGGATTGAATGCCTCTGTCGATGTATTCTAGTGCCTTGAAATGATTGTCGCTAGTGTTTTGTATTTGAATGCGTTGCAGGTCTACATCACTATCGGTGACAATAAACCCACGTTTTTGTATATCTTTCAATTGGTAACTGAGCGCGATTTGCTTTGTCACCTGCATAGGCTTTTTAGTTTTTTCATCGATTTTTACTTTGCCCTGAGCATCCACTAAGGTTGTTGTACCATTGGCAGGGGTTTTTGCCCATAACAGACCTTCGCTGTCATTTTTGATGCGGAGAGCTAGGTGTGTGAGTACCACGCGCTTTAATTTGTAATACGGCAAAGCTGAAACCCCGTCTCCCACACCCCATACAGCCGTTTTATCGAATGTAGCTCCGCTATTATTTACGATGTGCAAGCATTTGGAATAAGGTATCTTTACTTGCTTTCCAGAACCATTATCATATAAAATCCACTCAATTTTCCCAGAACTTTTAGATGATTTACCAAAAGATATGATTTGGTCTGGATTTAAGACGTTTAAATTTGCAATTCGCCACTGCCCCCTGTATCCTCGCAACTTAGATGATTTGGTAAATTCTACTACAGCCACCCCATGTAAAATAACTGAACTAAAAATTTTAAATATTGTTTGTTTGAAGCTTTTAGATAAAGTTTTTAAGTTACTATTAACAAAAGCCTCTATTTCTTTCTTGGGATGTGAATATTCTCCGAAACTGCTGGCGCACCTCAAAGCCTTAAAAGCTAAACACTGACTGACTATGGGGTCTTTCGCAGCCATGATGGATAAGTCCTTAATGGCGGGACGCTCGACCTCCTGTGGGTGGTTTATCTCAGCAAAAGCTAATCCTGTGAGCGCCGCGATTTCTGTGCTATACATCCCTTGGACGGAGGCATTGAGGGGCGTAGGAGTGCCAGCAAAAAGTAACTCGTTATCAAGTTCTGCAAGATTAAGTTCTAACTGGTTGACTTCTTGGAAAAGAGGCATATCTATAGTGAATTTTATCGATTAACCTCATTGTACCTTATTAGACATATAATTACGCTTCTCTTCATCGGTAGCATTTCTCCATCCAGACCATTTAGGGTCATTAGATGCAATTCTGGCAGACACAGTTTTAGGAAATACATTTTCCGCTTCTGCTGCAAATTTTCTTGCCGCATAGTATTTCCCATCGACTATAATAGCTACACACATAGGATGTTTTTCTCCACTACGAGAGGCGCTTAATCTAGCTTTAGCTTCTTTTGTACTGTGAGCAGCCGCAATCTTAGCTTTGGTCGCCTCTGTATGATGCTTCCCGTATAAGTGGTGATTCACTCCTCCATTTGCCGCTCTAAATTTTTCCGTACTTTCAGGTCTACTACGTCCCGCCGCAATCTTAGCCTTATGCTCTTCACTTTTAGGTTTGCCTTTAGTTGCAGCACTTATCTTTGCTCGGTGTTCTTCGGTAATGGCAACTCCTTTACACCCAAAGCCACCAAGACATATATTATAAGTATCTGGGCGACTAACAAACTCTTCAGTGACCATGTTGGCTTCCGCTTCATAAGCATCTTCAGCGCGACTAAATTCAGCTAGTGTAGTTCTAGTGAATTTATCTTTACCATACTTTTTCATGGCTAACTGCAAACCATCTCCACTACCGAGATAATGCCTAGATTTAGAGGTATTTTGAAGCTTATGAACCCCCACATAAATCTTGCCATTCACCAAATTTTCAGTACGATACAATATCCAAGTCTCAGCCATTGCATATATCCCTTTTTAATGTATAATTAAACTATAACACATTGTGAGTACAAAATGCGTCCTGATAAATCAAAACGGCTGAATGCGAAATTATCCGTAAAAAGACATGAAAAATTGGCAAAATATGCTGAGTCACAAGATAAAGATATGACATCAGTGATAGAGTGTTGGATTGATAGTTTACCTGAAGTACTAGAGTAAATAATGCCTGATTTCACTTTTCCAGTAGTCGAGGGACATACTTTTCTTGCGCCGAGGAATTTTGTAGGAAAACCATTCTCTACGCTATTTATTGCTGATGATAATGATGCCCACTATCGCTTGAATGGCACGTATGACAAGCACTTTGGGTTGTATATATTAACAAACATTATAGGTGCAAAAACCGACTACAGACCCAGCATCAACCTAATTAATGCAACTGGCACTGAAACAAAGCTAAAAGGTGCAGCAACCCCGACAATATTCAAAGAAAAGATAAACAGGCGTGAATACGGCAAAAAAAATGATGTACACCCCACTCTCGGCAATCGAAATCTCGCCTTCAATAAAATTTACTACAGAGAATTTCTAATCCCCAAATTTGACCCACGCTATTCTCTGGTTGTAGATAGCAAATTCATCACCAACACAATTCAAAAGCCAGCCGACCAGTTTACTGACCTTGGAGCAAGTCCTAGCAGCGTCTTTGAGCCATTTGCAAGAGGTAGCTTAGTAAAGTATTCCAATCAGTACTGGAGATGCCTACAACCCACAAAAGCCTACCCTAGCAGTGAAAATACAGATTGGCAGCAACTGCCGCAGCAACAATCGGTGTTTACGGCTGATATTTACTCGATTTTTGGCAGTAACGTGCAATTTTTACAAACTTACAGTGAAGACCGAAATTTTCGACCAGAGCAGCAAGATACCTCTCTGGTTGCATATAATGTTTCATGTTTTTATGGTTAGATAGTAATTATGAATATCTTATTTATACTATTAGCTGGTATCTCTCTAGCTACAACGCTTCTCGCTCTTTACACTTTACTTCTATGATTATATTTCTTTTGGTTTTAGTGGTGCTTGGGATAGTTCGTATGATTTTTTACAAAGAAATTTTAGATTTAATCGAGAAAAATAAATGATTACTTGGATTTTGGCGATTCTGCTTGTATTAGTTACAAGTTTTGCAGTTTGGCTTGTTTGGCAACTTATGAAATTTGTTCCTCGGAGATAATATGTCTAAATGCTCAACACTACGATTTAAAATTTATTCGCGAGACTACGACAAACTCCGAAAGCACACCGACAACCTTAATACAAATCCTGCTACACAAGCTCGTTTGTGGGTACAGCAGCAAATTAATAGATTGCCCGATGAAGTTGAAGAACGTGACCCAGACTTTAAACTGGAGCATCTTGAGTCTGCTCTACAACACTGGGGATTTATTAAAATAGATGCTAATCAATGTGCTCCTGAATACTGGTTTTCTAAGGTACTTGATAGGCAATTAACTGTTGTAGAGCTTAATGATGGAGTTTGGCTTTCTTATACTCAAGGAAGAGACTTAATACCTAATTACCACGCTTTTCCACATATTTTGCGACGTAGAGTGAGTTTATTGATGTCAACTCACACTATTAGACCATAATATGAGTCTTAAGACAGATATATACGCATATAGTATGTGTTATATTAACAAATGAGGTACATTAGCGACAGTCAGGCTTAAGTGGTTCATACCCACTCACAACAGTCAGTGCAATTCTGACACCTCACCCCAATTTGGAAGGTTGAACATAGGCACGTTAAGCTCTTTGCTAAAGAGTCGAGGGTAATACCTCTGTAGATTCGACTTCTACACCTTCCGTTTGGAAGAATGCGCTCATGGGGGCAAACGGTCTTGAAAACCGCGCTAGGGTCACACCTAACAGTTCGATTCTGTATTTTTCCTTTGGCAATCGATTGCCAAAAACAAAACACCCTTCCGAGTGTCTCGGATTGCTTAGTGAAAGTGGCAGCTTCAACGCTGCGTCTAGCCGCATAAAGGCTAGGCTACCACAGGTGGAGACGGAAGCTAATATTGGTGTTCATAACAATAAGAGTTGCATTACGTGAGTATGCAAAGTTGGGGCTGGTAATACTACAGGCTGTCAGAAGGTTCCAAGAACGGTTGCAAAACAGTTGAGAGCTGACCTCTTATTTAACTTGCGGAACTAGCTCAATTTGGTAGAGCAAGCCCCTTCCAAGGGAAAGGTTAAGAGTTCAAGTCTCTTGTTTCGCTTTTTTAGTAATTCCATATTCCTTGCATCTATTTCTTATAGTTATATCGCTTACGCCATATATTTTAGAGATTTTTATCATAGAATATTTATTTACAAGGTCTTGTAAGGTATTTCTATCTATGTGAAATTTTATAGTTTGATTTTTATATCTATTAGAACATTTTACACATCTCTTAGACTGCCTTAATATATCTAATCCACAATCAACGCATTTTAAATTGGGCTTTACTTTAATGTTTTTACCTGCATAATTATCTGTTTGGGAATGGCAATTTGGACAAAGTATTCTTAAATTATCGATTCTATTGTCGTTATTTATACCGTTTATATGGTCAAGCTGTAAACTAAGCTTAGCTCCATTCCATTCCCCAAGATTATTGCAAATAGCGCAAGAATAGTTCAAAATACCTTCTTTTACTAGTCTAGCTTTTAGGTTGGAAGTGTTATTATACTTAGAATTTTCTACTAAGATTAAATCTAAATCTATTTTCGATTTAGGTTGGGATTTTATATATTTCGCCCTATTTACATCCAAATTATTCAAACATAAACCATTTTCACCTATGAGTTTTTTAAGGCACTCATAATTTGTGCTGTGTACAGGAACACCGACGTTTGTTAAAACTTGTTTGAGTGTATCCGACTCATTCAATAGTTTTTGTAGGTCGATAGTACTTAAACTTTTTAATTTTTTACTCATAATCCCAATTATACACTACCTTAAAACAGGTATTCCCTAAAACCAAGAGATGAGATATCGTAATTCTCTAACCGCTTAATCCTTTGTAGTGAAATGGCATCACACGACACTTTGATTGTCGCATTCTACGTTCGACCCGTAGCAAAGGAATTGGGATGCTGAGATAGAACCCAAACGGCTAGGGACATGACTGTGAATCATGGTTTAGTGAGTTCGACCCTCACCTATCTCCCCAAATGGCTCTCTAGCATAATGGTATTGCACTTGCTTTGTAAGCAAAAGATTGTCAGTTTGATTCTGACGGGAGCCTTTATTTTCACTGTATAATGAGAAAAACAGGGGAAAATTCTCATGCAATACGCCGCACTCTTAGTCATAGTAGCTCTAGTTGTCTTTATTATCACTCCAAACCTAAAGAAGAGTGACGATTCTCCAGCACGTTTAGACCTATTTTTCCGAGAGGTTCAATATAAGCTTGGCTTGCCTAAAAGCGCTGGTCAAGGAGCTGGTACTCGATTCAAACCCGAAGGTCGTAAACCACCTGAAAAAACACAACCTCAAGGAAGTCGCATAAGCGAAACTGAACCAGAAGTAAAAGAAAAGGACTAGCTGTAGAAGCCATTCGGAAAAATCGACGGTTCCTCACTCATTCTCAACTTCTGTTCTGGATTAGGTGAGCGCACAAGTATAGACTCGGTATCACTAGCTGCTATCGGTCTATACCCAATATTAAAACTGCTGACGCTACCACCACCTAAAGCACCAAGAATTTGCGTATATATTGCTATGTACGCATTTTGTTTGGCGTTTGGATTTGTACTATCAGGAGAAGAAAAGCTTGGCGCTACACTAAAACTAGGCTCGTTAGGCGTAACAGTATTGTCGTAAAATCTATCACCAGACGACGAGCTTGACCCTATACGCTCTGGATTGACCTGATAGTAGTAGCAACCATCATGCGAGAACAGTGGAGGCATTGAGTAACGGAGCACAAAGCTGAACTCTCCTCGACGAATAGGAAAATAGCCAGTTTCAGGGAAAGGTGGTGCATCCCAAGTAGTTATCGCTTGATTTGGCAATGTTTTATACAAAGCTCCATAAGGCGCAGCTCCTTCAACAAATAGCAGTGATTTCCGCTCTAAATTTGTAGCTCGGTCAGTAAAATAGGTATATTGATTTTTGGTCAAGGGGTACACATCAAGAATTTCACCATACGCCCACCAATACTTATATTGCCACTCGTAACTAACTCCACGTTTGCCTACAGCGCTTTTAATCTCATAGGGATGGTTTATTTTTCCTTCTGCCGTACCCATATCAAGTCGCAACATATTCACACCTTCTTTAGAGGAAGCAAGTATACCCCAAGGGTTAGGGCGAATTACATTTGATTGCTGTGTGTACTTTTGCAAACTGAATCTAGCTTGGTCAGTTCCGTAGTCAGGGGATTGGCGCGGAGAAAACAAAGTATAGTTAGTATTCCCAACATAAGTTGCAGTTGAATTACAGAACTCAGTAATATTCTTTTCTGTCAGCGTAGCCGATTGTGAAGGACGAAGTACTAATTCCAAATTGTAGTTAGAAGCTCTGTTGTGAACAATTACGCCTGTGGCTTCTAGAGCCTTAGCATCATCTGAAACTGAGTAGCTACGTTCGCGATATCTGAGCACTGACTGACCACGACACCACGTAAAAGCATATGTAGGAGTGACACTGTAAGAAGTTACCGTAAAATTAACTCCACTAACTGTTGAAATCTTTTTGTAGCGTGTATCAGTAGCTGGAGCCACACCTTCAAGGGGAATCCTATCTTCGGGGTCGATTACCATACATGACCATATACCTCCACCAAGATAATTCAGATTATCTAGGGAGAAATTCGATTTGAAGCACTTCGGTAATCCAGTTGCATCTAAGTCAAGCTGATATACCTGCCTTTCGGCTATGTTGATGTTGTTATTAGTTGGAGAGATGTCTGAATTATCGATACTAACTAATTTCCAATCGATTTCCTTTAAACCATCTTGTTTGTCCTTGACTGACTTGACATAAGCCAAATGTACACTCCAGCCTCCTCGATTAGCAGAGTTTGCACTGACGAACGCTTTTATCTGGGTCTGGTAGCTTGAAGAGAAGAACGTGTAGATTGGCTCGTTAGTCCCTCTTAAATCTTCATCAATGTAAACCGAGAAGTAATTAATAGTATTCTCGCTAGTTTCAGGAAACTTGACAGGAGCAGGAATAGGGAATTTTGCGAGTACAGCACTTTTTTCGAGGTTTGCTTGTGAAACTCTTAGTCTAGAGATAATTGTGTCTATGGGAAGCCCAGTAAGTCTACGAACCGTGACCAATTTGAATAACGATTCCGAATTAATTTTTTGCTTATTTTTTTTCTGTACCTTAGTATCAACAGTAGACTGGTTAGATACTAAAATCCATTCATTCGTCTGATTTTCACGTAAATAAATTTTCCCATTATTTTCACGTTTGATAAATCTGCCCATAATCTTAGTTCACAACTGTCGGTAAACTGTCAATCCAGCACTCTATCACTGATGTCATGTCTTTATCTTGTGACTCGGCATATTTCGCTAACTTTTCTACTAGAAATTTACAAAGTGCTGAAAATTGCCACTGAAACCGCCGTATTGCCCTTGGAGAGCCGCCTGTTGACTACGCCAAGCACTCGCAGGAATTTTTTTACGTGCTACACCTGCTGCATCAATGAAGCTATTTTCACCTAATGGTCTTTGAGGGTTTCTAGGTGCTTGTTGCTTTGCCATGCCTCTACCCACGCTGGCGCTAGCAATTGCTTCCTGTCTGTTCAGGCTAGGAGGGGAGTTCTGCACCACTGCTGACCTCTGATTTCTCGTCAACGCTAGAGGTGAGGAATTAATAGGAGTCTCACCCCAAGTTGGAACTTCAGGTGCTTTTGGTTTGAAACTTTGACGAAGCTGATTTGCTTTTTGCCCGATAGTGGAGGTAGGTAGCATAGTTTTTAGGTAGAAATCTTTATACTTTAGTTTAACATCGTTAGTTACTAATCTTTTGGCAGTGGCAAGCTTGGAGGTACAAAGTCAGTAGTATATCTGGCTTGACCTAATGTTGCACGAAAAGATTGAATGTACCCTTGGAAATTTGTTAGGGCGTAGCCGATATTTAAACTTGCATCCCAACCCATATCACTATTCTTGAGCTTATCAACCAAAGACCCGTCAATAAAAAGTTTAGTGGACTTTGCAGAAGAATTATTAGTCAGAGCAACGTGATACCACTGTTTTGCTTCAAGGTCTTCAGCAACCATTGGACTTGTATAGTTTGGTTGTGATTTGTAACATCTGAGCGTATTCTCATCGTTGAACGCAAAGATTTTAGGCGAGGATGAGCCTGACGAAAGGATTCCTTGCAAAATACTGTTAGAACTATATGAACCTGATGAAGAGCCGCTATCGACCACTACAGGCTCTGGCGTATATTCAACCGCATCAGTCACATCTCCAATCGAAATGTTGTTACTACGAGTGAATACTCCTGAAATCGCTTGTATGCTTGTGTCGAACGTGCTTGACAACGATGAATATACGCGATACCCGACAGCTCCAATTTTTTTCTGCCATTCCGCAACAAATCCTTTTTCTGCCTTAACTCTATTTGGAACTACTTCAGGAGACTCAATCGCTGAATTGCTAGTGACTGAGACACTGTTGACATCTCCCACCAACATATTGTCAAATCCATCTAATTTTCTCGAAAAGTCGCTCGTATTTGAGATATCCACTAAATAATCGGTAGCACCATCTACATCACTCCAGCTAATATCAAACGAAGTAGGCGTAACCGACGATGCAGGGCTTGCGATGGGGGCAGAAAGAGAGAATGTAGTGAGTGAGGACAGATAGATATAAAACTCGATGCAATAGTCTTGGTTTGCACTCATGGGTTGATTCAGCGTCGCCACAATGCTCGAACCTTGACCGTTGAACCGCATAGACTTCAGTAGCCCTGTAGGATACTCATCTGCGACCACATCAACATTGTTAATTGCCAGCGCACACTCATATTGACTTTCATCAACGATACTACTCCCTTCGGGTTGCAAAAACAGTAAAACTTGCCCAAAATAAGAATCTGGAAGATAATCTGGAACTACTGCGGTGCGCGTGAGAGTGTTGGAAGCTAAGTTAAGTGTGCCAATCGATGAAGCCACTGCACCTGCCTCGACCTGCAAGCTAAAATCACCACTTGTAAGAGCCTGTACCTCGAAATTATAGACATTGTTGTTACTAGCCTTAATAAGACCACCCACAATGCAATTATCGAGCGTCAGCGAGGCAAGATTGAAGGTTGAGGCATCTTTGTTGAGTGTTGCTGTTGCATATAGCTTATAACTGTTGTCGTTAGGCTGAGTAGTGGACAAAACGATAGTAAAATCGCTGTTCTCAATGAATACCGCAGTTCCGTTAGTTGTGGAGCTGAAATCCTTATTCGGAAGACTTGGTTCATCATGAATAGCGATATTGAAATACACTTGCTGGTCAATCGTCTCATCTACCAGAAGCGTAGCGACGTAAGTATTGTATATCGTGTTAGTAACTGTAGCAGCTTGCCCTAGAATCGTCACTAGAGGCAATTGAGTAAGGTTGATGATGCTATTGAAGGTAAGTGATAGCGTATTGCCGTTAACAGCTTTATTTGATACATAGTTGTCCGATACCAGCGAAATGTAGTCTAGCAACTCACTGACATCAAGGATATTTGTAATCAAAGAATAAGGAATCAATGGAACGTCATGTTGGTATGCCGTGTAGAGTGCCTTTCCGACAGTTAGCCGTACATTTGACAGGAAGTATGCAGCTTGAGTAACACGATTCTCGTAATAACCGACCTTGAGAGCACCACTGGAGATGTTAATGTCAGTATTAGATTGAGCCAACCCAATACGCACTCCATTACGGTAAAAGCGGTAAATATTGCCTTTTTTAGTAATTGCAAAGTGAGGGAACTTCTGTTGTAGGGTGTAGGCTCCGTTTTCGTAAGCTGGGTAAATTGGTGTGGCTCCTGAGAATATATCGGACTCGCGTAAAACTACACTGGAGAACAGATTACTAGACTGGTCAATGCTCCGAACTATCTGAATATTCCCATTGACCGCAAGTACTGCAAAGCCAGTATTTTCACGTTCGACAGAAAAAAGATGAGTTGTGTTCTGTGGGCTGAAAGTATTGCCGCGATAATGAAACTCAATAGTCCAATCACCATTCATTACCAAAGATGACCCTTGACCGATAGCTTCAAAGTTTTCATACGTTAATCCAGACTGCTCTAATTGAGGCACTACGGCAAGGGAACTATTTGTGCCGATAGGGAAGACTGTAGAAGAGAAAAGCGTGTTGTTAGCGACGATTTCATCGAGCTGATAAGCATTTGGTGAAACATCGTTGAAAGTAGTTGAAAGGTCGAGAGGTAATTGCAAAATAGGGAAAGACTCGGCGTAGACCCTCGCAAGTAAATTACTCTTAGACGAACTGACATCACCATCAGTAATACCTGCACCTTCAATTGCCTGAACGTATACTACACCTTGTTTTTCGGGAGTAACATTGAATTGATAGCTCTGTTTTACTTCGTCGAGGAGAATAAAGTTGGAAAGAACTCCATTGCTTACACCAATTTTGGTGATATCGAACGTTTCAATAGATGCATCCCAAGTCAGGGTGCAAGTGAAAGTTTCGTTGATATAAGGGCTTGAGCCACTGGTTATGGTAGGTATTGGTGCGTTTTTGTTGATGACATAGAGCTGACCTTGGAAATTTAGCTCACCAGTAGAGTTCGAGATAAAAACGTTGATACCTTTGTACTTGACTGTTCTCCTATCGACAAAATTGAGTCCGAGCTTACCGTTCCCCGTTCCAGTAGTTGCAGTAACAACATATTCCAACTCATTATTTTTGACAAGTGAAACCAGTGCTGCTCCACTGACCCCTTCTATTTGTGTAAGGCTAAAATCTGCTAATACAAGGCTATCAACTGCCTGAGCCATGTATACATACCACTGACATGTACCAGTACTGATTGAAGGATTGAGAATAACTGGAACAATTGAAAGAACTCTCGCTTTGGGATGTGTAAGGGCGTTAGTGGTTAATAGTAGAGGCTGCAAGCAATGCCCGTAAAAATAATCGTTGGGAACTGTGGTACTTAAAAATCTAGAAGTATTGGTTACTCGTAAACCTTTGACACCTATGCTTCGTTTGGCTGAGGAAGTTGACGCTACCCAAGGAGTATACAAACTGCCAAAAGTCAGCTCCAGTTTGTCAGTTTCTTGATACAAAGTCCCAGAATACGCTACCGTTTTTACGTTGATGCCATTTACATAAAAATACAGATTGTTTTCAAATCTAGAAACTGCTAAATGTGTGTTAGGCTCAGCAAAAGCCGAGGCGATAGCCGTAGTGCTGGCTGTAATATTAGAAGTGATGCCAGCATTATGATAAAAAACGATGTCCGAGCTTGGTATTGCTAGTGCTGTGGTTGGAAGTGTGGCATTGATAGTATTGCTACCTTCAGAACCAAATGTCTTCCATGATGTGCCATTCTCACTGACACTGAAACTTAGGTAAGGGGCAGTTCTGGCAAAACTCCCTTCCCCAGCGTAGTCAGCATAAAAATTGAGGTCGATACTAGCTACTAACTTATCATTAGATGTCAGCTTAAGAAGATTGATTTTCTCAATTCCATCAGTGTTGGATAAATTAGCAGAAAGCCACTCCAGTAATGTTTTTGGTGTGGTGATTGGCGCATTATTCTCAAATAGCCCCAGATAAAGTTCGAGTGTCCACTCTGAAGTCGAAAGGTTATCGACGACCTGCTCAGACACATATACAGTATCTCCGTCAAGTTCTAAGAAGCCTGTATTGAAATTCGGCGTATCTTGACGTAAGGTGGAGTTAGCTAATCTCTTCAGGTTCGAGGCATAGTTGTAAGCATCAAATTGGAGGGGGAAGTTAAAAAGTACGTCAGCATAGCTTGGGTCAATTCGATTTGCTACGGAATTAAAGGGGAAATGCGCTGTAGTTGGGTAAAATGTTGAGGGATATCTTGCAATAGTCTTTGTGATGCGGAAATCTGCTATGCTCCCGCTGAAGCTGGTATCGATTAGGTTATCGTAAACAGTTCCACCTGTAGTAGCTGTCATAAATAAAGCAGCACCAAGAGCTAAGCGATTTTTCAGTGTATTTGCATTGGTATCTTGCGTGAAAGTTAGGTCGAAGCTACAACTGTAAGAATTTGTTTGTGTAAAAGCGAGAAAGGTGCGTAATGTAGACCCCTCACGTTGAATAGCGACTTTGTATACTGCATCGGTCACTATAGGGGAATTATTGACTTTGAAAGTAGTTCCCTTGGCTGCAAAATACAGGTCGGTATTAAAAAGAAAAAGCCCGTACCCTTTGTTGTCGGTTAGGACTGGCGGAGCCGCAGGAGTGAAAGTACTCCATGTCAAGCTGCTACCTACAGTGAAGATTGTCTGCACAGGATATATATTTGAGGTAGAAAAAGAAATCTCAATGGTGAAATTGCTCGTACCTAACGAAAAACCCTCTTCCCAACCACTCAGTTGTACATCTGCATAAGTTGGCTTGACAGCCGATACATTTTGTCCCAAGTTAAGCTCGGCGGCTCTATTGATGCGGTTTAGGTTATTAGGAAGTACTAAGCCATTGATTCCGTAGGTGATAGCTGACTCGGTGTTGCTGCCAGTGAAATTCTTGACATGACGCTGGTATCGTGAATAATCGCGGCTGAAAGGTAGACCTCGACTGTTATCGTTGAAGTTGCCTGAGATGAGCAAGATAACATCGTTGAAATATACGTCCTCAACCACAGAGTTAGTGGCATCGGCGCTTGCTAGGTATTTTGTGAGAGTTTTGCCTTCCATTACCTTCCTTTTCTGTCTGCGAACGTCAGTGAGCTACTAACCAGCATCAGTAGTTGCAATCTTACCACGCTTCTTCACTACACCAGAACTATCTTTCCTTGCCGAAAAAATTACGATATCTGATTTACCATTACCTGAAAGAACAGGAGTCGCCCCACTAGGAAACAGAATAGTGTTATCGAAAGCTACTACTCCTGTCTGCTGTACCAATTCGACTATAAGTGCCTTAGTTTGGTTATTGGAAAGCGTAGCGGTGAAATTAATGTTCGTTACTGTGTTGCTGATATCTGTTAGTGGGCATTTTAGGATTAAGTAGTCATAATCTGCGTCAAGGTCAATCGTATAGTTGGTCGGTGAGCTAATAGTGACGGTGTTGGTTTTAATTTGGTCACCAAGAGCCGTTATGACTTCATCGGCTAGTTTGTCCAGTCCGATACTTCCATCGGGCAGTGCAGGGTCAAAAACTATCCACCTACCAGTCGTCGGGTTGGTGTTGGGAATCAGAACTGTATCGCCATTGTCACTTGCAGTAGATGCAGCGTCATATTTGTAAGGTCTGTTGACCGATTCAACCAAGCGTACTTGTCCAGATTTGTACTGAACAGAGTTGAGTGACTTGAGAGCCGCTATGTTGTCTACTGGCGCATCCCAGAAAAGAAGGTCTTGTAAAAGTGCGTAATTGACCAGCTTAGGGTAGATACTAATGAAACTCTGTGCCGATACCCCATCTAGAAGCTGTGAAGATGGTGTGACCTCGATTACTACTGCTGAGCCATCGGGAATACCTTTGTTGAGCGCAATATCAAGTGTTGGGTACTCTTGCACCACTCCGAGGTTGTCGATGCCAGTAGTGTCCAAGGCGAAGGAACTGAGACTGATGTAGCCAATGATTTTAACACCAAAGACGAGCCTGATAGCTGGGTCAGAACTGTATTCGCTTAGGTTAAGTCGCAAGCCAGTCAGAGTGCCGCCAGTGTCGTTCACAATCCAGTATTTGATAGGCACTGGTATGGAATTGATATTTTCGAGTGGGGCAACGAGTAATGTATCTTGGTCAGCGCTGATTACGTCTATTTCGGCTAGGGCGGTCGTTTCATAGAGGCTAGCTTCTCTTGTCTTGAACCACCTGCCGCTTGAGTGCGTGAGGATTGTTACGTTATCAATCTGAACTACCGAACCGCTAACAAATTCGTAGCAAAAACCATTTCCGTTGAGCAGTACCCTGAAGCCTGTTAATAGACCTGTGAGCGCACTGATGTCTGCGGGATTAGAGTAGCTAGTAGGACTGTTTAAAGTGGCGTTAGCAGTGATTACTACGTCACTGGGAGTGATTGGAGTAACGTAGTCATCTTCAAAGTGCGAGAACTTGTAGATGATTCGTGAAGAAGCGTAGTCATTGGTGGTGGATACGCTGATTAGGGTTTCATGGATGTCTTCGTATGAGAGGGCAGTGAAATTTTCAGATTCGAGGGTAATGCTGCCGCTTGCGCCTACGACAAGAGATTTTACAGGGCTTTCAGTAGTATACCCAGCTCTGTTTCTTTTTACAACCCAGAAAAAATATGTGTCTGCATCGATTGACCCACCAGATGTGGTTGTGATGGTGGGAGCTACAAGTGTTTTGCTGGAGGCGTAGATTGTTTTAGACATTTCGAGCTAATTTCTCAGTTTCTTTTGTAATATATGCTAACCAATCTCGACCTTCAGCCACTTTTAGTTGTGGGTACTCAGGCTTGAAGGACTCGGCACGTTCTAGCCAGTCTTGGTCTATTTTACAGAGGTTATTTATGGCTTTTGGCATATTGTTAGTAACGAATACGGGCTTTAGGCATTCTAACACCTGTAGATACCATGTCAACAGGTTCTTCCATCATTCCACCCATTCCTTTGTATGAGTCAGTTCTAAATCCTAAGTATCCTGTTGGACTTGCAGCTTCATCGGTTGTTTTGCGAATATCTGTGAAGCCTTTAGTGTCTGGGGTTTTCACGTAATCTCTTTTTAGTGGGTCAGGTGCATAGAGGTCTTTATATTCGTACCCTTTAGGCTTACGCATTAGTTGTGGTAATCCAGCCTCTTTTCTTAGTCTGGTTCTATTGCCGCCTCGGTCGTTATACCACTCATCCTTTAAAAGAGTATTTCCACCATCTCTAGTATCGAAACTATAAGGCTTTAATGACTCTCTAGCTACTCTAAGTGTATTTGCAGGTTTAGTCTGGCTTCCAAACGGTTTTAGTTTCTCATTTAGAGTGTCTTCTACTCCCTTACCGTACTTTTTTGTATATATTTCGTCAGCTTTACCTAATTGAGCATTTCTTTTCAGTTGTTTGTTTTGCTGCTTGATTACACCAAAATCTGCGAAGTGTTGCATAGTTATTTAATATCCAATAGTGTATTTGCGCCCCTTTTAAAACTCACCCAAGCATGGTAGGGGATATTCACAAAACTTTTGTAAGGTACACCAGAAAGTCGCTCATCAGGGATAGTGAGGTCAACTTTTAGCTGCTTAGTTCTTTTTCTGTGCATATTTATTTCATGATTGTAGAGGAGGTCACTGGAGGAGAGATATTGAAAACGAACGTGTCGCTGCCTTGGACTAAAGTTACTTTGTTGCCAGAGACTTGAACCCTCGGTAAAACGTTTTGAAAACCTTGCTTGATGTCGGCTAATGCTTGTGCGTAATCGATGTTTTGTGCCATTTATTAAGTATACCGCAGGAGGTTGACAGGTTGTATTAGCTAAGATAGACTTAGATATCTTATAAATAAAGTATATGATTATTATCGATGATGTAATTGTTCCACCTCCGACATCAGAACAAAAAGCAAGTATGCTCAGGCTGTACCAAGAACATTTGCGATTTGACTATCTAAATGTTCTTGGTATTTCTAATTACAATCACAATTTTGGGGTTGCTAACACTGCTGAGCTATAGAATAGACTTGCCGCTAAGAAGCTAGACGAAGAGCTATGCGAGAAATTCAGAATCCGTCACGCAAATTCAGAACAAGAACTGCAAAAAATGTGGGGTTGCAACGAGATTTACCGCAACTTTGGTACAAGACTTATTCTCCTTAATATCGAAGAAAGCTTTTTACGAATTACGACTAATTTTGGTGTGTTGGAATTTTTTGCAAAGCCAGAAGAGGAATTTTTTCGAGGAAAAGACCGTAGTTTACCCGTAGTAAGTTTGATTGATTATTAAAGTCCACTTCCTCCATTATCGACCCAGCGCCCAAAACCAGCACTGATTCCACTGATGTCATTGCCAATCAAGTTCGGTAAATTTGTAACTTCAACAGTAGTCACCAATCCACCCTTGATAGTATTTAGCGCCGTAGCGGTCGTGCTGACTGTCGTGAGGCTAACTGGTATCACTTCCCCAAATGTGACGTTGACAGGCTGATTAAGCGCACTTCCGTTGATAATCTGCGTAGTGAACGTACTCGACTTGGCAGCCCACTTTTGCCCGAAGTATTGAAACACGCTATTTGGCTTCACCGCGTTTTGTGTCCATGTAAAGGATGTGCTCAGGCTGGCTCCATCGAACACATCTTTATGCAGCTTGAATGTAGCTCCCTTAATTGCTTCTTGTATGTTGTTTGCTCCAGTGATTGTTACGTCACTCAGTATGTTGCGGTCACGTACATTTGAGGTTATATAGGTCAGCGAGTCCTTAAGTCCATCCTTATCCTGCTTGGGGTTTAGCTGATTGATTGGCTTACGAACTGTGGCACTAGGAGGTCGCCCAAGAGCTGTACTGAAACTCGAACTCTGTATATTGCCTTTAAAGCTTGCATCTGCAACGGTACGGATAGTCCCATAGACAGAATAAGAATCATCCTTAAAGCTGGCATCATTACTTGCAGTCGAATAGCTTGGAATTGTGTCAGGGTCTTTCTTCTGTTGTGTAGCAATAACTCTGCTAGTATCAATAGTCGGTAGCACACCAGTACCAATAACTGCATTGTCAGGGACATTCATATAACTGAAAGGTCTATAGAACGTGCCAGTGTATAGCTGATTCTGGTCAATTGAAGTCAGTAGACCGCCAAGGTCATTAAAAGTTTCGTAAATCCTGTCAATATTTGGTTTAGTCGTCTTGCTAGGACGAATCATGTAGCGAGTATGTTCGTAAACCTCTTCACCAGTGGTCAAATAAATAGGATTCTTGCCCCATAAACTTGCAGCTTGGTCATTATACTCAGGATTCCCGCTAACACCCGCAGAAATTGAATATCGGGACTTAGCGACAATCATCAAGTTGGGAACCCAGTCAGGACTAGGGAACAGTACTGCTACAGGGTCTTGGGTACTCGCTACATTAGGTAATTGTGCTTTGGGAATATACTCAACATTCCAATCAACTTTGTCGCCATCTTTGTAATATTTGCTGAATGGTTCAATAAAGTAATCGACACGCTCAGTAATAGGTATTTTGCGGTATAGGAAGCTTTCAAGAGCACACTTCGCCTTGTAGACAGAAAGATAGTAGTATTGAAGGCTTATTGGGTCATTAGCGACCAGACTGCCAATTTCAAGCAGGTATGTCAGCCGTATCCATGCTTCGATACTTCCTTTTGACCAGTTAGCCGCATCTTCATTAGCAAACCGCTTCACAGCCCAACCTTCAGACTGCTCAGCTACTAGAACTTGAGAATGGCACTTGAGCAGATTGTCGAACTGAGGGGGAACTGTAGTTGCAACATAATTGCCGTTGGCATCTCTGACTTGCGGTTTAATGTTGAGGTCAAGATTCTGATAAAGGAAATCTGTCTGTTTAATACTCGTAACGCGCCACACAATAGGTCTTGCAAAGATATTCGCACCAACCATACCCATCGCACTATTAGCAAGGTCTTTGAGTAGTCCACCGAATGCATTTGCTTGAGCTGCTGGATTACTTTGCATCCTATCGAGAATAGAATAATCGATGTTGAGTGGAGCTAGAGGATTGCTAACTAATTCGAGCGCTGAGTGACTAAATCCGTAAGTGCCAGATATTTCCGAGCTTGGTTGCCCATATTTATACAGCGTAATCTTGAATTGCTTGCTCAGACCGCCATTATCTACAAATACACTGAGGTCGCGAGGAACCAAACTTCCATCCCCAACTTCTACTGGAGGTAAGTGAGGATTGCTATCACCTTCATATAGCACATATTCATCATCAGTTACTTGGACGTAGGTGTTTTGAAGCGCGTAGTTAGTCCCACCATTCCAATTCAATAAGGTGTTCTTATAGCAAGGCGTTTCATTATCAGATAAAGTTACCTCAGTAAGTGGTGCTGAGGTAATGGCGCGACCTGACCCCAAATCAACATAATCAATACCTGACTTGGAGAAAACTGCTACTTTGGCATCTAGGGCAGCACGTTCATCAAGAAAAGAGCGAAGCGTAAAGAAATCCGTGTTAGCTGGTCGGTAAGGTAGATTGACAAAACCACTAAGCCCTGTGATTGGGCAAGTGATGCCAGTAAATGCCGAAACTTGAGCTAGTAAGCCTGAAAGCGGAAAGCGATAAAACTGTTCGCCAATGATTTGAGCCGACCGCCCATAAGCCAAAACAAACTTAGCTGTATTAATTCCTTTTTCTGTAAACAGCTTGCTGACATGGGCGTAGCTGAGAGAAACTTCGTACCGAACAACTGCATTACCTATCTTTTGTACTTGAGGAGATTCTTTATAGCTGTAATTGGTTAGATAGAAATCGTAGTTACCAAATGTCAAGTCACTTCCCAAATTTGGCACATCTTCAAGAGTTGCAACATAAATGATGGCAGAAAGAGATGGAGGTTGGTTAAGCTCCTGATTTAAGGTGTAAGTGCCTACAACGGCTCTGAGAGGATTTTCGGCGCTACTGGATAGATTATTTGCTACGGGCACAGGCACACATCCCCATTAAGCTTGAAGAAGGTATTTTTAGGGAAGTCTAAGTATTTGTCGAAGCGATAGACTTGACCGTAATAGCTGACTGTATTTGAATTAGGGGCAACACCAACAATTTTCAGCAGCTTCTTTTTTCGTATAAATGGGGAAAAACCTAAGAATGGGTAAAATAAATCAAAACTAATGCGTACTCGAATAGTTGTTCGGTCAGTTATGGACAAGCCTTTGAGGTCGGCTACTTTATACTGTGTGGGTTCTCGGTCTTTGTAGATTGCCGCTTCATTGGCGTAATAATTCACCCAATCCAAGTCTCGGTAGCTGTTGAGGTCTGTAAAGTAAAACTCCAGTTCCGCTTGTTTTGATGTAGGAAAATCTCCAATAGTCAAGTAATAGCAAGCATTGAGGTCAACGGTAGGTCGTCTCGAAGCCGAGTTGTTGTATCCATCTACACCGAGATTGGTAACTAAAAATCCCGCTAGAAATGGCAACTTACTTTTCTGCACGAAGTTCATGGTAGTCAGGTAAGAAGCTTGTGCTTCGTAGCTGTTGAGTGAAATGGTTTCTGTAGTTAGAGAAGCATCATAAGGAGACAAGGATGTACCGCCTACCCAAGTTGGTAATCGTTTGGGAGTGTCTTGAAGAATTTTCCACATGAGTCTCGCCTACTGTATCGTAAATTCTGGGGTATTGATTTCAACTGCTTGGAGTGTATATGTTCTATAGCACTGGTCGGCTCCGATAGTATAAATACCTCCATAGTCTATTCCAGTAACTACCCAAGTCTTGCCCCGAAAGGTGAACGTTTGATTTCCAAAAGTAGTTAGTGTAGGTTTCTCGAAAGGGATATCTGCAACTTTGATTCCCTCAATTGTTACCGAGATTGTCTGATAGGAGACAACTCCAGCAAGCAAAGTCGAGTTGTTGAGTAGGAAGAAGGCGTTCGCGTTTTGAGCATTAATTTTCCCAAAAGAAATTGCCCCCGATTTTAAGGGGTAGCCAAATAACTTCTCTTGGGAAAAACTAAGCCCAGCCATAGGTTAACCCAGTTTACCGATATATTTGTTAGTGACAAAAGTAACGGGAAACGATTTGAGGGTTTCTTCAGTCGCTCCTACACGAATACCACCAGTTTCCTCATATTGGTAAGGGTACATGGTGTTACCGCGATAGAGAATACCTCCAGTCAAGCCAGTACCAGCAGTCAAGTTTACCTGACCTAATAGCATAGCTTCTTGGTTGGCATCGCAAATAGCTTGGATGTCTTCAGCAGCAGAAAGAGAGATACCACCGATATCGAAGGTGTAAGTACGGGCAGAGATGTTACCAGTAGCAACAAAGTCGCCAAGGTTAGCAACTGTAGAGTCGATAGATAGTTCACCAGCAGTAATTTTGTCTGCGGGAACAGGGATGCCATAAATCTTTGTTTGTTGAACGTTTAGAGACATTTATTTTAGTTTGTTCACTATTTTCTCCAATTATACCACCGAGGAAGGATTGACAAAAAGCTACACTCCAAAGGCAGTTTTAGACAAGTCAAGAAATTGTTTGCCAAAATCATTGAATGCCTTAGAAATAACATCACCACTCTTACCGACAGCAGCACCAACTTTATTAAGGCTATCTCCACTAAACGAAGTCTTAACTCCATCAAGGCTAATAGTGTTGTTAACGACTACAGATAGATTTTGCTGACTAGAAGCTGATGCGGGGTTCTGAGGCTTGTTAGGAGATGCAGCAGCAAACTCATTGGTGATTTTCTTTGCATCTTTTTGCAGGAATGCTTGGTACTCTTGAGCTTGCTGTTTTATAGTATCTCTAGTGTTTCCGCCAATACCTTGCAGTTCCTTTTGTGTTTGGTCAAACGAAGCACCAAAAGGCTTGCGCTCCTCTATTTGTTGAATAGGTTGCTGCCTAGAGAGGTTGATTCCATTGCGTAACGCTGCAAAGACTTCGGGCGAACCTAAGCCAGCCGTAGGATTATTTTTAGCAATTTCCAAAATTTGAGACTGACCACTCAAATCAATGTTACGGATTTTGCTTTGAGTTTCCTGTCTAACTACGTTTTGAGTATCAGTATTCAGTGCTAATGACTTAGCTGTTTGTGCTTGCGCGTCAGCAATGTTTTTTGGTATGTTTCCGATAACTTGATTGACTGAACTGATGTCGCCAACTTGAATACCGCTTGTAGGGTCAATTTTTTCTACGAGTTTGCCTAGCAACTGAGTCTGAGTCAACGCATTAGTCAACATCAAATTCTCAGTCAGTAATTGTTGGCGCTGAACTTCTAGTGTATTGAGTTCTTTTTCCCCAGTTCGACCAGCTTCATTCTTATCGGCTTTTGTTTTGTCGATTGTACCGAGAATTTCGTTGCGTCCAACTAAGGCTTGAGCCGCAGGGTTGTTTTGTCCAAACAAGCCAAGAACTGAGTTGCTGAAACCTCTGGTAGCCTGATTACTTTGTAGTGTAGTCTGTTCTCTTCGTCCTTGCAGGTCTAGCCGCGCATTAGCTAGATTGGCAACCTTATCAAGTTTGTCTGCCCCTTCTTTAGCAATTGCGCCAAATCTTTCAAGGGAAGCGTTTACTCCTTCGAGAATAGTGCGTTGCTTGATATACTGCAAGTCACGGTCGGCTTCAGCTTTAGCAGTCTTAAGTTGTTTTTCAATATCCTTTTGTTGTTTTTCAAGGTCAGGATTACTTACACCACTTTTTTTAGCATCGGCATTGGCGCTAGCTACTCGGTCACGAACAACTTGAACTGTGTTTAGTCGAGCAGTTATTTTGCTGATTTCTTTGTTGGCATCAAGAAGTACTTGACCAGTCCTATCGGATAGCTTAGAGCCAATATTACTAAAGACAGAGCCAAGCGAAGAGGCAGAAAAGAGAGACGAGGCAGTGGAGCCAAGCGAACTAAATGCATCTCCTATACCTTTAGAGATATCTATTAGACGTTGTTGCCCAGCAAAGCTTGCGTCAATGGCAGCTTCATTACGTGCAATAGTCTCAGCTAACGCCCCAATCTCTTGTTTGAGGCGATTAGCTACGACTGTGAACTTAAGGTCTTGCTCAGCTTGCTGAACGACTTTCTTGGCACTTTCGAGGTCTATGCTATTCACACGCTCTTTAAGTTGGTCAGAAGCGCCTACTACATCGCTAGCACGTTTTTTTGCGGAGTCTATATCAGATTGTTTAGAGCTTTCTGATTTTTGAGTGTTTGCAAGCAATAAGTCAGCTATTTTTGTTGCTTCATCGCCTTGACCATTACCTAAGTTTTGAAGTTCTCTCAAATTAATAAATTTGCCGTCTTCATTAGAGGTAACTATGCTATTGACCTTTTCATTAGCAATCTTATCTACTTTAGCTGTATTGCTTACCCTACCTGAATTACGAAGCTTAGTCCTTTGCTCTTCTATTAGGGTAGTTATTTGCGAATCATCAATTTTGACTAAACCTTTATCGGTAGCCTCTCTGCTTTTTTGCAAAGACTGTTCAGCTAAAGTCTGGTCTTTTTTAGCTGTATCTTTTACTTGTTGCACTGCTTGGGTATTTGCCAAGTCAATTTTGGTATTTGCTGCCCCACTTGAGCTAGAATCTTCTACTGAAATATTTCCAGATTTCAAGACTTGTTGCAGTTGTTTTTGCCTGTTACCCAGTTCAGCTTGTGCAGCTTCAAGAATATTGTTTTTCGTGATTTCTTCTTCTCGCGCCGAGATAGCCAAAGACTCTTGCTTGACAGACAATTCCTTTTCTGCCGCAGCCAGCTTAGCTTGTGCCAATGAGACACTAAAGGAGCCAAATTTACTTTCTTGTGCAAATACAGAGACAATATTTTTCTGAACTTCAAGCAAGCCTTGATTGAAAGTCAATAGTTGCTTACGTTTACCAAGTTCTTCGCTAATTTGCCCAGAATTTTTTACACTAAAAGCTTCGGCACTTAAATCCGCAATCTTACTTAATCTATCTGCATAGTCCTGAGCGCTAATGTTGGGAGCAGCAAGAGAGGCACGAAGAGCTTCGATGTTACCTTTAATGCCTTGAAGACTTTTCTTAGTCGCACTGCCAATAGCTTCGCCCCCAACAGCACCAGCCCCTGAAATTACTGAGAATAATTTTGTGTAAGAATTTGTTACGGTGTTGTTGTAGCTAAGTATTTTATCAGTGGCAACCTTAAAGGCTTCATCCATTGCTTTTTGAGCAGTGGGGTCTGAAGCAACAAATTGCATCACTCTAACATCTTTAGTTAGTCTTTGTAGACCTTCTATAGCTCCTTTAGGGTCTATATCCGCTTGAACGGTAATATTGCTCAAAACACCCTGTAATTTAGGAAGTATCTTGGAAAACTCTTGTGGGTCTACTTTAGAGATATCAATTTTATCTATAACAAAAACTTTATCCAGAGTTTCTTTTAGTTGATTAAATTGAGCCTTTGCTGAACTGTTAAATGCTACGCTGGTACTTACTGCAATAGGAACTGCACTATTAAAACTTTGGAGTTTCCTTAGTTGACTAGAAAGGATAATTCTTTTTTGTTCATTATCCGCAGCTTTCTCTTGTTCTTTACTTTGAGCTTGTAAGGCTTGTAGTTGGTCTTGAAAATCTTGAACTCTTTCCCGACTTCCAATACCACCCTTCTCTTCTTCACTCTTTATTTTTGCGCGAATACCTTCAAGACGTTTTTCAATTATATCTTTCTGACCTTCAAAAGAACTCTTGACAGCTTGAACATCTTCTTCATTAAGAACAATCCCAAGTTGAATTTTCTGCTTTACAGTTTTTTCAGACTCTGTAATAGCTTTAAAATCGCCAGTCTTTATATTTGCTTGGTCAGTATTGATTTGGGAAGTTAACAGTGCTGTTGACTGGTCTATCTTCTTTTGGAATACGTCATTTTGAGCAGCATTACCATTGAGTATATTGAAACTTTGACCTAGGTTACTGATTACAGTATTGAGTACTCTCGCTTCTTCGCTCATAGCTTTTAGTTGAGAGCGAGTATCTGTAATACCTTTTACAAAGTCGTCAAGTCCTGCAACACCCTTAAGTTCCTTTAAATTCTCAGTAAGCTCCTGTACTTCGGGAATACTAGCAGCATTACTATAAGCGTTGAAAGCTGTGATACCTCCAGCTATCGCTGTGGTGGCGAGGGCAATCCCTCCTCCGACAAGACCTGTAGACAAGGCAAAACTTCCAAGCTCTTTAGCCGCACCGCCAATAACGTTACGAATTGGTGCAGTAGCTTTACCTAATTTGCTTATTGCTCCCCCTGCTTTATTAAGTAAATCATTATCGCCAGAAGCCAACCCAATAACACCACTTACAGTACCTTTGACAGTATTCCCTACTGCTCGACCAGCACGTAGAATTTCACTGCGCTCTGTTATAGATGCAGGATTTTTAACGGGGGCAGGTTTTGTGACTACAGGAGAAGTTTGTGGTGTCTGTACTTGGGGGGAAGATATAACATCGGCAGCTACTTTTGCGGTATCACTGCCAACCTTAGCAATTTCGTCATTAACTTGAGTTACAAGCCCCTTAACTCTCTTTACTACAGCACTAGCTAGACGAACTACAGCATCTTCAATCTTTTGAGCTAAGGTCTTAACATTAATATCCCCCTCATCAAGTTTCAATGCAGATTTAATTGTCTGACCTAAACGACCAAGATTCTTAAACAGAAAGGAGAAAAATGCAAGAGGAGCGACCACACTGAATACGCTACCGATAAACCCAGAGACAGCTTGAAACTTATTAGCTATACCATCAAGTTGACCTGCAAATGTACCAAAACTACTGCTGCTCTTAGTCGCAAGAACACCAAGCAATGTATTGGTATCTTGGAGGTTCTTTTTGACTTCTTCCCCTACACCAGAGCCAAAATCTTCTACAGCAGCTTGAGACTTATTAAACGAAGACCTAAATGCTCCTTCAAGAGTTTGCCCTCTTTCTTTGGAGCTTTGGGTTAATTTATCTTGACCTTGAGTAGTTCCAGCCTCCTCGATAGTGGCTCGGAAGTTCTTACGGTTTTCACCGCCAGATTGCAACAATGCGTTAGCGGCTTTGACTGCTTCGCTTGAACCAAAGACTTTATTAAGAGCATCACGACTTCCTCCAGTCGCTTTACCCAAACGTTCAATAAGTTTTACCAAACCCTCTTCTTTAAGAGCGCCAAAACCAAATTGAATAGGCTTACCAGCTTCGTCTCTTAAAGTACCAAGAGCTTCCTGAGCCTTAGAGCTATTATTGACAATTTCGTTGACAAGAGATTTAATTGCAGTAGAGCCTTCCCCTGCTGAAATACCTTGGGTAGTAACAAGAGCTAACGAGGTAGCCATTTCCTCAAAGGAAACTCCAGCAGACGCACCAGTTGAGGTTAATTCAGCCGCCTCAGCATTTAATTGGTCAAGGGTGAGAATACCTACCTTAGTCGTTGCAAAGAGCTGTGCAGCCCGTTTGTCGGCATCTCTAAAGCTGTCACCAAGATTCTTGTTTGCAGCAAGTATTTTAACAATACCTTCGTTAGTTCCTTCCAGATTACCGAAACCAACTTCCGAAAGATTTACGGAAGCTTTACCGACACTTTTTTGAGCTGACTTAGAGTTAAAGCCAGCAGAAGCAATATCATACTGAGCATTTAAGGTTTGTGCAGAATTAGTTGCAAAGTTTGTTTCGCGTTGCAATTCTCGTAATGCTTTGATACGAGCGCCAACCACACTCAAGGCAGACTCCTCTGACGAGGTGGTGATTGTGGCAAGTCGGAATGCTGCACTCTCTACTTTGCTGTAAGCTGCAACTGCGCCAATAGACCATTTTTGATACGATTGGTTGTCAAAGATAATTTGACTGGCAGTACTGATACGGTTGAACGTGGTATCAGAAGTTTCTTCAAGAATTTTAATGTTGGCAGCAAATTCTTTTGTCCCTAGAATCGCTTCACTGAAACTAATGCTTTTACTTACACCCGCAAGACTTTTTAAAGATTGCGCAGCCGCATCTATAATGCTTTTTGCACCTTGAAGCTTACTAAAGGCACTACTAATATTTGCAATACCGAATGTGGCATTTACCGCAATAGAGCCAACCGCAGTGAGAGATGTACCTAGCTTAGCCGTTTGACTTATATTAGACGACCAAGCCCCTGATAACTTTGTAAGCCCTTTTTCAAGCTCTACAACGTTACCAAGCGTACCTTTAATATCGTCCCCAATATTTAGAGTGCCTTTATTGATGGCATCTCTAAGCCCTAACTGAGCTGGAGTTGTATCTATTGCTGGCGCTGCCATTCCTACCTACATTCTTTTCTGCCTCTGTTTATTGTACCATCAGGCTAATTGAAAAACTCAAAGCTGTATTTCTTGATACCTCTTAATGTCTTTTTCTGTTCAAGTCCTCGCCAAGAGAAAGGTTTGTCGGACACTTCATCCAACAGCTCGTTGAATTTTTCATTCTTCAATTCTTGGATTTTAATATCGGGAGAACGTGCAGATTCGCGCTTAAGGGCTAAAAGTGTGCGAATTTCCCAGTAATCGAGAGTTCTCCACAACTCCAAAGCATTCTCTGGATATGCAGAGAGAAGGCAGTCGAGTATAATATCGCTGCCCTCAAATTCTACAGGGTCTTGAAACTGAGGGAAATACGGTTCGGTTAGTTTGCTTCTGTTTTTGGTTTTGACGCTTCCACCAGAGTCTCCAGTTCCTTCTCTCTGTCCAGAAGAATCTTGCCTTGACTCAATCTCCACTGATGCCAGTGAATTTGGAGTTGAGACTGGAAGGGCAAAAAATGTAATTTACTTACCTCTGGTTCGGTAGCACCTTCTACATATGCGCGAGTTTTTTCGTCAATTGAACCGTTAAAAATTAGCTTAACAAGTTGCTCCCAATTGTCTTTGATGTCTTCATAATCTAAATAAACATCATTGTTGTCTGCATCTTTTTTACCTTGTACTGGAAGTAGCCCCACATATTCTCTGATAAGCTCTACTACATCGTCCTCTACAAAAAGTTCAGCAATAGCACCATTGGATTGTACATACTTGCCAGTCAATTCACTTTGTAATTCAATAAGCCGTTTCAAATTGCTTTGAGGTGTACGTTTAACTCGGCATTTAGTTCCATCATCTAGAACGACTTCGAGGGTTTGGTAAGATGGTTTGCTTGATACTGATGAGGCTGCCATAGAATTGTCCTAGTTCTGTTTTTTCGTTGAGTAAAGTATTGTTTTGTAAAATCAAGTCTGGCTGGAAGCTGTATATTCCTTTATAGCCATAAGACTCATTTCGAGGCTCTTCAGTCTGATGCACAGACCTTAGAAAGAAGGTTTCTATTTTTCCGTCAAAAGATATAACGTAGAAAAATAAGTCAAATATGTAGTCCAATACGAGTGGACTTTCGTAGTAACTACTATAGCATAGCTCTATGGTGCTATTTTTCTTGAAGTCAGACTCGATAATTACACTGTAAGGTGAAGGAAATGTAAAAAAATTGCCATCAATATCTCTAATAAAGAGGCTACTGATGGCAAAGTATTTAGTTCCAAGGCATTCGATAGCCATGCATTATTATACGCCAGTTGGAGCAGCTACACCAGCAAGAGTGCGGTAGGTGTCGAGGTCAGTTTCATAACGACCGATGTTGTTGTAGGTCAGGCTGTCGTATACCAAGCCGTTAAATCCCTCAGTACTACCCTTAACTTGAGAACCGTTAAGTGCTGTAGTGTCAATGGTAATAACTGCTTTGGCAGTTGTCAAGCTATCGACTGGAGTTACTTTCAATACGGTGAATACTCCATCAATTGCGCCACCCTTGATAGTAACGTTGCCAGCAACACCAGTAGTTGCTACCGTAGAGTCGAAATCAACTTCGTTAGGGTTAGAGGTTGCTGTGCTCTTGCGAACGGCTGTGACACGAATTTTAGGGGTAATGGTGAGGTCAGCAATCTTACTTTCCGTAAGTGTTTTGTCAACGTAAATTTTCCTAGCTACATAATCAATCTTAGTAACAATTGTACTAGCTGGGATGCCAGTACCCGCAGAAGCTACTGTAATTGCGTCACCAGATTTCACACCAAGGTTGGTGCTGTTATAAGTTTCGTCGAAGGTAATCTCTTTCAGTCCAGAAGCGAGGTAAGCGTCAGCAACAGTAACGTTGCTCTTTGCGGTCAGCGAACCAGTAGCAACCGCAGTAATAAAATCGCCTACACGAACACCATCAAATGCACCAGCAACTTCAGCCTTCAGCTTGGATTGAGTAGCGATAGGGATGACCGACGCAGTGATGTCAGCTTGAGCAAGAGCGATAGTGATAGGGATGTACTCAGAATCACCAATTGTCTTAATTGGGTTAGTACCGAAGTCTAGAGTTGTGAGAACTTTAGGGTTAGCTACGCCCAAAGCAATTTGAATATTTGACATTTAGTTTTTGTTCTTATCGATAAGATTTACTTTAAGTATACCATTTGCTTAATAGGCAAACACAGCGCAATTAATTTTAGCGTAATCGTATACAAGGTCAGTAGTTGTAGATGATTCATATTTGATAGTGATACCTTTCTCTTTGTCGATAGTAAAAGGTATAACATCGTCAACTTCACTATTTTGAAGAATGCGCTTAATTTCTTTAGCTACATGAAAAGTTAGTCCTGATGCTGTATCTTTGGCACTGTAGGCTAACACATAAGCGATAGTGAGACTGACTATATCTCCATTACCAATTTGAAATAGAGAAGATTCCTCATTTCTAAATATCTTCAAAAGGGGGTAGATATTCGTCCCTAGAGGCAGTTTATTAGTATTGTCTACTGTGTAACTAGAGATAGCTTTCTTGCCACCTAGAGCCGTATTAAACGTAATGTTGACTTCATTACGGATATAAGCTGCAATAGTTTGTAAATCTACATCAGGGAATTTATAGTTAGCTACATAGTTGGGGCGCTCAATAAACATAATTACCAAAAGCTCACTGTATCTTGGTTACGCATATCAGCAGAGTAGTATGGGTAGCGCGTTCGTCTTGTTTGTACATTATTTCTGATAAATTCACCATCCATGCCGCCCACTGACTCACTAAAATCATCCGCACAGTAAAAGCTAGGTTCTATACTATTTCGTTTGAAAATATCTGTGTCGCCGTTACCATCATTGTTATAGTCATAACCAATGTAGTCCTTAAGAACTTCACCAGCAAGTACAATATTTTTATTAGCTAGTTGAGGTGCGTTGGCATCATTCTGAATAGCTTGTAGACTAGCATTTGCACCAGCTACAAAGATGCCTGTACCAGCAAATAGCGATTGCAAGCGGTCTAAGCCACGTTGTAGAGTTACCTGACTAAATCCATCGTTATTGGCATCTCCATCGGTTTGACGCGGAAATTTGAAATCGACGATTTTGGCAATAGCTAGGTCTTCAGCAATCATCTTCAGATAGTTGACCGTAGATGCTTCTGTAAGCTTTAGAGGAAATTCATAGAGCATTTGAAGGTGAGTATCCATATCTCCAATTTCTACTTCCTCTACAAGCATTTCTACAGTAGCTTCATCGATTTCTTGAGTAGCAATTCCTGTGATGCCAGAGGTCTCTTGTTCTACAACTTCGAGACGACCTTTGAGTTTGCGTGTGAGTGAAACTAGATTTGCGTATTTCATTTAACCGTACAGTAATTTTCCAGCGTAGGGTAGATAACCTTGACGAATTGCAGACTTACCTTCCCTAAAGGTGTCTAACTTGGCTCGATAGTTAGCACGTTGGTTAGCACTCTCACGGATTTTATTCTTGGCTTCCACTTCTTGCTGACGATGGATTGCTTCGTTAATCTGTTGGTCAGACATTTCCGCTAGTTCGTCGTCAGGAATGTCGTCGATGCTGTAGTATCTTTGACGACCTGTTAGGTTGAGAAATTCGGCTACTCCGCTACGCTCCGAGGCAGAAAAAAGAATTGAGGGCTTGCCAGAACTGAAAGAAGTGATGTCGGTATTCATGAATGCGAATGTCATGTTTTTGCCCATACCTTCTGAGATAACACCTTTGCGGCGTTTTACGACTGGCGCTGTGAAACCACCGCTTTTCTTGTTGGTTGCGTTGGGACGAGACTGGGGCAACCGTTCACCGAACATCGGTTTCATTGCCCCTTGCTTCATCTTGTTGGGTAGCGAGTTAGTTGGAAGTTGATTGGTTAGCATTGATATTCTCTGCGGTGTAGCCGAATGTCTTTAAGCCTTCATAAACTAGACCTACTGTGGGGTCGGGTAGTTCAAAGTCGATAACGGCGATGTCTTCCCATTTCTTGCTTTTAAGTGGGGAAATTTTGTCTAGTTGACTGTATGATTCAATCTTAGCATCTTTACGATATTCGACAATTTTTTGGGTTGCTACTTTTCCTACGAACTTAAGAGCTTCGATTTCGGATGCGGCGCAAGAGTTAATCTTCAGCTTTTTGACACTGGCGATGACTGGAACGTTTTGGAACGAGACATCGTTGCTGGAGACGAAGTTGATGTCAGGTGCTGCGGTTGTGGGTTGGATGGACTGGAAGTCTGAGGCATTCACTAAGATTGCAGTGGACTTAGCTCTAGCTTCTGCAATGTCGATTTCATATTCTTTATACTCACCTGCTAAGACAGTGTGACCATCTGAGTTGATGTACGCAGGGAAGATGCGGTAGATGCGTGGAGGTGTTTTTTGGGTCATTTTTGTATAAGTATAGATGTATCTATGATAGCAGAGATTGGAGAGCTTCTTGCCTAGCGGTATAAGCAAGTTCTGGTGTATCAAACGTACCAATATAGATTTTTTGTTTGTTTACGACTAATCGAGCTTCATACTTGTCGTATTTACCTTTTTTATACACACCAGACGGTAGCTTTCGGGATTTTTTGGGGCTGGTCAGTTGAGCCTTATCTAATTCTTCTTTTACAGAGCTATCTTTGTCCCAGTAAAATTTTTCAGCTAAGATTCTAACATAACAAGCTTCTTTCTCTGTTTCGTAAGACCCCAGATAGATTGATTTTTTTATTTACCTTAATACTTGTTTCCCACCTTGCACCTTCGGATTTCCTATAGGCACTATCTCCCCTCTTTCTTCTCGATTCTATCATAAGCGTCTTATTTTCTTCTGAATGAGTTTTTCCGTAAAAGGGATTATTCTTACCTAATGTTTGCTGTTTCTTTTTTATTTTTCTGTGAGGCTCATCTTCAGATATTTTACCAAAAGCTCTAGTAGACCTAGTTTGGTTGTAGCAAAGTTTCCAATCTGTAATTGAATCTAGGTAAGTTTGTTCAATATCTAATAAATCCTCATTGCTCTTATTTTCACAATTTTCTAAAACTTCTATATTAAAAATAGAATCCCCATGCAGATTGAAAACTCTTTGTAAATGCTTATTATTGTGTGTCTGCTTCCTTAATTTGTAAAAATGCTCCCTAATCCTAATTCTAATGTTTTGGCTACTGCCAATGTAGAAGAATTTAGAGTCTGTATTGGTTATTTTGTAAATACCTTTAATATTAGGTATATTGTTTAAATCCATAATTTTTTTACTGGTTAATCTGGAAAATTAAAAAGTGGCAGGGTTCCAGAAACCTTTTCCCGTAGCTATCGGTATCCACATACCTATAATAACAAAAATCCCTCAACCAACAATCTGTCGGAAGAGGGATTTAATTTTTGATTATCTCAACTAAGATTAGGAGATGATTGTTTGACCCCTAGAACTATCGAAAGTCAGGAAGTCTGCAAGAGAAATAGACGACGCAATATTTACATTTTTTGCAACCTTACGTGCCATTCCGCATTTCGCGATAGTCGGACACGCTATGAGCTGCATCGAGACCGACTCAGAAATATCTAAAATTGGGGTCTTAGACCATGTTCTTTGGAAAATTCCTGCCCGTTGATTGTTCTCGATAGTTCCGCCAAGAATACGGTTAAATTGTCCTTGACGAGACAAGAATACAACAGTACCTTCATCCAACAAACGAGTCGGTGCTGAAGCGCCATTCGCATCACTAAGCTCAACTTGTCCATCTTCAAGAACAAACTTAGGCAAGAAACGACGACTCATTACTTCGTTAAGTTGGTCAATAGAAGGTGTGCCAGTGATTACGTTACCAATAACGTTAGCAGCAACTACAGCTTCTTTAACAGACTTACAACGAGCAATATTCAAAAGCAAGCGCTCAGAGATTGCAATTTCGTCAGCAGGGAAACCATTAGTGTACTTGTACTGAGTGTGCATATCTGCAAGGTCTTGCAGAGGGTCAGCAGTTTCGTGCTGAGTCCAATCACGCTTCAATGAGTCAACAGTTTCAGTCCCAGCAAAGTCGGTTTGGTAGATTGGAAATGGAAAGTGGTTGGCGCGAATGCCGATTGCCTTTGTCCAGTCCAAGTCTGCGCGTAGACCTGTACGTTGGTCAGTGTACTGCATCTTACCAGTCTGCAATGTCTGCCAAGCCAAGTAGTCGATAAGGTTAATGTGACCGCGAACAAGCGAAGCAAGAGTACCAAAGATATTCTTGGCGAGTTCGTTATCTTGACCGAGTTGAACCTTACCTTCCGAAACTTGAATGTTCTGAATGGTGATGTTGCGAATCTTAGCAAGCTCAGAAACCTCAGCCATTCTCCATTGGGTATCTTCATCCCAGTGGTAAGCAATCGCAGCTTTGTAGTTACGAGCTTGAATTTTGCTGAAGTCTCCTTTTTTAGCTTCAGGATAATCTTGTCCTGTAGCTACGAGAGACGCAATGGGGTCAACAGTTGTCGAGATGTAAGCAAGCCAGTCACGACCAGTCTTCTCAACCAAAGGAACGTAAGTATTGAGAACCTTAGAGCGTTCCTTCAACTGACGGAGGGTGTTGTTTACAACGAGGTCGGCAGCTTTAGCAGCGCGTCCTTCTTTTAAGAAATTTTCAATGTATGCCATTTTTTGTATTATTCTCCGTTATTTGTTGAAGTATGGTTTAATGTGCAAGTGCAGACCAAACAAACGCTTCAATTGGCGGTCAACGTAGGGCAAGTTATTTTGGTAGACTCCTGCAATCTCAGAGATAACTGCAAAGTCCCGTTTAGGTTCGCCAGTCAAATCTACAGGGTCAGGATATAAGCCAAGAACTTCAGCAACATCGATACCAACAATAGAGTTGATAGGTAGAGCTTGAGCAGCATTAGCAGCCAAAGTTACAACACGAACACCAGTGGTAGCATTTTCAGCACCAATTGCAAGAATCGTACCAAGAGGAGTGAGGTTGTTACCTAAGAAACCAGCTTCAGTGGTTTGAACTACGACTTGACCAGCAGCTCCTGTTGTTGCGAAGTAAATATCGTAACTATCGTCAGCGTAAATGGTAGCAGCAGCCGTCGAAGAGACTTGAGCGATTGTGATGCCAGCAGCCAACAGAGCAGCAGCATTAGCAGTGATAAAGTCAGCAACAGCACCAGCACCAGTTTGAGTAGCACCAACAGTAGCCGAGTAGGTCACACCAGCGATACGAGCAGTGATAACATCAGAAGTTGCAAAAGTACCGATGAACTTAACTAGAGCGTAGCAATGCTTTGCGTATAGAACGTCGCCCACTTTAAATTGAGAGCAAGGAGACTTGAGAGAAACAGAAGCCGAGTTAGTTGCGGTTGCAGCAGCAAGGCGAGTGCGAGGCAAGAAACGTGCGACTCTAGAGCCAGAGACACCAGTAGTAGCGATAAATGAACCTTCGGGAGCTACAGTCTTCCCTTCGGCATTAAGTAGGATATCGGCGCTATTAATCTGAACGGCATCGATTGCAACTTTCTTAGCTGCGGCGTTGAAGATAATAGCTCTACCGTTTTTGGTAATTGCTTGAGTTGTTAAATAAGTCATTGTGTTTTATGCTCCTTATAGTCCGAAATCCAGACCCATAGCAATCAAGTCACCTTTGGCGGCTTCTTCAAGGCTAGATGAGAAATTAGCAGTTGCAACTTCTTCAGCACTAACACTGAAATCGGTGAACTGAGTAACATTAGCAATATTACGGAGCAAGCTATAAGCGAACTCCGACATATTAAGTTGTTCTTGCAAGTCACGCGCACCGTTAGTTTGAGCGATACCACTAAACTGAGCTACTCGTTGGCGAGGGTCAGAGAAGTTACCGATAAGAGCTTCCTTCATTGCTGGGGTAATAACACCATCAACAACGTCTTGGCTAATACGTGCGTTCAAGTCGCTCAACGCTTGGGAAAGTTGTGCTTCAAAGTTAGCTTGTGCAAAGTTAGCTTCAAGAGCTTCTTTTTCTGCGCGTAGCTTTTGAATTTCACTAACTACAGTCTTATTAAAGTTAGCTTGGATTGCGGGGTTATAAGCAGCCGCATAATCTGCTCCTTCTTGTGCCATATCTGGTTCTACGCCTCCTTCAGCGTCATCCGTATCATATTGAGCTTCTAGAGCTTGTTTATCCTGTTCTAAGACTCCATCAGCAACTTCGATAATTTGTTCAATATCTTCATCGTTAGCGTCAGGGAAAGCTCCAATCATTGCTTCGAGAATATTGACATCATCAACAATGTTTTCACCGCTAATGTAGCCAGTTACATCTTCTTCACTCAGTCCAGTAGATTGAACGAGAGCTTGAATACCAGCATCAATGTCGCCTTCATATTGGGCTTCAATTAAGTCTAGAAGTAATTCGCCAAAAGCATTGGTTGGATTGAGTTCGGTCATTTCCTGACCTGCCCCTTCCATACCAGCGTCCTGAGCGCCTAAATCTTGTTCTTCATCCATTTTTATTATTTTCGTTTTTTAGGATTAAAACAATAATGCCACACTAATTTCTCAGCATGGCATTATTTATGGTTTTTTCCCGTAAGTGGATTATTCTATAGGAATGTTAGGAATTTTACCCCTTTCTTGGGGGTTTGGGTTGGTTTTTGCCATACCTTTATTTTTACTTCTCCAGTCTTGCAGTTGCTTTTGATTGAGTCCGTAGCCAGCCGCCGAACCAACTCCACGACCCACAGCTCCCCCAGCAGCACCTAGTCCAAGCACTTTACCAGCACGCCCAACCAAACCTGTACTTCTGCGTTGCTCTTCTGTCTCATTAATCCCAGCTCCCTCAAGAACCCCCAAACCAGCACCTACAGCAGTACCTACATTAGCAGGGTTAATTTGTGGAGAGAGATTCATAAAACGTTTTGCAGTTCCAGCAGCAGCCTTTTGAGCGCCTTGAACCAGACCCGTAGGAATCATGCCAAATGATGCAGACTTACGAACTGTCTTATTGTAACGAGCTTCATCTTCCTTTTTTCTTAGCCCATTAGCGGCAAGCAATCCACCACCAGCAAGTGCAGTACCACCAACTCCGATAGCAGCAAGTCGAGCAGCTTTATCAGTGTCAAGAACCTTGGCAGCACCTTGTAATGCATCGTAAGTACCAGCAGCCGCCTTGTTAGCTCCTCCATTGAGTCTAGAGCCAATAATAGGAATACCACCTAAAAATTTATCTGTGGTGTTGATTTTGCCAGCAGCCTTACGAACTGCTTTAGCTGCGGGTTGTGTGATATACTTACCTGCCGAGGTCAACGCACTGTTAATTTGTGCACCAATTCCAAAATTCGCTTCTTGTTGGTGTTTTAGGAAGTTTGCAGATTTGCGGATTTCTTTATTAAAGTACTTACCAGTTGGCTTGCCAGATTCAATCATCGAGTTGATGTCCTTAACTCCCATGCTTGCTGGGATTTTAGGTTCTCTCAACTTCTTTTTCTGCATCTTACCTTTAAGTGTTGTTTCAAGGGTAACAACTCCAGTATTGTCTTGAGGGATATAGGTACTACCTTTTTGGATTAGTCTTTGAATTGTAGCTGGGTCTTGGAAATTAGCCGCTTTGCGAATTGATTTGCTCATATCTATTGTTTGTCCATTAAGTCCTTGGTTAGTTGCTCCTGTTGGCTTGCGTCGAAACACATTACCAAAGAATTGCTTAGTTGTTTCAATGTCTTGTTGTGCTTTACCAGCAGCCCTGTCTAGAAGTGAAGGTTGACTACCACTAGACTGACGTTGTAAATCTTCATTCATTCTAGCTTCACGTTGCTCTAGATTAGGATTAACAATCTTTTGAACTTCCTGCTTAACATTCTGAATTTCGTCACTTACAGCTCTTCCAGTATCTTTGACTACTTTAACTGCTTTACGGATGCCTCTAGGGTTAGCTGCTTCATGTTCAGCCACAACAGCTTCTCTACGTTGTAACTCTCTTTCTGGAGCTTTAGATAAATTGTAGCGATTAGCCGCATATCCAGCACCAGCCCCCAGTCCAGCACCTACAGTCGTGCTTGTCAGTACTTTACCTAAACGATTGCCAACATTAGTAGCTTTCTTTTCTGCATCTGACTCCAGAACTCCAGAGCCTTGTAGCAATCCAACTCCAGCACCAACACCAGCACCAATTTTCACTGCGTTAGGGAGGGCAGAAAGGAGGGATGGTTTGGCAAACTCAGCTTTTTTTTGTAGTAGTGATTTTTTATTCATTAGTTGTTCCAGTGATGTGCTACAGTATTTCCGAGTAGACCTGTTACAGCACCTAATCCAGTATAGCTTGCTTGTTGACCTAAGCCTTTTAGACCAGCCCAACGTTGCAGTTTAGCGGATTCATAGTCAGCTTTAGATTGTGCTTTTTCGATTGCCGAAGCACGTTGCTTAGGGTCTTCAAGTTGTTGTGCAGCCTCCAGTTGAGCAGTTAAGGCTTGGTTGTGACGCTCAGTGGGGTCAGCACTACGTCTCAGAGCTTTCGCTTTGGTTTGAGCAGCAGCAGCCCGACCTACTTCAGAGCCAGCAAGACCTCCTAAAGTAGTACCAAGATAATCACCAACACCTTCACTTACTAAGGCTGAAGGGTCGAAGAAGTTTGCAACCGCTTTATCGTATGCACGTTTGAACTGCGAGTAAGTTGAATTATGTTTGCGAAAGAATTTAGCCATATATTTTCCTATTGTAATGCCTCCCAGTTAGCACGTTTTAATCCAGTCCTAAGTACTGACCTAACATCTCCATTGAGAACTGAATCAATAATTCTATTCTTGGAGTCATCATCGATAAACCTATTCTGAGCTTTGTTTAGCAGTCCTCGGCGCAGTTGCTTATCCTTAATACCATCAAGAGCAGCTAACTTCTGAGCTTCAAACACTTCACTCTGTTCATCTGCGGCTTTCTTTTTGTTGTAAATACCATAAGCTGCACTACCGATAGCTAGGCTAGGGGTAATGAAAGGGTCGAAGAAGTTGGCAGTCTTACTTGTACCTCTAGAGTATTTAGCAGTACCTTTAGGTTTAGCTTGTTGTTGTGCAGGAGTTAGTCTATCAAGGGGATTGTCTGTAACACTAGCTAACAAAGGATTACCAGTAATATTAGCAGCCTCACGAATCAGATTATCTGCGTGGTACTGAGGACTGTCGAAATAATTAGCCGCAAAGTCTTGGGCATTCTTATCTTTGAGGCTATTTACCTTGTAAGCATCCAACGCTCTTTGCTTATTGAGCTTAGATAACAAACCGTACCCAGCTACTAAGGTTCCCCCAACAGCAGCTAAAGGCAGAGCTTTTTCTTTTTTAACGAAGAAAGGATTGCGAACACCAATTTTAGGGAATGCAAAATTCGCTGGAGCCACTAAAGGCGCAGCACTGAAGAAATTGTAAGGTACTTTAGGCTGAGTAGATTGTTGTTGTGCTTGTCTTTGTTCCAATAGCAGATTCCTCTTTGCAATAATTTCAGCCACCTTATCTCGATGACCTTGTGCCTGTGCTTGCTTTTCTTGTTCGACTTCTTTGTTTTTGTTATTTTGGTATATGGCTGTACCTGCGGCGATAGGGGCAAGGGTCAGTCCTCCTAAAGTTCCGTAGATGGCATTCTCACCAAAGCCTCTATCAATCAACTTATTGGCGACATGATTGACGACAGGAGTGACCAGAGGAATTCCACCACCACCCGAAAATTTGTCCCGCAGTCTTTGAGTTTCTGCATCGGCAAGCGCAGCTCTCTTAGCAGCTACTCTTTGACCTTGAGCACTACCTATCTCTGCTTGTGTGGGAGGGACTACAGGAGGCGCAGGAGGATTTAATTCTTGCAACCTCTTGTTATATACATCTTTACCCTCGGCTTGCAATCTTTTTTGTGCGAGAAACTTCTCAGCCTCAGTCATTGCAGAAGGTACTGGGTTTGCAGTAGCTTGCAACCTTCTCTTCTGCCTCATCCCAGCATTATAAATGAGAGCAGACTTCCCGCCTCTAGGATTTTGTCTCACAGCAAATTCGCTTAGCATTTAGCTGCACTTCCTCTTACATACTTTTTGACAGTACCTTTCGATAGGTTAAACAGAGCCAACTTATTAGTCCCCCGCTTGTATGTGGTTTGTTGTTGTAACTGAGGGATAGTCATCCCACTCTCAGTCCCTCCTTGCAACTGTGCTTGGGTCTGTGCCGCTTGGTCTTGAGGAGTCATTACCCCAGCCTGTGCTTGCTGATTCATTTGTTGCATCAACTGAGTCAAACCGAGTAGTTCGATAATCTTGACGCTGAATCCATTCAATTGTGAGTAAATCAACTGCAATAGAACTTCGGGGCTGTCAATGTTAATCGCATCATTGTCGTAAGCGTTCTTGAGTAGGAGCCAAAGCTTTTGGCAGACATCATTGTACTCTTCTTGCAAGTCATCGATTTGTTGGTCACTAGCATCAAGCTCGTCCCAAGTTACAGCATTCGAGGAGTCTGGAATACCTGTAAAGTTAGCAGTCATTGCTTTGCTTACTTTCTTGTGGAAAAGCCCCATGTTAGGGATTGCTGGAATAGGTACTAGAGACAGCTCCATAATACGATGTTCATTTGGGTCAAGGTTTAATCCCATGCTGACGCTCTTAACACCACTACGCAATGCTTCGATTCCTTTGGCTGCTGCAACTTTAACACCAGACAAGAACATTCCAAGCTTACCAACTAGATGCTGAGAATTTTGGTTAGGTAAATCTTCTTCTGTGATAACTTTGGTGTAAGCGCGTCCACTAATGCTTCCGATAGTATTTGGAATATCTTTCTTGTGGTCTGCACAAACGGGAACGACAGTACCGCTATCAATAGCTCGATTAGTATGCTCAACGATTGTATTTAAACGTTCGGCACTAAAATCGTGTTCAATATCTGTAGAGTCGGTGAACTTACCCTCAGTGGCAACGAGTGCGGTATATTCACTTTTAATTGGAGTGCCAGATACCAACACCTGCCCCAACTCAAAGTTGGCTCTTGATGCTGGGGCTTTAAAATAGGCGATGTTGGTTTTCTTCATTGTCAGTTAATAGGTCTTTAGATTAATTATATACCAAACGCTTGCTTAGCTTTAGTTAGGTATGCTAATCTATCATCCCAACCATTTGTCCCACCATTTATGATGCGGGTGATACTCTCGAAATCATCTGCATCTGCGTAATCATTTAGGTTTCGACTTGACCAGAACCACCCTGCACCAATAGGGGCAAGTTCGTCCGTTCCTAGCAACGAAGGGTTAGCTACCAAGTTAATACCCTTGTACTTAGGGTCAAGGTCAAGGTAGTCAGTCAATTCCTGATAGTTAGCTCTCCCAGTTACTTGAATAAAACTGCGTCCTTTAAAACGTACACCATCACCTTTATAATTATTGCCGAGGTCGCGCCGCCATTCGTAGTCAGCACCACTTGCATACTCTTCATTAGTATTGAAGCCGTCACTCTCATGGGCAATTTGGGCTAAAAAATGACAAATACGAAGAGGTGTATTGATTCCGTACTTAAAAAGAGCTGCGTTGATTGGTTCGAGTATAGCTTCTATCCTTTCCCATCCAACATGTGTAGCAATGTTCCCTAGTTGCTCACGCGACAGAAAAAAAGGTTTGATGAATTTAGGGTCGTTAAGCTCAATGTGGAGTCTCCACGCATACACGTAAACATTCTCAGCTACTTCAAGTTGTACATGACCATCATCAGTGTCACTCCAAGATAGAAACTCACCAACCTTTTGACCTTCAAGAAATTCGCGCTTCTCTCCTTCTTTCAACGCAGAGGATTGAAGCGGTTTTAGCTTGAACCAAGTGTTCTCTTTGATAGTTGCTATGTATTTCATCTTTTTACTTGATGAGCTTCAAAAGGTTGAGAGGGTTCTTGACAACATCAACTACTTCTTGTGCATCATCAATCACATCTTGCACAGTATTCAGTGTAGTATCTACAACTACATTCACAGACTCATCTTTGCCTAGTGGCAAGCTGATTGTTTGGACTTCTGGGTTTTCAAGCACTTGCGATTTACTCTTCCCAAGAGGTTCCCAATTTGGCGTATAAAGATTAGGCTCATTCTTCATTTTTTCAGCACTAACTCCAAGTCCCGCTAAAACTACAACTAGTAAATTCAAGTACTTATCTACTGTCCCGCCATTTTTAATGATGTCACTGATATTGGGGGTAGATGCAGTTATTAGACCTATTGCCAAAGAAATAAAAGTGTTGGTAGTGAACAGATTTCTAGGTTGAGGAGTAGACATGAGGGATACGCTATTATAGGTATATGGTCTTTATTTTATCATGAACGACAAATTACTATTTAACCAGCAAGTCGGAGAGAAGCTGCGTAGCTTACGCAAGGCTAGGAATAAGTCTCAGGCTAGTGTTGCGGCAGATTTTGCTTTCGGGCAAGATGTTGTTAGTGAAATTGAGCGTGGGGTTAAAACAATTAGTGCATTTGAGCTGGTAGCTTTCAGTGCATATTACGAAAAACCGATTACCTACTTCTTTATGAACTCGGCGCTACCCACTAAAAATTCTTAAAATGTTTGAACGAACTAGACATCGGTGCTATTTGAGGGGAACCTTTTCCACGTAATTTAGACAATACTCCGCCAGCACTTTTTATAGCTGCTAAACCTATCTTTGGCGCATCATGAAAGTACATCTTAGGTCTTGTCACTATTTGCTTTTTAGCCGTCTCTAGTGCAGCTTTACCAGATTCCTGCATAACCTCTCTTGGCGTTAATTTACGTCCAAGCTGTTTACTTTTATCCGCAACTCCTCGAACATTTCGATAGGTTGCCGCCATACCATCAGCAATCGGATTTCCCCAGCCTTCACTATCACGCAACACATGACCACCAGTTTCAAGTGCTGCCTTAGCAACTCGTTGTGGCAGCTTATCGCCAGCATTGGCTTGGTAAGTGTCTTTAGCTGTCTTTGCCCATTTAGGGAAGTTAGGGGCATTCATGGCTACGGGAAGTGCACTCATGTCACCAAAACTAGGATGATAACTATATACCGCATTTCTAGCTGCATCAAAAGCTGAAGGAATATCAACGTGTTGCAGAGCTTGAAGCCCCTCAAACATAAAGTCAGCTTGTCTGGTCATGGGTGTAAGTGTTGAAGCAAGTAAAGTAGCGCATAAAATAATCTCGCTAAGTTAATTCTATCAGGGTCGGGAGGAAAGACCAATAGAAAAAGTAGGGCTATACCTACACTAAAAGTGACTGACGATTTGGACACTTCGAGCCACGTTATTAACTATATTTTTTTCTGCCCCAACAAAGTTGAGTGCCTCTATTCCTGATTCTACTATTCGGGGTAAGTTAGCTGCATCAGGTGACGGTAATCTAGGTGTTGTGAAAGTCGAGTATATGGCTTTGGCTGTTGCATTTCCTAGTGATTTATTAGAGGCAAGTAGTGCAAGTCCAGCAACGAATGCAGTAGCTGCAATAGCAATCTTAATTGGTGTACCTAAACCGCCTTGAGGTGGTCGATTAGGAGGTTGTTTCTTAGGGTCGAAATCTTCTTCATCAACGTCTTCCACTAGAGTCCAGAAGCACTGGCACTGTACATGAAAAGGTATAGAAGGTTTGCTGTGATTACGCCACACAGTTCCCCCGCCTTTTTTATAATTAATAACGTCACCTGCACTTCTTTGGTTTTCAAGTATCTCAAATAGGAAATACTCAAGTCCATCTTGAAGTTCACAATCTTCACATGGTACAGGGTCAGTTCTTTTACTGCCGCTTGCTAATCTTTTGTAACGACTAATCAGCGCATACTCTCTATCAACATTCCATCTGAACCTCTTGTATCTATCAGCTTTTCCTCCAAATGCAGCTATCTTCCCAAAATTGTATGCGATGTTCAATTCAGTCTTTACAATGACATCTGGCGATTGTTGCTTAAATGCACCTTGCAAGCCAGTTTGGTCTTTGTTAATAATATTGCGAATACGCACTTTTAATAGGTTGAGGTCATATTCATATTTGTTTCGTTGAGACTTGATGTTGGTGATGTACTCGCGGTTGTCTGCGAGAAATAGTGCGACAGCTTTGCGGATTTGCTTATTGCTTTCAGTCGAGTAAGAGGCTTGTAATACTCGACGGCGCTTACCTAAATAGTTGCTCGATATGAAGTTCTGTTTCTCGTCACTACTACCATACAAAAAGTTCATCATGGCAGCTTTACCTGCATTGGTGCTATCACTTATCTTGTTGAGCATATAAACGTTGCGGGATACTTCATCGGCTATTTTGACTCGCTCTTGCACGTTGGCTAAGTCATTAATATTAGTTTGCTCGGCTCGTTGCTTCAGCAGGTTGTTGACGGCATTTCTGGTCAAGCTATACCTTGCTCGATTTTGCATATTTTGCCCGTAATCATCATTGGCTGCAAACTCAGCCGCTAACTCTTTAGTGTCTTCTGCAATAACTACACTGTCAAAATACTTGCGAATATCGTCATCACCATACTCATAAAGATAGTCATACATCTGATGCCTCAGCGCCAACTTAATCATCGACTCAAAATTAGTGGTCAATACCTTGTTAAACTCAACTTGCACCTTTAGAAAGTACTTGTCGGTAACATCGCTTACATTCTTTTCTGCAAACTTGTCAAACAATTGGTCTGGCACTTCATAAATACTTGCATTCGATTTAGCAATCCACTTAGCTAGTTCATCGACAAACGTGGTCTTAGCAAACTCACTATTAATTGCCATACGAACACCCAAAATAGATTCAGCCAAGGCTTTGAAGTACTCTTGCGTCTTAAACTCTTTGAAACTATTGGACTGTCTACGCATGGTGCTAAGATTATTAAGAATATGTATATCTATATAGTATGACACAACCTACACCACTCCAACCTTACGTCGATACTGTAAGGAAGCAGAAAGAGAAAGACCTTATCAATGTCACGAAGAGGACTCGTAAACACATCCCTGCATATGTGTTTCAAGCTCATGCCAACTTGCTCGCCCGATTCCCAGATACAGGTAGTTTCTTGACACCAGCATTCGTCTATCAAACTCTGAGAGAGATTACCAAAGCTATTGAAGCTCAGCTATGTGCTGATGAAACTGCGCCTATCGATATCTTTGGTCTTGGGAAATTCATACTACTTCGTAAGAAAGCCTACAGAAGTGAGGATAAAACAAAAGAACAACTTTACCTTAAGTTTCGCCACTCTCAAGTCTTTTTGTATAAGCTGAGACGACATCATGGTACAGCTACACCAGCAGAACTAAAGACGTTGCAGAAGTCAGATAACTACATGAAAGAGTTGAAAGCCAAACGCGAGAAGTTTTTGCGCGAACGGGAGATGAAGCGGAAAGGAGAGTTGGACGAACTTGACCCAAGCAATTACGTTGCTCAGTTTTCAAGTATCTTAGAACTCTAAACTGCATAAGCACTACTAGGTAGGGCAAAACTTGTACCATTGTAAAGTGAAATCCGCCTGTACACCACAAATGAATCTAAATTGATGTTCAAGCCACTTGTAGTTATTGCAGTGGCTTGCCCTATTTGTGCGTTAGTGTTCCAGTCACGATACTCATAGTCGTCAGCAGCTTCGTATACTCGTACTCCACCAACATACAATCTAAGTGTTCCATCCTGTCTTGTAAGAGCAATATGATTGAACACAGTTGAGGATATAGGCAAAGCTATAGAGAAGAGGGCAAATCCAAGTATTAATGAGCGCCCCAAGTATAGTCGGTCGGCTGAAAAGAAGAGGCTGAGTCCTTGTTGTGTGTAGATGTTGATAACTTCGCTTCCAGTGGTAGCTCGGTCAGTAAGTAACCAACCTGCAACTGTGAAATCATCCAACAGAAAAGAGAAATCTGAGTCATTAGGTATTTGCACATAGGCTGGCGCACTGTTCTTGCTAATAGGGAAACTGGCGGCTCCAAACTTCTTGGTCACGGTGTCCAGTATAGAGATGTTGCTAGTCAGGGTCTTAGCGCGGTAACTCTGGTCAATGATACTACTATCGAAGTTCAACAACGTAACTATCTTAGCTGGCTGGTAATAGTCTCGAATGCTTCGCTCGATGGCAGAAAAAGAAGTTGGGCTTATCTTGTAGTCAATGATGCAAAACATGGCTACGCTACCTTTCACGCTTCTATCGTCAAACACCCTGTCCTTGGCAATAGAGTTAATGGTCACTAGGTCGGTCGAATTGAATATCACTACACTTAGAGATTCTTCAGGTAGCACATAATCACGTTCTCTTTCTGCCCCGTTTGCCCAAACGTCACCAAAAAAGTCTGTTGCTAGGAGTTCGCCGTCATTGCCAGAGTTGAATATGTTGTTGCTGGCTTGCCCGAATAAGAAAGCTGCTCCAGTTTGCCCTGCTTTGCGAATGTATGCCATGATAAAGCAATAACCACTACTGCTGCTAGGTGTGCCAAAGTCTAGCCGTGAAGAGCCATCTATGTTAAATCTAGCTGCGGGTAGCCCGTCAAGTTGTGCTGGTGTGATGTAGTTGACTGCGTTTGCTCCAATTAGTTCTTGACCATTAGTTCTATATTCAACTAATTGCATAATGTTGCCACTGGATAAGGTGACAACATCAGGGGTGACGATGAAGAATGAGCTGAAGGTATTAAGGAGAGTTTTGAGATTGATGTAGAGTTGGTTAGTTAGTAATGTGATACTGATGTTGAAACTGAATGTGAGTGATTCAGTGCTAGTGTAGGCGCGAATAGTGAAGCTAATGAAGTCGTCGGTCGGGCAAGTGAATGTGAGGTCGTTCCCAGTTATCGTTGCTGAGTAGTGATTAACAAGTATCTCGTAGTCTACAGTGTTGCCAGCTATCTCAGTGACTTTCTTGTTGAGGTTAACAATAACGTCTTCAGTGTATCGAAATTCTGTCTCGGTACTAAAAAGCAATAACGTAGAGTCAAAGAATTTATTTGCAAGAAGATGAGTCGCCTCTGCTAGTTCGCTATCATTCAAAGCAACTGACCAGCCTATAAAGTATAGCAATTCTCCTTTTAGCTGTGAAGTAAAACCATTGAAAGGTATTGCGGCTCCAGTGTTTGTAGCTGTAATGATTGCTCCATATTCAGTGGGAAATTGGTAGTTAAAGGCATTGACCCCAATTTTGTTCACCTTCGTATTTAATTGGGTTACGGCTGTTGTGCCGAATATCTCTTCACTAGTGGGAGTAGTCCATAGAACTCCATTAGCAAATATGTCTGGAAAGCCATTCGCAATGAAACGTTCCCCAATTTGTTTCTGCTTGTATACCCAGATGTAGGTCTTGCAGTTGACTGATGTGCCAGATAGTGATTTGGGGTTGAGAGAACTGTTGGTAATGAAAGATGCTTTGACTCCATCGTAAGTAATCTGGTTAACTCCTACGTCACTTGCTATGTAAAGAGGCTTGCTAGGCAGTCGTCGGCAGTCTTCCCACTGAACTATATTGCCAAACGTATCAGTATAAATCCCGTAAGGAATGTCGTCACCATCTTTAAGTGTTGATAGGGACGCTGCAATATTAAATTGCTGAGGGAAATCAAGAATAAAAGGGTCTGCTATTACAGTTTCTAGCGAAAAACTAAAATAAGACACCATAGAGTTGCTATTAGTGATGCTGATAGTGAAGTTACCGTCAAAGACCTCTGGGATATAGCCCGATAGAACTGAGCCTGTAAAACTAAGTCCTAGACCACTAGGAGATATGTAGGTGTAAGTAGTGATATCAAAGAACTCATCGACAGCAATAGTCGCAAAGTCAAAGCTGAAAAATGCATCAACAAAATTTCTGAATGAAGGTTGAGACGAAATTACTACACCGTTGTAGTTGACATATATCTCTGCTAACTTAGCTTCCACTGCTGCCAATGTAAGCGATGGACAAGGCGATTCAGCCGTGATGATTGCTGCAATTTTTCCTCTTACACTCAGCCCTCCAGTAACTGCGCTTCCACCGAATCCGCCGACTATTTCATATTCGTTTGCATTATCTATATTAGTGACACTAAGTATTCTTGGATTGTTGGTCGGTATGAAGGCTGTAGGAGGCACACTGCGACTATTGATTCGTGAAGTAGCATTATATACAGAGTTACCAGCTAGAGGTGCTTCAGCCCACAAGGTAGTACTACCTGAACGAAAGATGTCAAAGTATGTCGGTGGGTCACCCGCAATAACTCCAGAAGAAGCTATGGGAAAACTTCCAGCAACTCTTGTAAGGTATACGAGTATTAATGTACCTACCTTAACTGGGCTGCGGAAAACTAAGGACTGATTACCGTTATCTGCAAAATCTATACTGGGTTGACCGTTAAACTGACTATCACTAGTAACCAGAGTGGGAGGATTACTGGAAGCTTGCAGGAAATTTCCATCAAATAAAAGGTTGTAGATGGTTTGAACTTGGTTAGCTCCGTTAGACCCTATCTTTGAAAAGGTCAGATATTCTGGGTCACATAAATATAATCCATTCAAGTTGGGAATTAGTTTTGCAACATCATACACCTGACTCGCGTATGAATAGCCAGCAGAAAAGGAATGATTATAAGCTGCCGATAATTTCATTTAGTTTAGTGTTGGTGTATGCCGTCAACAGATTGGTTACTGTTTGCTTAGAGTAAGTGAACCCAAACTCTTTCCATATCTGTAAAAAAGTGAGCCAACCTTCGTCTTGAGTCACATGATTCTTAATTTGGTCAGCTTCACTTCGGGTTAATAAGGTAGGAGAAAAATACCCTGCGATTCCATTTACTTTAGGTAAGGGGGGTATATCAGCACTCATATTTATTTCTGGAAGGTTCCTTACTATCCAACGCCACGCTTCTACGGCAGCTTTAGTTTCTTCAGATAGATGTGCTGCACCAATTATCCAATCAACACTTGTTAAGGCAGCTTTTCTTTGTTCTTGTGTGGCAGTCTGGCTAACTGTGTTAGTTAGGTCTAGGGCAGGAAAAAATCCATACAAGGATAGTGTGTCATCATCAATGTAGGCTGGCTGAACTACACTGCCAAGTTGAGTAAGTATGTTGACAATAGCCGAAGCACGACTAAAAATACTACCATCTTTTCTATATAACATCTAAACAATCCTCAGCTTTTTCTTGAACCAATCCGCAACTTTAGTGAAACGGGATGTCCCCCTATCGTATATTAAGCTGTTAACTTGCATGGCTTTATCATAGGCAGCTTCTCTTGTGATGTCGCTCCATCCAACTTCAGATTCGTTTTGAACTTCGCATTTTTCTCGACTATCATACTGAACAAAAATAATTCCATGAGGGTCTTCTGCCACATCATCTACAAGTAACATCACATACTGCCCAAACATGTAGCAGGTAGATAAAAACCTCTTTTGTTTGTTAGATATCGTGGGTAAGTCTTGGTGGGTATGTATAAATGCTTTTGCAGCTTGTAATTTGTCTAGGTATTGGTAATCTGCTAAGGACATTATAGAGAAAGTATCTACATCTTTTAGCTTAGTTCCTACAGGCTCTATGCCAAGTCTGGTTGCCTCGGCTAATACTGACACTCTCTTCCAGTGGTAGACTGCGTTTTGTTTACCATTATGGAAACCAGCAATCAACACTCGGTCAGCTTTAGTGACTTCTCTTAACTCTACTGCAATATCATCAAGACTCTCAAGCAACTCTAAGTCCGAACCTCGGAGCAGGTCAATTGCAAACTCTACTGGCTTGGACTTGAATAATGATATAAGTCTCTCAAGAACCATCAATAGTATAATGATGTTGGTTATATTTGAGGGTAAGGTTATAGTTGTCCCAAACAAATCGAACGATGGAGCATCACTAGGGTTAGGTGTAGGTTGGACTTCGTACTGTTTAGTTGTTGCCATTGGTGAATGCTTCCATATTGCGGTTTTTGTAAAGAATTATCACCTTTAGTTTAACATCATCCTTATATACCAGTAGAGTGTAGGTATTGTCGAGCTTGCTTATTTTAGGTAGATAACCATTTTCAAAAACTATATCCGCATCAGCGCTGAAGCTAAGTATTCCAACAAAGTTGATTATGTTGAGTGTGAAGAACTTCAAGTGAGATTGGTTAACTAATACATTAAGTGATAGCACTTTAACAGTGTCGGCGCAGACTATATTTGTTTCGTTATATGTGATTGTGTCAATAGAGGCGCTAGATAAAGGTAGTATAGCTTCGATGTCTTGGCACTGATAGATTAGATTGTTGAGTACTTTACCGTTGCAATCAAGTGCACCGCCTAGAATGGGCGACCTATCCCAACTAATATTTAAAGGTAGTATGCGGTAAGATTCTCCAAATCCTCCAGTGCCAGAGGGCGCGAAGAAGGACACAAAAACCCCATACGCAGGTGTAGAAAACGTGACATCATCAAATCTTCCGAGAGCGGAAGCTTCGGGTCTATATTCCCAACTTACTCCGTTATAGGTAAGAGCATATTTGTTAGGTGCAACAGTATCTACTACATCGCTCAGCTCACTGACACTATATTCTTTTCTGCTTACGTTAGTGACAGTGCCAAGAGTGGTGACTGCAAGATAATCTCCAGCTCCGCCAATGACAGTACCTTCAATATCTCGGAGGTATATGTTAGGGACAGTAGTAGTAAGTTTGCCGTTCTCAAATCGAAGTATTGAGCCATCGCTGTACGAATAATACTCTATGAAGTCCTTGAGATTACGTTTGCTATTACCTGCAATGATTACTGTATTCTTGTATGTCTTTGTAGTAATATTCCTAGAAGTGAATCCTAAGAGTAAAGTTCCTACTGGAACTAGGTTGTAGTCGGCTTCGCTCTCGTTGATAGTATGTGGAAATATGGTGCTCATTGCTATGAAAATATCTGGTTCCCAATACTTCGGTGAAAGTAGTTGAATGATTGAGAGTGAACCACATCTTCAAGACCACCTAAGCGCCCAAACCTCATAGCTGGTGGTTGGTAAACTGCATCAGTATAGCGCCCCTTACCTACTGTCAGACGTACAGAGTCAATACGCCCAAGCATACTTATTTCTGCTGATGCAATAGCCAAGTTAGTAGCAGGAGAATCAGTAGCAAGCCCAGACTTCTCCGTAAGCAACTGACCATCACAATGTACCTTGATGCTCGTCCCAACTCGCGTGACAGAAAAGAATATGTAGCGACTGTTTTGGTATCTAAAAAGGCGATTGGCGTTATCAAATGTGTAGGTGTTAGCACCGATGGTTACAATAAGCGTTAGATTCTGAGTGCTGGTGGTTAGTTGACCTGTGTAGCTAATGCTGAAGTTGGTGGAGCTGAAATAGTCATGGGTAAGTGTTGTTACCGATTCATAAAAAGCTGTGTCTTGATATTGTAAATAGAACTCGTAAGTAAAGTCTCCAGTTACATTGATGGTGGAAGCGGGAGCGATGGTGATGGTGTCAATTACATTATCAAACTCGGCAATTTGATTAGGAATACCAAAGGTGATGATGTCTGTATCTTGTTGGGTCACTCCTAGTATTGTTACTGGAACTGACAGACTACTTTTATCCTCGTACCAAAGTTTATCTCGCCATTCCTGAGCCTCAAAGTCGAGCAAGAGTTTGACATATTTGAAATAATCATCATAAAGTTTAGGAGCTGCTAGGAGTTGAGTCTGGTTGTCGTCGATGTTATAGCGCCAAGCAGGTATGCCCCCCTGACCTAGAGCAGCTATGTTAAGTGCAGTGGCGGTGACGTATGTAGTTATTACTCCAGCTACGTTTTGGACAGATATTGTGATGATATCTGTTTTCCCAGCGCCAGACAACCGAATAGCTTTACCGTCTTCATATTTGACGTTAGTAAGCCCACCAATCAAGATTTGTCCAGTGTCTTGTCTTATCTCAATGAGCATCACGGCTGCTTGATTGGTACTGGGAGATAACTGCGGTAACAAAATGCACTGAGCTTGAGTAGCTACAGGTAATCCAGTGACTATCCAATAATCTGAAGTAGCATAAGGCAGATTAACAGTAGCGGCGTTACCCACCACTGTAGAAATATTAGTAAAAGAATTATAAAAATAATTACCATTGGCGTTGAGGTTCCCACCTAGTTGTGGTGATGTGTCACGGACAATGTGCAGGTCTTGATTGCTCCAAACAGTCCCGCTAGCATCAAGCGAGAGTATCTGGTGTCTATGTGGGTCGCCTTCGGTTCCTGCTGTCGGTACTAGTTCTACGTCATCGAGTTGGTTGACAAGATTAAGTCGAGTTCGGGGTCGCCATCGCGCAGTAGGTAAGTCCCAATAGAGTGTCTGATTGTTAGTAAGACCTGCTAGATTTACGTCTGTAAGCTGAGATAGAGCGTAAGCTGGGCTTGCATTAACATACGCTTCTTTGAGGGGGTCATAGCGCAGGTACTGACCATCTACAGGTGACACTATCTCAAGGTCACTCAGTCGGTTGAGGTTGCCAATCTGCGAAGCTGCTGTAAACTCGTTACCATCCTTAACAAAGAAATCGCCATCACGCGCATTGGTTATGTTTACATCTTGAAGCTCAGTAAACTTCTGTACGCCCTTGCCAATCTCGAATACTTTGCCAGTGAAGTCCTTAGTGTATAGGACTGCTTGCTCATCCTTAAGTGCTAAGACAAGTTCACCAACAGCAATTTCATAGGGTGCTGGAAGTGAATCGTTGTTAAGGGTGTGCTTAAGGATTGTTGACACAAGCTTGTGGTACTAATTGTACTTGTAAGCGTTCGAGATACTCTAGGCAGGTAAGGTCGTGTTCAATTGGTGTAAGTATGCGGATGATGCCATAGAGGTCATCTATATCAGCTAAACGATTCAACTCATACTTCTTCCAGCTGTTTGCAAGTTTGTATAGTAAGTCAAAGTCATTCTGATACAAGAACTCGCCAGTTAGATACAAAGCATTAGACAGAAAATAAAGCTGACGTTGAGGTGTGGTTAGTTCGAGCGCCACTACTAGGTCGCGCCAATGCATCATGAACATCCTCACCTTAGCCATAGGGAAGGATAGGCAAGCTTTATACACAATTTGGTCAGTGATAAGTTCGGTGTTACTAGAAGCTGATACCATTGATGTCGTCGCAGTTGGGGAAGGTGTCGGTGAATATGAGGAGGTCATTTGCTTCATTATACTCTGAGCTGTACTTACGAGCAAACGCATCAGCCGCCCAATATTCGTCTTCAGTAAGGAGGTTATTCTTGTCATCGCCAAATATCATTATAGTGTTGTTGCTTGTTTTTTGGCTGAGGTAGCCTATAGCATACGCTGTGCAATCTACCCACTCGTTAGTTGAAAACAGAGGAAATCCAACCAGCTCGTTGATAGCGTGGTCAGGGTCGTAAGTTTCATCTAAGGTGTAGTCCGTCGAGTGAGGTTTGTAAAAATATAGTTGCCCATTCTTGATGAAGGGTACAGCCGCACCAAATCGCTTTTCTTTGTCAGCTTGTGCCTTACCCCCCCATTCGCTAGGTCTGAAAGGGACAATGTTGGGATACTCACTGGCAAGCAATCGCATCACTGCTTCACCATTAGCTTTTGCCTCAACACCAATTTCAGCTTCAGGATACTTCTTGGCTAACTTTTTGATAGCAGTCATTTGCCCCACAATATCCAGCTTAGCTCGAATACCGTCAATCACATAATAGCTGTCTTCTTTTCTGCCCACCACAGCACCGAGGTTCCAGCTCGTAGAAGCGGTTGATGCCGAAAAGGTTAAGTCCCACATAATAATCATCGAGTCCATCTTAGTCGGCTTCTGAGACACAATGCGAATATCTTTCTCGTCGAGCGTGATGCCCTTACCACCACCTGAAGGGTCTTGCTGGAATAAGGTCTTGCGTCTAATTGGGTTGATTGTGTTGAGATAACTGAGAGGTAGGCGTATTTTGTCCATAAGCTCACCTTCAGTCTTACGTGGGTCGTTCCACTTAGCTCCAAGAGGGGAAAAGTATGTCTTACGAGCAGCAAACTCAGCAGGGATACAAAGCTCGAAGAAGCCGTCTTCACCTCTGTATTTCTCGAATAAGTGAGCAATCAAGTCATCATCACCAAGACGCTGACAAATAGCTATCTTGATGTCTTCATTAACATCATTGGTACGCCCGAATAACTGGTCAGTCACCCATGAGTTTCTGTCTCTTCGGATACTCTCATTTTTGTACATTGTCTCATCAATAATATCGTCGATGAGGAAGACTGTTGCTCCATTACCAATAATCCCAGTCTCAGGTGAGGATATGTTAATTGCACCATATGCAGTGTTTGTTACTTCTTTTTTAGTTGATTGGTCATCAGATAACTTAAAGGAGTATTGAGGACTATTTGGATTACAGTATCTATCCTTGTACTTAGGGTTGTTGATAATATTTCTAGTCCCAAGTAAGTTTTTGGTACATAGGTCTAGTTTGTGGGACGACAGGAAGAAACGCTCTTCGGGATGACTAATCCATCTATATGCAGGGGCTGAAACCGAGGCTATTGTTGACTTTGAGCTGCGGGGTGATACAGTAATTGCAAGCTTTCTTATCTGTCTATTTAGTGCTGCCTCGATATGTTCAGCAATACAATCAATGTGCCAATTAGATGTTAAGTTTGTACCTTGATGAAATCCCCATGACCAAGGAAAGAAATGTCGTAGCTTCTTACTCGCTTTTTCTGCCAACACATCATCGAGCGCATCAGTCATCTGCCGAAGTTCAGCTTCGCTCATGTCATTAGATTGTTTTTGTGTGGTTCTTGCTGCCATGTGTATATTGTGATATATTGTGTAAGTATATCATTAGGATGAATTTGAATGGTTCCAGACTATTTTCACCAAAAAGCTGCATACAATCATAAAAAAGATGATAACGTTGCTGTATCTAAAGGTTTCCAAGATTTTATAGATACGTTACCTAAGACTTATGAACCTAAAGATATTCGGATTGGTTCTAAAGTACCCATGACCTACAAAGAGCGTGTAAAGTACTTGCACAATTCTGAGTTAGGTAAATTAATGGGTTTTAAACAAGATGGCTCGATTCAAAGTTCAGATTAAAGGCAGCATACTCAAGCAGCCAATGAAGCGCTACATTCCTCCAGATGTTATTGGTGTGCAGTTCTTGATTGATTTTGCTAAGTGTGATGCTAAGAATCCTCATACTATTGAATACTTGAAGGTCATAGTACCGACAGAAAAGAATGTGGTAGCTGCCAATGCCGTAATGGTGTGGACAGTATTGCATAAAGAGCTAGACTTGAAGCTCTATAGCCCTAAGCAGAGCGTGGTAGACTACATAGACAATCACCTCACTCCGTTCGGGGTGCAGAAAAAAGAGATTAGGAGATGTGAAGCTAGTGGCACAATACAGAGTAACTAAGCTCGATGATGAGTTGTGGGGTGTTCAGCAAAAGGTATTGTTATGGTGGCTAAACTACAGCGTTGTACAGTGGGTGTCTGAGAACAATTTCCATTCTGTACCTGAGAAGATGGCAGTTGTCTTTTTGTCTGAGCGAGAAGCTGAAGATTTTGTCGAATTAATGAATAAGAGGGAATTAAATGTCTAGTCCAATCGAGCAAAAGTTAAAATCACTACGCAACTTGAATAGTGGTCAGCCCGAATTACAAAAGCTAACTATTCACAAACTCAGCAAGACAAGCTGGGTCAACTGGAATCATATTAGGCAAGCGTATATTCTTGGCAAGCGTATTGAAGAGTTCGACGAGGAGACGGGGCATACACGAATTTGGTCTGAGAGCTACAACTTAGAGGAACTGGCACGAGAGTTTGGTGTTGGTGTCAGTCAGCTAACGAAGAAATCTGCAATTGAAGGTTGGGGTGGATTGCGCGATAGCTATTTGGCGCGAGTACAGGAGGAGGCGCTTGGTACTGAGCTTGGCTATTTCACTAATGAGGAGAGCGAGACTGAGGCAAACAGCTTGGCTATCATTCGTAAGGGTATGAAGCTGATTAACTTGGGACTTGAGCAAGAGTACGGAGACTTACTTGAGGCTGTGGACGCTGATGGTGATGTGGACTTGCGTGAATATAGTAAGGTCAACTTGAAGGCTTTAGCTGAGGGAATCAAGGGGTTGAAAGCACTGCATGAACTACATGGCAAGATAATGGAAAATGCCCCTAAAACTAATCAGGAGCTGCTAGAACAATTGAATCGCAGTAAGACGGTGGAGAGACTAAAGAATCCTAAAGAACGTGAGAAACTGCAAAAGGAGCTACAAAAGAAATTGCAACTCCTTAGTCAGATTGAAGAGGATGAGGACTAAGCTAAGTTGTCCATGTCTTGATATGCTTTACGTCTCTTGTACATGGTGTTGCTAACCCTTGCGGCGTTCTCACCAGCAAGACCTAAACTTCCGCCGACAACTCCACCAGCAGCAGTGTTACCAAGAACTTTGCCAAGCCGACCTAATCCTGTAGTGTTAGCTTTTTCTTCTTCTGTCTCACCAATGCCAGCTCCTCTAGCCAGCCCAGCAGCAGCCCCAAGCCCTGCGCCAATCTGTACACCTCTAGTTGCACCAAATGCTTGAGCCGTATCCTTAAGTGCGCCTCCAGCAGCTTTAGCGTTGTTTAAGTAAGGCTGAGCTTTGTTTAGCATTGAAGGTAATGGGTTTGTAAAACCGAAGTTAGCGAAGTGTTGCATGTTTTTGTGTTGTGTGAAATTGATTCTACTATTGTAGCCTGTCATAAATGGCTTGCCTAATCTCTTAGCCGCATATAGGTTCTTTACTTCAGCTTCGTCATACTTATCTTTAATATTCTCAATTGCTGCATTATCGATAAGCCTAGCTTCGCGACGCTTTGGGTTGGGGTGTACTATATTTCCTTCGTGTATATCGACATGACCAAGATTTTGCTCACGTAGACGATTTTGGATACGACCAACTTGGCTCCCCAGTTTATACTGCTCCTTTGGTGCTATACCTTTTAATTTGTTAGGTAGAGGTTGACCAGCGTAATCTTGCGTGTAGGAGGTCATATTGCCACGTTCACGGTAGTTTTGCACTGGAGGCACTAGTCCTGTCGTTGTAGCTGCTTTACCTGCATTTGTATATTCTTTTCTACTGGCTTTTATGGCTGCTGCTCTGACTTGAGGTGACTCAGGGTAGTAAGTACCGTCAGGGAGAATGTTGTCGATGCGTACCTTGTTTGTGGCAGGGAAATGTAGTACACGCTTATCTGGTGTGAGAAGAAGTGCTTTGGCGTTACGGATACGAGCGAAGGATGAGATGTTCATGTTTAAAATACTTTGTAGAGGATGTCGGGATTCAGCTCCATAATTTTTAACGACTCTCTGCTAAGAGGTGTCCTGTCTGAGGTACAGAAATATAACTTAGTACGTGATTCGTTGTAATGCATTGCGTAGTGCCTGAGCTGGGAAATTGCAGACTTCAAGCTATTTGAATCATTCTTTCTCTTGCATTCGATAATGTGCCAACAAACACCGCCATTAGGCAAGTATTCGCGCACCAAGCAATCTATACGTCCTGTGGGTACTTTTACCTCAGTCTGCACAACAAAGCCGCTAGAGCGCATAAAACTGGCAACTGCGTCTCTGGTATATTTCTCAAGCGGTATATTACTTGTTTTGCGCTTAGCAGCCATTAGCTTTTGATACGTTCGATGAGTTCTTTAGATTGATTCTGTTTAGCTAACGCCTTGGGCATGAGAGGGGGCTTGGCGACTTGCTTCTTCATTGCTTTGTCGGCTTTTTTGCCTGTGAACGATTTGAGGTCGGTTAGTGATGGTGGGAAGATGCTGGGTAGCTTGGTGTCTGGCTTCTTGGTCGTTGTTGGGGTGATGTCGTTCATATTTATGGTTAGGGGCAAGTGTCTCCTATGTTTATTCTATCGTACTGAGCTTCGGGCAAGTCTTTGCGAGTCTGGTCATCACACTCAATGATGTAGCTGAAATCTTGAGTGAAGAACTTGCGCGATACTTTTGCTGCTGGAGGTGTGAAGGTGGTAACTGTCTTGCTGTCGCCAATCTTAACCGAGTTGTAGGTCGCTTGCGTTACTAGGTCGTAAGAGCCGTCGCTATAGTAGAGGTAATATTTGTCAGGTAAGGTGAATTGCTTGGCTGTGACGTTGACATGAGCGGATGAAGTAGTGGAAGACGAAGTGGAGCTGTTTAGTCCTCGGTTGAGTTCGTCGAGTTCGGGGCAACCTACTAAAAGGGGCGTGAGCAAGAGGGCGAGAATTGACGAAGTGGGGAGTAGCTTAATCATATTTGAATTTGTTGCTGTGTTGTTGTTGAACTAATGTGCTGATGTAGTTGAGGATTGAGAACATAGTATTCTTAACGATTTCTTCTCGAAGAAGTTCTGAGTAAAACACGTTGTTGTACTCAGGAATGTTTAGCTTGCCTAGTTGTTTAATTGTACCTTCAAAGTCCACTTCTTTAGGCAGCTCGAACCACTCGTTGAAGAAGTCGAAGGTATCGGATAGTTCTTGCTCGGTGAGAAATTCCTCGAAGGCAAGGAGCATGTTGGGTGTTCCGTTGTCCCAGATGGGAGGTACTGGTAGATGCATGAAAGCAGCTTGGACTAGAGGGGCTTGACCTAATGCAACGTAAGCCAGTTTTTTGCTGGGATGCAGGAATATTTGGATTTGCTGTTTGCGGGTGATTTTAGTGGTGTTCATGGTTTTGGTTTTAGATTAGGTAGATAAATGTCTGTGTCATGACTTTGTGTAGTAAATAGCTCTAGATGTGTCTTTGCGTTCTGTGTAGCCTAAATCTTCCATAATAGATTTAAGGAGCTTCTGTGTACTGTCTGGATAGCCTTCGCAAGCTTTCTTGATATCTTTAAGGAAGATGCGAGTACGTTTTTTTGTTGTGTAGGTTGAGAAATAGTTTTCAAGATACTCTTCGACGAAATTAACAAGGATATTATCTTGTCTACGCAAAATTGCAAAATACCTCTTAATTCCAGTTAATAGTACTCCGTAAGGTATATGCCCAGAAAAATAGTTTTGTAAGTCTATTGACAAGAATGCTATACAGTCGTCTCCATCTTTTATTGGAGAGTTTTTGTAGAGTAGCCGCTTATCTTCTGCATCATAGCTAAATTTGTCTACAAGGTGGGGGGCAGTCACAAAAAACTTAGCTAACTTGGTTTCGGTTACTCTGGTATCTTTGGCACTTTCAATTAACTCACGTAATTGTGCGTTAGTTTGTTCCTGATTCTTAACTACACTATCTAAATTTTTTACTGTCTCAGCAAGAGTACCTAGAACTACGCTAAGAACATACCTGTAGTTTTCAGTGTTGGCAGCTTCTAAAATTGCCTCACTGTCTATGGGTCTGGTAGCAAGTGATGTTTCAATTGTATCAGCCTCTATGGGGTTTGCATACTTCATATCTATCTTTATTACTATTTAATAAGTATAGCATAACCAACAGCATAGAAAAACTATGCTGTCTTTTTCTGTTTGTAAACTATTGGTAGTCGAGAAAAAGCTAGCGGTATGTCAGGTGTTTGCTGCCTATACTTTCAAATTTGCATACTTATTGAAGTGCCTCAAACGTCGAGAAATCGTTGAATAACCATTGTTTTTGGTGCGCCTTATATTACTGCTTCTTCTTCTGGTAATCCAAACTTCTACTACTGCTAGGTATGTTTTAGCCATGCGGCGCTTGAGCCAGTACCTCAGTATCTTCCCTATTTAGCATATGAATCTACCCGTTTTGCCGTACTATCTATGTCATTTCACGATATGTATGAAAGCCCGTCGGCGGTGAGACAATGCTGTGATGGCGCAAACTCGTTGGTATATGTGTAGATGATTGCAATTGCAACTATGTTGAGGCTGAAATGTAGAGTAGGTTGAAGCAAGTGGGGCAAACTATCATCTCTCGTTTAACTCTCGTATATACGAAGATAACATAGTTCTCCATTATCCCTCATATCGTGCTATAATCCTTACAGTGAAAGCGTTACAGCCTAATCACTACTCTCTCACACAAACATTACTAAGGAGAAATTAAAATGTATTCAGTAAATATTCGTTCAATAAATAGCATATTCAATTTGTTGCATAGCCTAAAAATCGCTCTCATGACTTGCGAGTTAGTAAATGCCCAAACATACCTAAAGACATTTTTAAGTAGCTTAGCGGTCAAACTGCATAATACAGAATTACATATATGCAATTGCAAGAAGTGCACATACAAAATCTTGAAACATGTACGCGCTATATATGTTAATACGAAATTTACGGGACAAAAAAGAATTTTCAAACTTTTTTCTCTATACGCTGTAAGACTTTCAGGCACTTTTAAACGGGTACATACTGTAAGGGGGGTTTACATTCTACGCGATAGGGTTTATATTGATTCACATGAGATACGAGATAAGCAAAGCCAAGCGGTTAAACGCAAAGTCAAGCTCTCTATCCTATAGCTGACTTGGTTTCTAGCTAACCTGAAAAAGATTTATTCAAAAAGGGTTGACATTCAAAAAGAAACCTACTAAGCTACTAAAGCGAACTAAAAAATCGCAAAACAACAAAAAAGAGCGCTTAACTCTTAAATATTAAGCGATTGAACCTTGAAAACTGAATATAGACTAGCGTTAAATCGCATCAAGTAATCAGTCTTGAGCGTCAAAACTTAGTACCTGTGTAAAAGATATCCTGTGATAAGGTTACGAGTGGAAAAGTACGGTTAGTCAGCTTATCTAGATAGCCTAGCAAACTACTAGAGACGCTTGCATTATTGCTTAGTGTGAGGCTGAAAAGCTTGTAACACTTATAAAGAGAAGGGTAGGCGTTATTCAACCGCTAAACCTTAAAAAGTTTTTTCGGAAAAATTTCGCTAAACCTCTTAGTCGTGCTTACTGTGCTGTTAGGGACTAACGATATGTTAACTACCGAACAATACAAATTACTAGAAACATTATCTAGCGATGACATCAGACTAATCAAGAGCGCTGTTACTTCTGACAACGTTCTAAACAAAACACGCTTTATTAAAATAGGCGATGCAATGAAAACCCATAAACTCATAGAGAGAGGGATTATTGAGTCATACACAATAGACGGAAAATATAAAACAAGCGTTACAAAGGAATATTTTTCTTTGGCTTGCAGACTAGCATCATAAAACACCAATTATCAACAGCACAGCAAACACGATTAAGAACTCTCTATAAGTCACACTGTAAGCGCTTAAAACATTCTGAGAATATAGCGCTATATAAAACACTGTTACTTCTTTCTGTATTCCATACTGTGCTGTATAACTACACATAGGAGAATACCAAAATGACTGATATACAAGCAATTGAAAGAAAGATTAAAAAGAAAGATGGACTACTAAACAGTTTTTGTGACGACTTAAAACAAGAGCGTTTAGATGGTATCAATACTACATCTACAGAAAAGATTATCAATGAAATATCTGATGAGATTGAAATACTAGAAACAAACCTATATAATTTGATACAGTTTGAATCATCCGCTAATTCTAGCTTATCGTTTGTATAAACACTTTACAGCACAGCATAGAGTATAGAAAGAAGTAACTAAGACAATGACACACTTAACTTAAAACAGTTAAGGTGAGCTATAGGCTACTAGCTGCAAGATTGCTAGGTTAAACTATCCTTGCTACTGTAACTTGGTTAAGTTAGTCTAGTCCTAACTGTGCTGTAAAGCTTATCACTTGAAAATATAGGAGATAAGACAATGTTAGAATCACTACAACTTTTCTACGGTTGGTTAGCAATAGCTATAACGTTAGAAATACATCATAATTCGTATATCTGCGAGTTACCTGATAATTTGCACTGTAAAGATATAGAATTTCATTGTATAGAACAAAACCTTAAATCGGATAGATGGTTAGCAGCAGCTAACGAATTACACAATAAGTTATTTAAGTAAACATAGCTACGGTACAGCTAAGACTAGCACTGCTAGTTCGTATGAGTGAAAAGCTTGTAACATTATGGGAGAAGGGGTGTACCCTTATTCAACCCTATCTCATAATTTCTAAAAATTCTATCCAATAATGGCTTGGTTTTAACCAAGATAGAAAAATGAATCAATTCTACGGTTTTTATGACGATTCTACTGATACAAGCTTAGTATTTGAAGCTGAGAACGGTAAGCAAGCTAATAATTTAGCCTGTGATGAAGGTATCATTTTTGAAAATACCCATACTTGCGGTTGCTGTTCTAATGAAGTTTACAGATATGATGATGATGAAGAAGGGGGTACTTGGGAAGAGCTTTTAGAGAGTTATCAAGAACATCCCAAAACTATAGAATATTATCGTCTAAAAGTTCATTTTTTAGATGATACTGTAAAGTATCTCTATTCTAAATAATTGATTTTTCCTAGCTGTATCGTATCGCATGGTACAGCTAAGAGCAATCAAGCTCTTTTCATCCGTACTGGCTAGTCTATAAGGCTAGATGATTTATGCAATATCACGCTTTAACTCTCGGTCGCAATATAGGCGATACAGTTGACGCAATTCCTGTAGAGTCTGCTGTACAGTTTGTAGATTCTGAACTAAATGCACAATACGGTATAGATTGTTTCTCAGTCTATGAAGGTTGTGGGTATTGGTGCGGTAGTCGTGAAAATACTATTCGGTTTGAGATATTTGGGCTGTCTGATAGTAATGCTAGACAGTTAGCAGCTACTATCGCTACTCGCTTTAATCAGGAAGCTGTAATGCTCTTGTCTATCAACTCACGCCCAAAATTCATTAAAGGAGATGAGTAGATGGAAGCTTTAATCGGTGCTGTCTTGTTTGGTGCTGTTGCTCCTAGCTTTGTAGCCTTGAATCTGTTTATTTCTGGTATGCAAAAAGATGACAAAATTCGGAATCTTGAAACAAAGATAGAGACGTTTGAGACGGTTCTATCTGTAATGAAAAAGAAAGAATTTTAATGAGTTCTCCTATGCGGATAGTCTTGTACTATCCCGTTAAGAGCATTCATTTTGCTGAATGTTTCTACTATCCTTTATGGCTTGGCTACACAGTCAAGATAGTTATGTCGCCTAAAATCAGTTTTATTCTCGCTAACGTAAATGAAAGCGTTATTCGTTCTCAAGTTGAGAAGTATTACAATCTATCTGTACAACATTATGCAGATACTAAAGATTGGTACGTTTCAGAATTTCACGAAACAGCAAAATTCTGTCACGCAGTTAACCCGAAGTTTACTTTGATTCAATGGTGTGGCGTTATTGCTGCCCTATCCCCCTCTACTTCTTGGGATAAAAATGTCTACTATGCGATAAAACTAGCAGAATTGACACAAGCAGAAATCAGTGAACCTGATACGCTGTACAACTTTGGGGTGAGGGCAATGTATCGGCTATCCTTGAAAAAATCCTTGCAAATTCTATCTATTGAACAAAATGAGTTGCAAGAATCTGCTATTTTGAAAATTTTGAACGCCCCAAAAACGTCTCATTTTTTCTTGAACGGGTTGTATCCTAATCAAGAAACAGGTAGCACTATAGACAGTCACATGGCACAAATCTTTTGCCCTGACTTAAAAGGGAGTCTGTCGCCTACTCTCGCCGCCTATCGTGAAAGTGAGAAAATCTTCAATCGTATTGCTAGGGAGAAGGGCTTGCTAAGTCATCAGCTTCAAGCTATGGTATGGTGTGCGAAAGTGTATGGTGTGCCACGTCCTAAGCAGCTAAAACTTGACATCAACTTGGTGTAATATCATGAAAAACGAAGATTTAATTGATAGATGTATAGGTGTAAGCATATTCCTTATAAGTGCTTACTTATTTACAGCTTGTTTAGCAGATATTATCATTCACATTGCAGCTAAAACTTGAGGTAAAATTGTGAAAACTTGGGAATATACTAAACGCTCTTGACTATTCCTAGCTGTATAGTGTAAGCTTCTATACAGCTAAGAGTATTCACTCTAAATTGTTCATTACTAAATCGGAGATGACAGCTATGTTACAAGAACTAGCAGACAGATATATTGAGGGTAGGGATGAGACTTCTTTTCTGCCCAAACTTACAGGCGAAATTCTGTCGGGTTGGATTAATCATGACTATGATGAAATTATCGATAAGGGCTTGCAAGTTGAGTTAACCGCAAATCCTGCAAGTTACAAAACCACGCAAGAGCTATTTGACGATATTGCTCAAAACAATCATGTATTTATTTTCTCTCTTTACAATCAACATCCTTTATGGGATGAAGCAACCAATCAAAAGTTGAGAGCAGTACACGATTATCGTCATCACTTTGAGTCTGGCAAGAGTTCGCTAGGGTTTAGTCTGTACGGTGAGTTTGAAGCTTACCAGAAAGCAAAAACTGATTTGCATGACTACTTGTGGAAACATGAAAGCGTACCTACACTAGAACTCTATCCTACACTTGACAAAATCTTGTTTAGCGAGATAGTCCTACAAGCTGCTGTAAAGCATTACACTGGTGAATTTGCAGCACAAAAGATTGTGTTCTAGTTCACTCGCTTCTACTCGTTAATTAAAAGGAAAATAAAATAAAATGACTGAATTATTTATCACAGGTGCGCTTTTCGGTGCTGTAGTACCTAGCTTTCTAGCTTTCAATCTTCTCATCACTGGTATTTCCAAAGATGAAAAAATTCGACTTCTAGAAGTTGAGATTGCTTGCACCGACAAAATCTTGGGTGTTATGAAGAAAAAGGAGTTTTAGATGGCTATTACAAGACTGCAACCACATCGCATGAATTTTTTGGGATTCATTGAAAATCTCGACATATTCTTATCAAGTCTCCCAAAAGGTTTTGTGCATGGTAACGAGAAACACATAGCACAGTTGCCACATAATGAGAGTATCAAGGCGCATTATCGCTTCTGGCTTGAGAATGTACAGCCAACTTGCTATCGTGTCGTGGAGATTGAACCAGAGCTATTCCTTTGCATCCGAGATACTAATTCTACAATCAATAAATGTGTAGTTCATAAAACTAGCGATTTTGTTGACTTCCATTCTGGGCGCTATTTTGAAGATGAGATTGCCGCAAACGAATACATCGATAAAGAATTGGAGAAAGCAAAAAAACCTAAACTGACTCTAAGAGATGGTACGCCCTACAATAAAGGAACTAGGGTAAAACACTACGATAGATTCGAGCGAGACAGTATAAAAACCCGTCTTGACTATATCGGTGAAGTAGTTTCTATAGAGTATTCTGTACATGGTGCTGACTATGTAGGCGTTTTGATTGATGGTGATATTCGCCACTTCTTTAGTAGTGAATTAATCCCTGCTGACAAGTACGTTAAACAATAGGTAAGATTATGCTCAACATTCAAAAGAAAGCATTCAAAAAAGAACTCACTGAACTCCTCAGAAAATACAACGTCTCAATCAGTACAGGTGGTTATGGCGATTATTTTGAGGTTAAGGAGATTGGAACTAATCAAGATATTCTAATCATCAATGAGATTGAAATAACCTCCTCACAACTCGACAATAATTGTGAAGTAGTCATTAAAGAGGTATGACTATGGCTTACTGTGCTTGTAGGATGTGCAATGGCAATGGTTTGGTTACCTTGCCTAATAGACCCAACTTAGTTTGGAAAACATACAGATGTAGTCACTGCAACGCCACTGGTTGCGATGTAGAAGCTACAAAAAAACTTGACTTTTCCTATCTGTTCGTGAGAAGCTTACCCTTAACGAACAGACAAGAGCAGTCACGCTCTAACACAAACCATTCACACAATCGGAGTTATTACATCATGTCTCAAAATTCACCTTCTCGCGAAGCATTTCTAAATCTTGAACACGCAAAGCTAACAGGCAATCTTCCTGATGTAGCTATCATCCGCAACAATGCTCACCGCAAGTCTTGGGAACTGCGCGAAGCATCAACACTGAACACCGAAGCATCACATCCGCTAATCAAATCTTGAAACATTACTTGAGAGGGTACGCCCCTTAATTCCCCCTCTCTTTCTGCCAACTTTTTCGGAGAAAATTATGCCACAAGACACTAGACTCCCTTTTCAAATCGAAGCTGACAAGCAATTCATTCGAGATTTTGGTACGACTTATTTTGATGGCACTTACCCTTCTTTGGGTAATCCTAATCCTTTACCAGAAATAGCTAAATGTTGTGACATCGAACCCAACATCGTAAAACAGACAGAAGTGTTTGTAAACGAATTACTTCCTTATATTGTAATCTCTTGCCCTACTTGCGGTAGACAATCATTTAAGATGTATACAAAGTTTGGTGTCAAATCTCAGCTACCTTCCGAACCACAAATTAGATATTGGAATAGTGGAAAAACGTGAATAAAAAATATAATGGACACGCCAACAAAGATACTAACGATGTAATTCAAGCTATCTTTGAAGATGATGCTGAATTAACTTTCTATTGCACACACCCCAGACTAGAGTTCGCTTGTAAGTTGAATCAAGACTACAAACTTAAATTCCCTCTTGTAGATTTTCTAGAAGTGATGGAATACTTCGAGAGAATGAAGTCTTACTGGAAAAACTATGTACGGTCTGAATGGGGTGATTTCTATGGAGATTATACAGGATTATGACTAGACCAAAAGAGTTTGGATATTGGGATGTAACCCCAACTAAGCCAAAACCCAAACCAAGAATTAGCAAGCACAAAGCAAGGCTAAACGATAAGCTTTTAGTTATCACATTAACTAAAACAGAAAGTCATCATGATTTTTCTATCAATTATGATGGTCAAGACTTAGATACATGGGAGTTTGAGCGATTGATATTTCCTGACCTCTCAGACTTATCTCGAAGTCATCTCAATTTGTTTTCGCCTTGGTTTGTAAATATCTTTGCTCCTGCAAGATATGCACCAGACTACGAAGAGGCAGAAAAGAATAAATTCCCCTCTACTTTCAAAGTAGACCACTGGAATGTTGCTTTGCATATTGTAGAGCGTGTCGAAGTCGTTTTTAAGGTATTGCAAAATGAGTAGACTCGTATCAATTCAAGTCAAAGGCATTTCCAAGTTCAAGAAGCGTAGACAGTACGGCTCTTTGTACGGTATTAAATTCGACCATTGCCTCGAATCTGACAGAGATTATGTAGAAAACAATATGGCACTTTGCATCGAATTTCTAGACACTCTTGAAAGAAGGAAACCCAAGCCAAAATGAATATTACTAAACTCACTCTTTCCTACCACATCGGAGTGGCAGAAAAAGACGCTAACAAGGCAAAGAACGAGACTAACCTTTGTAGGATAGCCTCAACACTCCAACAACGCTCTAACAACGCATTACTAGCAAGCATAGGAGAATTTTTAAATGGAACGTGATAACCAAGTACGAAACACTCGCTACAAGGTCAACAAAAACTGGCGAGTCGATATTCGCGAACCCATTGCTGCTGGTAGAAGACCTTATCTAGTTGTTATTGGTGAGTTCGTTCATAAGTATGGTGTAATCGATTACCCTATCCACTACAACACTTCTCCTGACTCTATTGCTTACGACTATCCCGAAAGCATTCCTCAGTTCGTCAAAAACAAGGTAACTGACTTGTACGAGAAATTCCCAGTCCTAAAATGTGAGAATAAACCATCGTGAAAATCTATAACGGACTACTGGTAGATATCTACATCTATCATCCTTCCCAAACGACTTGGCAAGTCAACCCTGAGACTGGTGAAAAACGAGAGTTTCTCACAAAATGGTGTGTTCCTCCTGTACTAACATACCCTGTTGCTGGTGTTGGCGTTTGCCTCAAGGGGGCTTCCAAAGTAGTCCCTTATCTCGAAAGAGTCAGAAAAGAAATCCCTCTTACAAGCACTGTCTACGCCTATGCAGACGAGTTGCCAAGTGGTTACGACTTCTATATCGTTTACCCTGCCTACTACGAAGCTAGAGCGCAATTACGCAAGAGTACAGCGAAGCTAATCATGCCTTGCACTCCTGTATATCGCTTTGACACTACTAATCAACTAGAAGGTTTCTTGAACTTCACCAACTCACCCAACAAGGCTTTCGATTTCTCCCAAGACAATTATCACTATAACCAAAACTTTAAATAAAATGAAAGCAATTCAAGTTTCCTATTCCAGTATCACTCACAAGTATCGCGCTAAAGCTGAAGGTGTTCCCGCTATCTTTCGCAGTGTCGAACAAGACGGTGGCTATACTGCTTCGCGCATCGCTCAAGAGCTTGCAGATAAGTACAACTGGCTAACGTTCAACGGCGTAGTCAAGTATCGCCTAGAGCATGGATTCTTGCCTAACGGTGATGATGTGTTTGTGTTTGTCGAATTACCAAAAGAATTTGCCCCTGATATTCGCAGAGACTTCCGCAAGCTTCTCGAAAAATACAATGCTCAGTTGGTTGCAGTGAATAATGACGACCATCAGCCTAGTATAGATGTGGCGCTGAGAATTGAAAGTACTGGAAAGTTTCCCAGAGATATATTGATTGAATTTCGTTACCCAGTTGTTAATATTGGTGACTACGAATTATCGGAGGAAGCAATCGCTGATGACTAACAAACATTATTACTTTGAGACTACACCTATGGCATTATCCACAGTACCGATTAAAGAGTATTTAAAGACAATGGCTAAAACTAATCTCTCACGCGAACAACTCCTCGATTCTTTTCTGCACGGAGCTTGCGACCTCTCTTCCAGTGGCTTGCAAATCGACCTTCAAGGCTATCTCTATGCCTCTGGCGAAATGATAGCCGCTTGGCGAGGTTATGGTCTTGGCGGTACTCTGTTCATCGATTGCGGTTCATCTAAGGTATGCAATCGTAGAGCCGCTAACGACCTCAAAGAGTTGGCAGAAAAAGAAGGCATTGTGTATGTTCCTTACAATACACATTCATACATCATCTCGCCTGAATTTCAGTTTGCTGAAAGGTTAGTGTCATATACCATCTGGGCTACTCCTAAAGTAGTGAATCCTGAAAATATCTTTGCTCAATCCAAAAAAGTACTTGACAAAGCAGTGGAGAAGGCAATAAGCTTGGATTCGATTCACACATTGGTTACACAGACACAACACATTGCATCGTTATTTAATTTTGATTTCGATGCATCACGTTACACATCACAAGCGACACAAGGAGCGCTTAACGCAAGAGCAGCAAAGCAATTACTAGCACAACATTATCTACAACAATATCAACGCATCACACAGGAGCTAGAAGCATCATGAAAGCCTACCTAAGTCTAATTCCACATCCTACTTACCTAGAAGCTAACAAACAGACTCTAGAGGTTTGCACAGACTTGACTAACCACTGCTACCAATCTCAAGGGTTCATCAAAGTCTTAACTATTCCTGATTTACTTTCTTTTCTGCAAAACAAGTACAAAGAAAAGTTTCCGCTAGCTAATTACATCGCAGTTGCCAATTACATTCGCAAATAGATTCTCTCTCGCTGGATTAGCTCTCCAGCCAAAGGTAATCTCTTACCCCAACCAACTACACTAAGGAGCAATTCCAATGACTATCATCACCGTAAAAGAAACCAAAAATCAATGGCAAGACCCTTTCTTCACTTTGTTCATTGATGACAAGCAATCTGACTTTTCGTATCACAGTTCTCGCTTGCTGACCAACACTTGCAACGAAGACGGTGGTGGTATTTTCAACACAGAGGATACTGTTGTGAAATTCAAACGCAAGGACACTTGGGTTACTGTTACTTTCGATTTGTCTTGGGATGCAAAAGATTACAACGACCCCGCAAGAGAAATCAAGCGCCGAATCCAAGATGTAGAAGAAGCGTTTGAAGCTGTCTCTGAGGGTTACGAGAAAGTTTGGACTGTGAATCTCGGTGATGATAACGAATACATCGAAAAACGCAAGGCAGAAGCAGCACAAGCGACTCATTACAACGATGGTCTAATCGAATACAAAGTTGATGATTACTTGGCTGATGATGAAGACGAAAACGGTAACGATTGTTTTCGAGTTGTTAGTGCCGAAGGTTATGACGATACTCACTTGATTGCATTCTGCGACATTCCCCAAGAAGCCTACTTCCTAAAACTCACACGCATCGAGTAATCACAAAAGCTGACCTATCGGCTAGACGGGGATATTCGCTCACACTACTTTTCAGGAGAACAAAATGACACTCGCAACTTTACCCAAAAACCCTCTCACACACAAAGAATTTAGCCTTCACGACCTGTTTCTCCGCCAAAGTCTAGAATGTACCTTTGGCAAGCTTGCAACGGGCTACAAGCCATCTAAAATCGCTGGTAAGCCTTTCACTGTCAAAGAGTTTATTCTCTTGCATACCGAAAAAGAATTGGTGCTGCTCTACAGACATTCAGGACGCTTGATTGAGAAAGTGTTTACCGATGTTGACGCTTGCCTTGAATTTGCTCAAACTAGATTTGGAGTGACACTGTAATGAAAGAATTAGAAGCTGTCTGGCAAATTACCAAAGTAGATTTGTAATCTACTGGCAGAAAGATAAATTTGGCTGAACTCTCTTGGAAACTATCTGAGGAGGGACGCTTTACTGCTCAAGGTGGTATTTGGAACTCGAAACAAACTGATTACATTACTTGCGGTCAGATGGTAGATAGAGTCGCTAAGTTCTTTCCTGACAATGCTTTGGTGCAAGAGATACTACAGGTTTGGGAAGTTTGGCACTTGAAGACTGGTCTACCTAAAGACGTAATCAAACAAATTAAATCATGGGAGAAAAAGACTGATGATTAAGAACATTCAAGACTTCGCCGCCTACTTCGGTGCTACAACACCGACCGAACTGCATTGTGCTTTATGGAAGCACGATAGCTACATCTCATCTGCCACGTTAGAAGAGGCAGAAGGAGGAAAGACTTATAGAACTGCTTACGACCCTGAGTATGAAAAGCTGACTGAGTTTCCTTCGGGTATAGTTTCAGTTTACTTTAGTGCAATTAAAGAGGGTTGCGACTACGAACCAACAATGACTCCTTTGGTCTTCCCTTTCCCAGAAGAAGATATCGATGAAGCTATTGATTATCTCAACTCAGAACTCAACCTTGCTGACGATTGGGGTGAAGATTTCATTGAGCAATATGCCACAGACCACTCAGTTCCTTTACACGACAAATGGAAGGTAAAATGACAATCCGCGTAACCATCTCAGGTGAGCCTGAATCTTTGCTAAGAGACTTATCTAAACTTTTAGGCAAAGACCTCAACCAAACATTTCGCAAAGCCTTGGCGACCGAAGCCTACTTCGCTAAACACGCTAAGGTTGGCTACAAAATTCTATTACAAGCTCCTGACGGAGAACTACGAGAGGTACTTTTAAAATGACCACTACCACATCACTACACCACCGTCAAACCGCACCTCGCAAGTTCCGCGACCCTTACATTATCGCTCAGCAACTTGCGCTACTCACTCGCGCACAGAAAGACCTCATCCTCTCTTATCACGCTAAGAAGAAGCAAAATAAGTATCACTGGTCAGATGACTATGTTGCAAGAGATGGGCAGGGATTTTGGGTTTCCCTTGAAGATTCCACATCTATCCAAGACCACACCCTCTTTTCTGCCCTCCTAGCGGAAGCGAATGACGAAAACATCTTCGAGATTGTTTTGAATACCGACTACGAAGTGGCTAAACTCGCCCTTCGGATAGATTTACCAACTAGCCCTGATACCGATATCATACTGGTATTAGCTGGTGAGCTAGAACCAGACCGACTCGAATACCAAGATGTGCGACTGGTCACTTGGTACTTGAACGACAAAGCTGATAGACATGCAACACTACAGAAAGATAGGTACAGCCAATGATTACTACAATTGAGCAAGTCAAAGAACACATCGTACAGAATCACGAACGTAGCTTAGAGTTCCCAATCACAGTGACGACTAGCTCATCAGGAGAATTTGTAGAGCTTCGTAATGAATACGACCACGAACTCATTGAGCTACCTATTTCCGAGCAAGATTTGAGTTTTGCTATCGAATCTATTGAAGAAAACGCTATCGAATTTTCGCAGGGGTAACTTCATGACACACAACACATTAGCACGACCTCCTCCGATATACAGGCAGTGCCTTAAAAGATTTTCAAATTTGGTAAAGATAAATCGCGACACTTAATTCTGAATGGAACTGGTGAAACTTATGCGAACGCCGTTAAAAGCGGCACACCATCTAACGATGGCTTCAATCAATCAGGAGCAAAGCCATGCAACTTCTTAAATTTACCTCTTTAGTTAGATGTTATTTAATAGCTCTTGCTGAGACAGTTAAAGAGAACACCACACCAGCTACAAATTATGGTTGGCAACATCTCATAGTCAACGCTGCTCTGAATCCTTACTGGCAATTTCCAGAGGGACTATACAGAGCGCACATCGATTTGTATTGCGAAATTTACTATTATTTAGGATACCCACAACCTCATGAAACTAAATCAACTCATTGACCGATTCACACCTTCATATCGTACAGTAGAAGCAATTAAGGGTGGACTAGCTATTCTAGGCATTGTTGGCGCAGTAGGCGGCTTCATCTACATCTTTGGCACTGAATCGCTCAAAGCTCACGACCGAGCTTATGGGAACTTGGTACAATTCTCTCGCGCCAACAACTTGACTGCTGGCACTTGTAATCAGTGGGACACCGACAATGACGGACGAATCTCCTGCACAGCTACTGACAAACAAGGGCGCTTCATTCAACTAGAGTGCGGTGCTAACTGGCTCTCCGAAAATACGGCTTCTTGCAATCTCCCCAAGCTACGCATTCAACCCACCTCTTCTTCCTCTAACTAGGCTCACTATGTTTTTCCCCTTCATCGGTTTCTGGACTGTATCGGCTGGTTTTTGTCTTATTGTCTGCTTTCTATCACCTCCTAAAACTAAATGAACCTCGTCAAATTAATTACTAGCTTTGCACTTCCAATTGGGGTCGCTATCGCCTTGTTTCACCCCAACAGCGACAACTTAGGCAGAGGTTTAGCTCTTGGCTCAACCATTCTTTTCTGCACCGCAACCGCGATTGAAACATTTACTCAGGATTAAATAAATGATAACAGACACTCTCGCCATTGACAACACCCCAAAATCTCTCCACATTAGTACCACAGGGGCATTCGGTCAGCTCGAAACATCTAAGGTAGTTCCTCACATTACCCCTGATGACATCATCGAACAAGCTGAACTCGAAAAGTGGCAAGCATTCATGTATCCCAACATGAACGAAGATAATTTACCTGTAAATGAACTCAAGTCTAACTATATCCGCCAAGAATTTCTTAAAGAAGATGCAGTTGGTATCAACCCCATTTACCTAGAACAAGGACACATTGACCATCATGGGCGCAATTTCGCCCTCAAGGTTCCCAGTAAATATCGCATCATCCAATACCAAGATGGTTTGCGTTGGCTTGAAAGCTACACAATGGAAAGCTTGATTGAGATTCAAGATTGGCTTCTACTCGACTCTGGCGCAATTCTAGCGGTCAACAACCTCATTCCCGATGAAGTCCTCACGATTCAAGGCGAAGCAGACAAAATCACACCTTACATGATTTTCTGCTTATCTCATGATGGAACGACACCTCGCGCAGTCTTCTTCAGCTCGTTTCGAGCGATTTGCAAGAACACTCTAATGATGGCTCTAGCTTCTGCGAAAGGCACTGAAAAGTTCTTTGGATTCGACCCCAAAAAAGGTAGTCACAAGTCACCGCAAGAACTCATGGCGATGGCTAAGAAGAACATCGACTTGGCTAAAACTAAGTTCCACGATGAGACTGCTCCGCACCTCGAAGCTCTGCGTGACCTTCAACTTGACGAAAAAGTGGTTGACACACTCACTCGCGACCTCTTTGCAATCCGCCGCACACAAGAAATTCCTTTGTTCCTCGATGAGGATGAGACTTATCCTAGCTCAATCAAGAACTACCACAAGTTCATGGACATCTACAGAAGCTTGTCTGATGTTGATATCTTCGATGCAAGTCAGCACACTGGATACCGTTACGCCAATGCTGCGACCTCTTTTGTCAAGACTACTGGCAAGGATAATGGATTTGACCCTCTAGCTGGCTTCAAGGGCAATATGTTTGGCAAAGTTCGCAAAAATGCATCCGACTACCTAAGCGAGTTGCTACCTACAAAACACATCGGCGCGGCTTAAGTCTTTAGGTGGATGCGTTGCCGCAAAACGTGTAGTAAATTAGCACAGAACCCGAAAAAGACGGCTTGCGCTGAGCAAGAGTCGCAGTTACCCGTATCCAACAAAGAACGGTTGACGGCTGCTATAGGTTCTTTTCTCTTCTTTTTGTAATTAGCTATCAGGAGTATTCATTATGTCTTACGCTAGAGTTCGAGTTGAAAAAATCGGTACATATTTCCAGTTAGAGATTGATGGCAAGGTTGCTAAGTTTGGTACAGATTCATCTAATATCTTGACAGGGGATATTAAGTCTGGCTCTGAATTTAATGGAATTTTTTCTTCTAACTACGAAGTCCCTTTCTATAAGGGTTCCGTAAAACTACACATCAACTTCACAATGCCTTGGAGTATCGGGAATTATGTGGATAACCCACTTGCAGAAATCCGCCGCAGAGTTCGATTGGTGCAAGAAACTTTTGCCAAAGCAGAGGCAGAAAAGGAAGTGTGGGAAGGTATTGTTGTGGGTTCACTACTTACTGAGCCTGAGAAGCCAGAAACGTTTACTATCATCTACACTGGTAGTCAAGGTGAAGGGTACAAGTACGTTACCACAATCTCACGCTCTTTATTACAAAACAAACTTTCCGAGTTCTCCAATCCAATTTTCGTATTCAAAGGTATACCTGAAACTGTATGAGAAAGTTTACTGGCTTTGGCAAACGTGTATCTGGTATTACGTCCAAGCCACCAGTCCCAACCCCAACCAAACTCGAAATGAAGCGACCTCCTACTACGCCTCTAGAAGAAATGGCTCAGATATTCCGACTCATTACTCGATAATCACTCTCGCGGTACTTAGAAGGCAAGTACCGCTTCATTTAATATAGGAGATATTATGTTTGACGTTATTGAAGTTGCGATTGATTCTAGTAAAGTTCTTGCATTCATGACAGAGAATAAAACCGAAAAAAATGCTCAAGCTGTTGTGCAGATGGCTGTCTACCGTAGAGGTGTTGAAGCTAGCTTTTATGCTGTTGTCGAAGCTGGTAAATATAAAATTGGAGATATATACTAATGTCTTATCCAAACTGGACTACCGAACCTTGCCTCAATTGTGGTGGTGATGTCCAAACTTATAGAACCACCACGACACCTTCAGATATAAAGTTGGTGTGTTTCAAGGACGATAGAAGTTTAGAGGTACATAAGAAAATCAAAAAAGTTTGTTGCGGTGATTGCAGTAAAAAGGTGCTAAATGTATAGACTTAATGTTTGCAACTTGTCTGGTACTTTTGAGAAGAGTTTCGGGCTGAATGGTTTCTCTGAAGATTACTATGCGTTGCTAAATGGTTTTAGAGATTTGGAAGGGTCTGTAAATACCTTTTATTGCAGTACAATGTCTGACAAAACGAAATTACGAGACTGGCTCACAAACTACAGGCTCTTCTGCAAGTTGTCGCATTTCTTCGATGACTTCAACTTCTTCATCAATGAGAGTGTAAGAACAAGAGCCGAACACGACTCGAAGCACTCGGTTGACAGACGTTTGCATGACTTCATTCGGCGCGTTGAGAGTATGAAAATTCCTCAGCAGACTCAAGATACTATTGCAGGTTTCTTGAAAATGCAGAGGGCGAAAGCTGCACTTATGGCTACAAGGGAAAATTCGTGGCTAGTTCCTGAAGGATTGCCTCAAGGCAAATTAAATATTTGGCACAGCAAAGCTAAACTATACATCACCGACACTCACTTAGAAAAGCTTGGAGCAGCACTAAACAAAGAAGCTGAGATAGGCGAAGACGGACTGAACCAATTCGACCGAACTCGCACCCAACTTTTGCAACAACTTGCTACTACTTTGCAGAAATTTCCTTACATGAGATTGGGTCAACTACTCTCAAATTCTCTTCCTGAAGGTACTGACATTTTCTATGTAACCGATGCTAGATTGATTCAACTACTAAAAGATTTCGAGGCGCAACATGGGAATCGAGATAAGTAAAGATTTCAGCTCTAGGGATATCAAGTTTATTACAAAGTGGTTCGATATTCAATTTTGTTTCCAAGGTATCCGATATTGGTCTTGGCAATTTAGAGTTGAAACTTCAGATTACCTAACTTTCATCGCACTACCTACTTTAGACATTTACTTTTGGAGCAAAAAAACTAATATGGCTAGTACATCTTCTCTCATTGTGTGGCAACAAAGCGTAGCTGACTCCCTGCTTGCAAGATTGGAAGCGATTGACTCTCACTGCATCATTGCGGGAGGCGCTCCTAGAGACTGGTATTTAGGTCGTCAGGCTAAGGACTTGGACGTTTACCTCTATGTGCCTCGAAACTCTTTACTAAGACACTTCAAGACGCAATTGGCAGCTATCGGCATTACTAACATCGAGCAGTCTACGCTTTCAATGGATGACGCTCGGTACATTATCAATCCACTTGTGCGCTGGGTTTTCAATTACGAAGAGGATGGTGAAAAGGTTCAGTTGATTGTGATGAAAGAGTCAACTTACACTAGCGTTGTGCAACACTTCCCACTCTCGATTTGCAAGGTTTGGTACAAGGGCGGTAAAATTATTCCGTATTCTCGCCAATTCACCGAGACAACTGACCGCAAAGCAATCGTAAAAACTGGTACTGAGTATTCGTCTGATGGTTGGTACATCGACAAGATTCTGGCTAAATTCCCTGAGTTCACTTACTATGAATCGATGAGTGACTTTGTACTTGCTAACGACCTAACTACCTGAAAAACTAACATAGACTACAAGCAAAATCATGAAACTCTACATATTCTTTTCTGCCCTAGCTGCGCTGGCTCTAAAGTTAGCGCACGATGTTCTTCCCGAAGTTCGCTTCGAGTTCCAAATCGATTGGTTCTGGTTCTGGGCGCTTCTTATTGTCGATGCTTGGATTATCTACTCTGTTGTTTTCTTTCTACTTCAAGGGTGATGACATGGAGTTTGATTTTTCTCAACTCGAAAATTATGTTGCACCAATTGCAAATAATTGCAGATGGTTTGTTCAGTGGAACTCATACACCTACGACAAATCTTCCCCTCAGTATGGGCAGTGGCAAGATGCTAAAAACTGGAATACTGGAAGGTTTGGCTCAGATGAGTTTGGTGGTCACACTTCAGAAATCATGGCTCATGCATATGCTGCTGAAGCGAGTGAGTGGGGGGAGATTATCAAACCGAGTGAAGATACGAAACAGTACATTAGAAATAAACATTGGCGCTATTAGTATGTCTCCAGAACCAGACAGCATTCTTTCCTCATCTGTTTCCCTAGTCATTGATAACCATCACTGGTTTCGTCAGACTCACGGTGACAATATCACTTGGATTCCGATGTTCGCAGATTATTACTATGCCTATCGCGCAGTAGAAAAGCAGTGGTGGTACGTTGACGGGGAGAAGAAATTCAAAGTCGATGCAGTACCAGATACTGAAATTATCTACTGGAATCTTGTAATTCCTAAGCAAGAGCCATCACTCCCAAAACCTGAAGTTGATTTTCAAATCATTACTCCTGCCTACTGTCGAAAAATTTCCAACATTCAGTACTCCAATTTTGCTTGTAGGCATAAAGGGGTTTATTGGGTGAGACATTGGGAATTATTTAGAGGCAATGTTAATTTTGTTCGTTGGCACTCCCCTGAAACCTCAGTAGAATATTTCTTTTCACTGAACGATAAATTCCAAAATGTTTGGCACACTAAGTCTGAGCCTGAAGCAGAGTTTGTTGAGATTAAAGAGATTCCAGATATTGAATTACAATACCAAGCAATTTATCAGGAGACGAAAAAGCCGTGAGTCAACCACAGTATCGCCTCGTATCTCGCGGTCAGTCCTTCACTGGTGAAGAAGTAATCGAGCTTCACGTTTACAGTCAGTCTCGCGGTATATATCAAAAAATGCCAGTGAAAGTTACTATTAATCCAGAGTGTGTAATCAAGACACTCGAAGAGCTTGAGAATTGGGCTAAAGAGAGCTGGAGTACCCACTAATGAACGTAAAACGTGTAGTTATAGTTGTCGAGCATGAAGATAGAGAGTGGAGTCGTACAGGCTCCGAGGAGAAAACTACTTGGGCAGAGAGTGTTAATGGTCTTCAGTATCAAAAAATAGGTGAAGCAGACTGGCAACACACCTGCAATCGCGGATTGTCTTGGTTGAATTGCAGCAGCACTCCAATAATTGAGAAAGAATATCAGAGAAAGATTAATGAGTCAGTTTAAAGAGTTAGAATGCGTGACTGATGTTGTTTTTAAGGGTAATCATTGGAATCGTAGACAACTAGACAATTATATTCATTGGTGTTGCATTGAAGTAACTCACGAATATAAGTATGATGACCCTAGAGATGGTTGGCTATTCAGAAAATCCGTAAACCACTATTGGGATAGCTGCAACGTGCCTGAGATTGAGACTTTACATAGAAAAGCGGTAGCTAAATATGAGCAATTACAGTCAGCTTGAGTTTTGTCAAGTAGAAGAAGTGCGAGTTGTGACCCCCAAGAAAATCCACATCATTCACTGCCCTGAGCAAAAAGCGTTCAAAGTAATAGGTTCTTCCAGAGACATTACTAAATGTCTCTCAGAGCTTCAGAAAGGGAATCCAATTACTTTGACCTGTTACGTAAGTTTTCACGGCACTAATGATACCAAGTGGACTATCCTCGATGATTGTAAAGAGTTCTCACTTCATGGTGATTGGCTGCAAGATAATGAGTCAGTTCGAGCATACCTCAACTCACAATTAAATATTTTGGTGAACTAAATGGAAATTTTGAAAACTATCACAACAGTGAATGCAGTTGGAGTATTTAACCAACTACGCCGTTATGAATATCCCAGTGGAATCATTGATTGGGTTACATTATCTCCTAGAAAAGAGTACAAACTTGAAAACGGGCACTGGTCTTTATTTAACGAAGAAATTTGGAAGTATGAACCCCTAACCGAAAAACCTCCAACTTGGGAGCAAGAGTATCAAGAAGCACTTTTGTCACAACACCCCTTTGAAAAACGTGTCCGTGAGATTATCTCTACTGTATCTAAAGACATAGAGAATAGAGTCAACCATATCATGTGTGAAATAGCTGATGATGTAGACTTTGAAGACTTAGTTTCGGAGTATTTAGCAAAGACATGATTACCATAACCTACGAGTTTCAGTACCACCCTGAATGGGATTGTGTCGAAGAAGCAGATAATTGGCTTTTTTCCACAGAAGGGAAGGAGCTAGATGCTATTGAGATTGCAACCCTCATTAATTCCAAGAAATTGAAGGTACTAAGTCATCCTGTAGCAACAAA